AACGAAGGCTGTGCCGGACACTGATCACGCAACTGACTGACGGCTCGGTGTTCTCGTAGCCTTACAAACGAAGGCTGTGCCGGACAGGACTCGCGCGGTATCATCGGTCAGTTTCGTTCTCGTAGCCTTACAAACGAAGGCTGTGCCGGACACTGATCACGCAACTGACTGACGGCTCGGTGTTCTCGTAGCCTTACAAACGAAGGCTGTGCCGGACTACATCCCTCGCACTGCATCGGTTACTGATGTTCTCGTAGCCTTACAAACGAAGGCTGTGCCGGACTGGCGCGCGTTCGCCTCCGAGACGCCCTGCGTTCTCGTAGCCTTACAAACGAAGGCTGTGCCGGACGAAGTACTAAGGCTCAACCATGTGGTTTCAGTTCTCGTACAAACGAAGGCTGTGCCGGACCGATGGGTTCCAAGTCCTTGCTTTGATTGCCAAAGATCGATTATTGTCAAGCCGAAATCCGCGCATTCCCGATCAGAACGACCAATATAGAGGCGTCCCCTTGATCGGTCAAGGGGACGCACAATTGATTTACGGTGTGGCGGCCGGTGCTGGCGGTGCGCCTCCAGCCGGTGGGGCACCACCGCCCATATCAGCCCCAGGGACTGCCTCACTGCCGTCAGCCGGTGGGATATCGCCCTCGGGCATGCCCTCTGGCGGCATATCCATCCCCATATCGCCCCCAGGGTGCAGACCGACCGCTCCGAGACCGTCCTGCGAGCCGCCCTCAGCCGGGGAGCTACCAGTCTTCGCCTTGATCTTGTCGGCGTTTTCTTCGCTCCACATGGTCTCATTCTCGATGATCTCGTCATCGTTGAGACCGAGATAACGCTTCAATTTGAAGCGTTCTGACAACTTCTTATTCTCAGCAAGACCTTGATAGACCTGAACGCGCTGGGCATCCAGTTCAATCTGCCGATACCGCGTAAACGACTGTGGTGGATTGAAATGCAGTTCGAACAGCCCGGCCTCGATTTCAATACCATTCTTGACCAAATAACGTTTAAAGTCCTTGTCAAATACAGGTGCAAGCAGAGACTGAAGACGCATGCAGTATTTGGAGAAACGATACTCTTGGATCATTGCGGCGCCGAGTTTACCATCGTTGAAGGCAACGTTACTCGCGGCTTCATCCTCACCGATGTTGAGATAAGAGGTCGGAACACGCAGTCCACGCGCCAGCTTCTTGGAAAAGAAGGTTAGGTCAAGAATGCTGTCGTTTCCTTGGCCGCCTGGAAGCGTTTCCACTTTCGAGCCGCGTCCATCGGCTGAACTGGCAAAGAAATAATCGTCGTTGATGCTGTTTTGAATGAAGATGTTTTCCGCAATAGCGAAGTTATGGTGCGCACTGAACACCTCGTCCTTATCCACCGTAATCGTGCCTACCGTCTGATTAGACGCGGGCTCGATCGCTTCAAGGCGGGGTTTTCCGTATGTTGGATCAAGTGCAATCAGTTTATGATCCGGGGTTAGGTCCTTCGCCTGAACCAGTTCACCACCACAGACCGGCAGTTTGTGCTCAGGTGTGCAGATCAACGAACCGCCATGGTCGAATTTTAGCCGGATCACCTCAGTATTCTGTTTAGTGATACCTGCCCATGAGATCGGCGCGTGTATTTTCTGACCGGTCTTCGGATCGACACTATACACAAAGTTCTTTGTACCAGCCTCGAACTCCTCGATGATTTGGGTGAGTGTTAGAACCCGTCCATCAGCCATAGGTAGTAGAGTTTCCAACGATACGCACAGAGGGTTGTAGGCAGCATCTAATATTGATCCGCCAGTTCCACTATTCTTAGTGAAAATACCACCCTGGATTGCAAATGTATGGTAGGAGTGATAAATCTCATCACCATCAACTGTTATGGTGCCGGTATCCTGTTTTTCATCCAATCTTTCGATCGAGACGAGTTTGTGATTAAGATATTGATATTTGGCCTGGAAATCATTAAAGTCTGTGAAACCATTTTGCTTCAGCAGTTCTATTATCGTTGTTGGACCGATTCGTTTCTTGCAATGGCGCTTGTTGATTTCAAAGAACCTATTCCGGAAACCTGCGTCTTTTTGAACACTCTGATACATCCGATGATACGGAACACCCGTCGTCCTGCTTTGCGACAGTTCTTGATAATGGCTTTTGAAAATACTAAACATCTCCTGATCGAATTGGTATCTTGATGTGAAACTCCTGTTTTTTAGTGCGGTCTGTTCCGAAATTTCTCCCGCAAAATAATCAGCCACCATTTTGTGTGTGTATTTCCAGCCTTTTGTCGCCGGATCAAAGATTTGTGTATACGAGTTTTTCTTCTGGCTATACCGCTTTTCGCGAAAATAGAGTGGAATAAAACTCTCTCCAATCGTCAGGTCCTCAGCTTTGACGAACCCTTTGCCCAGAATAGGAAAAGAGTGGTCTGGCGTACACACGATGGTTTCACCATTGTCGAGGGTCAATTTGACCACATCGGTTTGCTTTTTGGTTTCACCGGCCCAAGTAATCTTACCCGGAACCACAGCACCTGTGGCGGGATCGCATGAGTAAACCCAGTTCTGTTTCCCTGCATTATGTTCTGCGATCACGTCACTGAGAGGAAGCAATCTACCGTCTAATAAATGTATTTTTGTCCCAAGAAACAAACAGCGATTTGGAATCCGACGTTGGTGAATATCGTTCTTTATGGATTCGATATGACGTTTGGCGCGTTCTGGTGGCATTGAACCGACATCGATGTAGAAAATCCGTCGTTCTGGCGCCCTCTGTACTCTGTAGATAAGTATAGAATCCTCCAAAAGCTCTTTCTGCTTAAATGTTTTAAATATAGGCTCAAGTATAGATTGACCAAACGGCCAATTTACATCGTTCCCTATACTTAGGGTAAGATGGATCACATGTTGAGCTTCGACAATACCGACATCCTGGGCGAACGGTCCCATCATATGTCTTTGGCGCGGATCAGTCGCATTGCCGACGAGCGTAAAAGGTGCGGGCGATGACACGGGCGCTGATGCGGTGCGGGTGGTGCCTACGGGTGAGCCGCCGAACGGGGTGCGATATTGTGACGGATCGGCCTGTTTGGAGGCGAACTTGGCTTGGCGGTTATAGTCGAGGCCACGGACCAGATATTCCTCGGGGATTTTCCCGGCACTTTCATCGACCTTAACCATCTCGACCATGAAGTGATCGAGCCAGAGCCATTCTTGGGTTTCCGGATCGCGCAGGAAGAACGCGTCGCCGTTTTTGATGGTATCGCGGAACATGTACCACAGCCGCGCCCGCATGTTGTTCAGCTTGAGCCACTTATCCATCATCGTCTTGATGATTTTGACTTCCGATTCGTTCGGATCGGTGGTATACGCTACCTCGAACGGTTCGTCGTTTTGTTCTTCTGACTGGGTGCAGAAGTCCGCGATCGTGTCCAGTGCAGCATTTATATCGGAATCGCGATCCATATCGTCGAACTGATAGTATCGTTGGATACGATTAGGATGGCCCGCGTACACCAGTGGCAAAAAGCTCGATACATTGGCACTGGTCGATGCACTGGGACTGTATTGGTCTTTCGGCATGGTCGGCGAGCCGGTCTTGATAATCTGGAGGTGTTTTTTCCAAGAAATTGTCGTATTCCTTCTACATATCTGTATTTACCTAAGTCGAACAGCGCCTTAAGTAAGGATCGAGGTCCAAGGCAGGAGACCGAGGGCGTCTTCGATATGCCGTAAGCGCGCATCGATCTCCTTGAAGGCGTTCAAGGATGCAAAAATCAAAGGTTTCTCATCAAAGCTCAATTGACCGGAAAGCCGAATAGGATCGCTCGGTGATTTGCCATCTATGTCATCAGTGGGCGGTTCTGTGGTGAACGAAACGCATTCCGGAACATGTGGTTGAGCCTGTTGTGCAGTAAGGCCATACAGAACGGTCCCGTCATCAGTGGTGCCGCCGAGGCCATTATATGCAAAGCTGACTGGATTCAGTTGGATGAGATCGGCTAGTCCTCGGTCATAGGGCTGCACATTTTCTTTGGTGCGTTCATCAGATACGTTTGCGTCGTATAGATTGCCGTAGATTACGAGATTGCCGCCGCCGGTGACGTAGTAAAGCAGCGTCCCGGTTGGATTGACATAACTGTATTGGCCAGTCGCGCCGTTCCAGATATGGTAATACTGATTGGGTGAGGGCGTATAGCTCATCACGCAGGAGCCACCCGTGAGGTTCAGGTAAAATGCGTTGGCCGAACCGCCAACATAGATCGTGCTTCCCGCAGCGACATAGCCGCCACAAACCATATTTTGCCCGACCGTCAGTTGGGTGCCCACAGTGAAGGCAAGATTGGTCGCCCAGGCGGCGGTGGTGCTTTCACTTTGTAAATTCAGATATCCACTGGCGGCACCATATCCTGCGTAGCCCATGCGGGTCGCGGCGGCATTGAAAAACCCGGCATAGCCGGTGTTCGTTGCGCCAGTGCTGAGACCAATGGAACCATTGGCGCCGCTACTCACTGTGACGCCCGAGAATGTCGCCGACGCGCCATTCGCAACAAAGGATTGCGGGTAAATCGTGCTACCGAGCAGACCAACATCGGTGGCATCAACCGTAATTTTGGCGCCCGTTCCGCTGGTAGACCAACCGAGGTAAATCTTATTCGTGCCTTGTCCGATGCCGCCATCTTGCTGGACGGGGGTGAAGCCCAGTGCTGCCTGCCGCGAGGTATCACTAGGATGCACATGATCGCTCCGGGCGATCGTGTTGCTGATCCCGGCCGAAGCCGTGCCGTTCATCGCAGGGGCTGACGAACTGAGTTGCCCCCGCACAAAAGCTGTAGTGGCGATCTGCGTCGTATTGGTGTTCAGCGCAGGTGTGCTGCTTGTCGCACTGCCGCTGAGAGTGAGGCCATTGTTGATAGAGACCAGACCCGTTGAACGTGTGATTGAGACGGGTGAGAACAGAAAGGTTCCGGCGTCATTATAGGCGTTGATGGCGAAATCCGAACCGGTATTGAGACCGGTTTCGCTATCGCCGTTCGCATACACCGCCCAACGATTAACCCCGGCCGTCTGCAACAAGATGGCGCGTGATTGGACCAATGCAGGGGTTGCTGCATTGAGCGAGAGATTCGCGCCAGAGCCGGTGTTGGCGCCGAGGGTGAGATTGCCGCTAGCCAATATCGCCGTAACCTGGGCTGTGTCATAGGCGGCCATCCCAGGAGCCGTCAGTGTCAGATAGACCTGCGCCGCGCCTGAGAGGGCTAGGGCAAGCGTCCCGCCGAGTGAGGATGCGGATACGACACGGGTCAGCGTTTCGGCCCCGAAGGTATAGACGCCACTGCCGACCTCCCAGACATTGCCGGTATCTTCGATAGTGTAATAGACGGTGGCGCCAGAGGTCAGCGCACCAGCAGCCACGGCCGCGTCAAAGGTTTGGAAACCCGGAACGGCCGCCCCGAGCTTGATCGTGCCGGTGCCGGTTGTTACAGTTGATACCCGCACCCCATCAACGAATTGGATTGCCACTGACGATTCCTCGAAACTATCGAATATTTAGCCCGTGGGTAGTTCACCCGGTCAATCCATGATGTTCGGACTGTCCGGCCTGTCTGGATCGAAACTGGCGTGCACCGAGCGCACTTGCTGGGGGCGGAAGGCCACGGCGATATCGCACATTGGCGCTTCGGCCCCACGATAGCCTGGATCAAACGTGTTCTTGATAATCGCGCCATCCCGTCGTCCACGCTTGGCGGAAACGAGCAAATCATTATACGAGACCTCGCGGTAAGTATCGCCATGCATGTCGAAGATCAGCGGTTTGACCAGTTTGAGAAACACCGGAAATACGACCGCTTTGCTGATGTGGCCGCTGGTCTCTAAATTCTTCATCCGTTGCTCTAGTTCTCTAACCTGCTTATGCAGTTCTTGATAGCGTGCGTTAGCAATACGGCTCTCTTCTGTGTCGTATTTGGCATCGATCGCATCGCGCGCCGCCCGATAGGCTTCCGGACTAATTCGTTTCTTTTTCGGTCCGTCATAAAACCGTGCGTACCAAACCGCCTCTTCCTGGCCGCGCGCGTTCCAGATCGATAGCGCCGATTCCATCTCGGCTTTCAGAGCGACGATATCAGCGGCGTATTTGTCATAGATCGGTTTGGAGCTATCCAGCATAAACCGTTCGCTCCCGCCATAGCTGACCGCGACTTTGGGATCGGAGGTGAAGAAAAACCCCTTGGTGGCGGACTTGGCGCCGGTATTCCGGCCCAGCAGGGCAGGATCGAAGGCTTCGATATCGTGACCCTTGGAGCCATGATACCACACCCGCGACGTGTCAAAGCCCATCTGCTTGGCACGGCTCAATCGTTCGGTCGGATCAAGCACTGCCTCGATTAAACTGAGCCAAAGGCGAAAGTCGTTTTGCATACGAATATTTAGACCTTGAACAGGCGTGGCCTGCCACGAATAGCAAGGTCTATTATTCTATCAGATGTAATCCAAGTTAAGGCGCTGACTCGATTAGTTTGCAGTAGGCAACGATCACCGGAATGCCCTTCTTGAACAGGTCAAAGGAGGTGGTCCCGATCGGTGACCAGCCACCATCGCTGTAACGATTCAGGTCTTCCAAGTACGAGTGAAAGGCGTCCAGGGTTTTTTCCATCTCCGCGATCGAGCCGAACCCACCGCCGAGATATTTCAGATGTTTGAGCATCTCATCCTCGGCCTGGAGTCGCGAGATGTCATCGGACATTTCGGTTTGATTATGCGCATCGAAATAGCGTTCCAAATTGTAACGCGCATCGGACCAGTCGATCCGGTCTTTCTTGTCGTCCCACCACCCCGAGAGAGCCTCTTCGGCGCAACTCAATAGATTGACCGGGTGCAACGTGGCATCCGGATTGGTCTCGCGTTCATAAGCCAATTCTTCCTGGTTCGACGCGGTATCACGAGCGGTGTTGGCTTTGATTGCAGCCCGCACTTCGATTACCCATTCTTGGTTCCATGCACCTCGGAGATCAAATTCCGAGCGCTGGGATGCGGTGGCAATCTGCATGGCTCTGGCCTTCAATGCCGTTACCGCCTGCTTGGCAGTGACCAGCAAGTTGGCTTGGCGCTCCTGCTCCTGACGTAATAGGTCACCGTGGCTCATCGGCGCCGGTTTTCCTGGTCTCTTGGCCTCGGTGACGGAAATCAAATGACGCATCGGGTGCATAGACGAAATCCTTGCGATAATCAAGTATTTAACCGATGGTGTCTTGTCCACGCATCATCGGCTGCTAGATGGATCGAGCTACCATAACAGGAGGTTATTATGCCGATCAATCTCGAACCACAATATTGCTTTTGAGACCATGAGCAAGCGCCGGAGAGGGTTTTAAATGGCATCGATCCAAACGTCAGACCATGTATTTTTCGTAGCCTGCCTAGCAGACTGTGTTGGTCCGGACACACCCTCACTTCCTCGTTATTATCGTAGCCCGACAGGACTGAAAATATCGGCTAGTGGTGTGTTTGTTTTCGTTTTCTCAGCCACTCGGATCGAGACTGACTGAGCGGCTGGGTCGTAGGGGTGACGAGCTTGTTCTGCAAGGCGTAGAACATCGCTGCGGCACGGGCCGCATCCCGGCGTGACACATCTGCTGGGTCTGGGGGTTCGATGCCGCCGCAACAGGGGCATTCCCCGCGCAAATGGTTTAGCCCGCCGATCACCATGCGCATGGCACATTCGATGTGGAGAAAGTTGCGTGTTCCGCCGGGATGTGTCTGAACGCAGGTGTAGGGATCATTTGGACCCACGGGTTCCGCGCAGTGCAAACAGTGCAACATTGATCGTCGTCTCAATCCTGGCGCGTTTCGGGATCACGATCGCGGATTTTGATCACGCCCTCGATAAAGAACTTCGCCAAGTCATGGACCTGGGCGTCAGTCGGTTCGAGCGCGGCGGTAACCTGAATGAGGTGATTAAACAAGGCATTGGCGATATCATCTTCGACTCCACCACTCAAACGGGCGCGCGTGACCATCTGCTCGAACAACGTCCACACCCATGGATAACCCGGCGAGGCCTGAGCGGCCTCGAAATCGGTTAGCCAGCCTTGGGCATAAACTTGCAATGACCCTTGTGTCATAGTCATCTCCCTCGAAATTGACTTCGGGGTAGCATTTTGCCGATCGAGAGCCGAGTGGTCAACCTGTTAGTTCCTTGTATTTCGTCATCGATTGGTTTAACATCGGTCACTTCATGGTATCAAAACAACTTTGCGAGCAGGACAAAAACATGAGACGCCTTGTCGGGGGCATGATGCTTGTCGGGGTCTTGACCGCCTGTGTCCCGCTTCTGCCAGTGCGTCAATTGCCGCAGAGCGACACCGTGTGTGTCCCGAGGTACACGCTCCACCCAGGTTATCTTCCCGCCTATCCCCCGCTTGGGACCGATGCGGAATGATCTAGGTGTTCGTGGCCCTGTTCTGACCGAGTCCTGTCCAAAAACGCCGATGGCAACACTGAAATCGGGGTTGTTGATTCAACTTCGGTATGCTAGAGGAAAGCGGCGCGAAAGGAGGGCACATGCCAGAAAAGAGAATCGTCGATGAATACAGCGCAATTCGCGAAGGCTTGGAAAGGGTCGAAGAAGAAAAAAAACGCAAATTCAACCCGCCCGTTGTTTATGAAATGTCGCAGAATGCGGGCGACTTCGCCTGGGAGATAGTGCAAAGCGGGCGATTGCAGCAATCCTATTTCTGGCACACAGGCGACGAGTTGGCAACAAAAGCCAGCTTCGTTCTCACTGACACCACCGTGCAACCCTTTATGATATGGCTCGACCAGCAGCCGATCCGAGACATCAATACGCTGGCGCGGCGTCCGTTTAGCTGTGACGCCGGATACAGCGAACGGATCAGCAATCTCAAACGGATATTTTGTCGCCTACGGATCATGAAAGTGATTTAGACACGGCGGCGCATTCGGACCTTGATTAGTAAATACGCTATGCGTTGTTATGAACTATTCGAAGCCATCCCGATCAATCAGCGGCGTGCTGCGAAGCAAGGCTTCACCGTCGATGCGTATCATGGCACGTCGGCTGATTTCGACCGGTTTGAGAACAAAGGGTTCGCGCAACTTGGCTACCATTTTGGCGCCACGCCCGATCAGGCGCATAGCCGGGCGATCGCCAATGGGCAGGACGAACCGGCCGGGCAACGCATCCTGCCGGTCAAGCTTCGGTTGAAGAACCCGCTGCGTATCCATGACATGGAAGATTGGTCGGCGGCCAGTGTTCTGTGGGGCTTGCAATATAGCGGCGACATGTCGCCCCCACTGGCAGCCCTGGTACGCCAGTTGCGCACCGCGTTTCATGACATGGATTTCGCGGCCCGTGCCGCCGCGATCGAGGCTGTGGGCGATCTCTATCGACAACACAATTGGTCGCAGTCGCGCTGGGGCGAAAATCAGCCACCGCCCGAGGCCGAGGAAATGGAACGTGCGGTCCGCGCGAAACACGCCATCGCCAATGAAGACACCCAGGTCAAAATGCTGGTCGATGGTCTCAAGCGGCTGGGTTATGATGGGTTCGTCTATAACAATCGGTTCGAAGGCGATGGCGATAGCTATCTGGTGTTTGACAGCAACCAGATACGCGGGCGGTTTGCCAACTTCGCGCCGAGGAAAACCGCCAGCAATCGGCTGATGGACGGCCGGGCCATCCCGTGATCGGTATCTGGAACAATCAGGCTGGCTTGCTGTTATACAGCAGGAGGTCTTTTCGGCCACTGCTCCGAGTCGAGCCAAAGTAATAGCTGACCACGGTGGTAAAACTGACGGCGACCGCGCCCAGCATGACGTTCAGCACCGTCTCGTTGGGTCCGACAGGAATCGGATGCCACGCGAAAAACGTCAGCAGCAGGAAAAACAGCAGGGTGATCATCAGGGAGAACAATTCCGGGAACCACGCATGCTGGTGGCTGGCTTCGTCATCCGCGAATAATGGTGTGCCGAGCCGCCGCGCCGAGATTTTCAACGTCTTCATTTCCGCCTGGAACCGGGTTTCCCCCGCCTTTAATGCCCGAAGCTGATCGATCGTCACAGGGTTCAGGGCCATGGCGATTTGGGCTGTGGAAGTGTTCGGATCGAGGGCCAAAGCGACGCTGACGAAGGTCAACGCCAAGGTTCCCAGAGGGCCGCCAAGGGCGCGCGCAAGCGTGGGGGCCACAGTCGCGATAATCGCCTTTGCGGCCTCCCAGCCCGTCTCAGCGGCGTCTATGGGCTCGCTTACCGACGTGCTGGTGGGGTCGCTCACAGTGGGGCGTCCGTTTCAGGCGCGGCCCGCTTTGGGCGGCCGGTACGAGGTCTCGTCCACATCGAGCGGACGCACCTGTTTGAGATAGTCAGTAGGCGTCATCCAGACCATCCGGCCACCCTGCGCACGGTAATTCAGATTACCGTGCCACTCGGTGTCAGGATCGGCCAGGGGGTAGCTTCGAGCTTCGATCAGGTCGCGATAGCGCATGATCCTATCTATTGTTTCCGTCACTCCGGATATAGCTCATATCACCGTTGCCGACTTTGTCGTAGCCGCCCGAAGACGACTGATTTCCTGAAAAGCTACCCCCGTGGCTCTTTTCGTAGCCGCAATAGCGACTGTATAGCTTAGCCGATGGGATTTGGAACGACAATCTGTTGTTTTCGTACGGCCTACGCTTGGAGGTGCCGTCACGAGCGGGCCTCGGTCACGGGAGAAAGACGACTTCTGTGGAATCATCGACGGTTGCGCCATTCAGCGGAGCTTTGAGCATGACCCCGACATCAGTCGCCGCAGTTACGCCTTCGCGGCGGCAGGTGCGAACCGAATCGCCCAGGTCGATAAGTGCTGCCACCTCCCCTGGGGCGATCTTCTTGTCCGCTGTGAGGATGGGAACGTCGTATCCGCCGCATCGGGCCTTGATGATCGTGTAAGTCGTGGCGTTTTTAAAGCATACTGTGGTGCGGCCGGTATGCCCGCTGCAATCGACCATCCGCATGAATGCCAGATAGGGATTGGCTGGGGGAGTCTGCTCAAAGGCGGTGGGGGAGTAGAGGGTGATAACCGCCGCGCTGACCGCGAAAAGCATTTTCTGCATTTGAGTTCCCGATGATTAGGCAAGGATCGTCTCGATGACGATCCTTGCCAGTTAAGCCTACCAGCACACGTGGCTTGGATGTCAGTGATTGTTGATGCGTTCAATTTGAGCTTCGACAACCAACACCGCAGTTCGTGGCGAAGCATCCCACTCAACAAAGTAGCCATAACCCCGCTCGGGAAGATGTAGCGAGCCGAGAACGGTCGCCAATGAGCCGATCGGATGGCTATCGCCATCCTCCTTTGCGATCTTTCGAACGCGTGTTCCATTGCGCATCGCACCGGGCGCTTCCGCCCGCGTGTGAACGCCCCGCCAGCCCGGATAGAAGCGCATGGTGGATGGTGGTTTGTCAATCATGACGGCCAGATGTTTTCGCTTCGAGGATTTGGCTGATGCGAAGCACGGCACCGGCAATTGAATCGCCCAGCATGCGTTCGGCTTTTTGCACTTGCGTGACCGCCAGTGCTACGGCCGTCTCATGCATGGCTTCGGCTTCGTCCCAGGTTTGGCACCGAGTCTGATAAGAATCCTCGCCATCGTCGAAAATCATCGTTTCAAACAGCAGCGGGTGATCACCGCAGAACCCATGATCGATGCCGAGAAACACCGTGGAAATGTGCAATGGCCCGACATCAGTGAGCCGCACATGTCGTTCGGCGGTCGCGAACCACATTCCCCATTCGACCGGATTGCACGGAACCGGCAGCCGTCCGATCAATCGATAACACAACATGCTGTCCTCCCAGCATACCTAGTTGGCACTCTCCAACGCCTTCAAACGCCGAATCTCATGCGGATGGCCTTTTTCGACCAAAGCATCAAAATCCACCCCCAGGTCGATCGCGAGTTGGCGATAATACGCGATCGCGGCCTGCGGTGTCGGGCCGCCATCGAGTTCATGATCCTGTCGCAGATCGCTCGGATCATCGAGCAAGTCTTCAACTACCTGTTTTAACGCGCCTTGCGCGAATTGAAGCACGCGCTCGGCGGGTGTTTTTTCCGGTCGTGTCTGATGCGTTGCTATTGTCGCTTGCACTTTCAGACCAACCGTCCACAGCGCCGCATTCAGGTCTGACCGATAGCGTGACGCAGGCAACACGCGCATCCCCAGCATCAGCAGCTTCGTCCCCAGCCAATAGCGTGGCCGCCAAAAGCCGTGCAAGGTGGTTTCTGGTTTGCCCATCATACTTTTACGCCTTGTTGATGCATTGTCAGGATTCGCGATCCAGTGGGTGAAATTTAGCGTACGCAGTTTCCTGCAACAACGCAACACCTATGACCGGAGGCGCGAATAAAGTGAGTGTGGTTGCGACCTAAATATCGCAATGGACAACAATCTCAGAAAATGGATGCGTTTGTTAGAAACGCAAGATGATCCCGATGCGGAAGATCGGTTTGCATTGCCCGATGACGACCAGACCCGATCGCCGTACAAATCGAGTTACAAGCCAAAAGGCGGGTTTACGCCGGACAAAATCCGGAAACATTTGAAAACCATTCCGACGTTATCCAGTTCGGCTTCATTCAAAAAACTATACGATGACAAAGGGCGCAGTGCGTTCGCCAGGGAAATTCGCAAGTTCGCGTCGCCTGCTGAATTCGCCGATCATCTCTATTGGCATGGCACCGGCGGCCACGTCAGCGGCGGCTTGAAGCCGGGCAGCATTTTGCCCAAAAATAATACCGCGTTTGGCGGCGGATATGGCGAGGCTTACAGCGTCATCTCGCTGTCAAAATCGAAAAACATTGCCAGCAACTTCACCGCCCAATCATATCATGGGCAGGTCTATCCGGTGATCCTTCGCAAAGGCGCCAAGGTCATTTTCCTGCCACAAGTGTCCGATTCGCAGGAGTTGGAAGATATCCTGCCGCAACTTTGGGCGCGTGGCATCGATGCCGTGAAGATCGGCGATTGGCGTAGCACACATAGCGAACAGGAAATCTGCATCGTCAATCCAAAAGCGATTATCCGGGGCAGTGGTGAGACCTTCGCGGTGTTTCAAAAACAGAAGTTTGCGCAGCCATCGGAGGCGGAAATCGCAGCGGTGTACGATCAGGCGATGAACCCGCCGACGACAGACGGCTGACCGCCCACGCGACATAAATCGATTTAACGTGTGCCATCACGAACGCGGCAATTGCGCTTGCGTTCGTCCAACAAATGTGCATGCTCTAAATAATCGATGCAAAATAATCTTCGCGACTGGGTCAGGCTGGTGGAGAACAGTTTGCCAGCTTCGATCTGGCCGAAAGCCGCCCGTCGTCTGATTCAACAGATTGACTGGACAGGCGGTAGCGGTGAAGACGTCATGGCCTATCTCGGCTATGCGGACGGCGAGCCACCGCCAAACCCGAATTCCTCAGCCTTCAAGCGAAAACTTAAAGCCTGGGCGACCGAGCGCGTGATCAGCGCCTTTGAGGAAATTGAATGGCGATTCAAGGCGGACGTGATTCGCGTCTATCGGATGATCGCCGCGCCCCCGGATTGGACACCTGACCCGACGCGACATCCAGGCGAGTATTGGTCTTGGGATGAAAAAGCTGCCGAGGCCCATTGGGGGGATTTTGGCTCCGGCCATGTAAAATGGCTGATGATCACGGATGTGCGTAAATCGCAAATCGATTGGGAACAAACCCTGGCAGCCAATGGGGCGCCGGGTTATGAGAGCGAGTGTGAGATCACCGTGCGTGCGGACGCGCCGATCAAATTGCTCGGCTATAAACAAGTCAAATGACGATCCTAGACATCCCTGAAATTTTCGGCTAATTCTCGACAAAACCGCTTGGGGCTGATCGCATGGATCATGCAACGCCGGATTGGGTATGGTTGCAAATCTGCCGTTCGATGCTGCTTGCCTGTGGTGTGGCGGTGTGGATCGGATTGGCCTGGGACAGGCGCCGGATACTTCGCGGGCTTTGAGTCGTTTGTCAGAGAGCCCCCCATTGAGAATAATCTGCATGCATCTCGGTCCAACCCAATCGCAGTTTAAGCGAGAACTGGATCGCGGGGATTGTCCCGATTGCGGCGGCCAATGTGCCCCGGCGTGCGGGCTGCACCCAACGGGCTGTACATGGGGCGGATGGGATGGCTATTGGCTAATTGCCGATGGCTGCGATCTCGATCATGGCGAAGCTCGGCCCTAAAACCCACAGTCGGAGAATTATCATTGATCACTAAGATTATCGAAGCCACCAATCACGATGCCGGTGGCATGAACTGGGGCAAATTCCTGGTCGGCCGTTTCGACCAGGAATGGGCTTACCAGTCGCAGATCGACGCAGGCCGGGCGCTGCTGCCGCGCGTGGGATGGTCACCTGACACCCTCATGGTGTTCGATTTGCAAACCGGCGAAGGTGGGTTGTTTCGTCCTGGCGGCCTCGCCCGTGCCGATTTGCATAAGCATCGTATCTGGGTCTGCCCGATGTTCGAGCCGTTTTTGACATGGCTTTACCAGCAGAACTTGTCAGATTTGCAGGCCCTGCCCGGCGTGGTGCAGATCGCCAATCCGGAAAGCGCGCTGTATGGGTATCGGCGGCGAGGCCCTGATGCGGCGTTGGGCGCCAATTCACCCAGACAACCCGTCGAGAACCATGATGGGTGAGATTGATTCGTCAAATGTGATCGTGTTTCCGCTCCGGTCCGTCATCACGCGAGCGAAGTTCTTGGCGGCAACCGGTGTGGAACCGATCAACGATGATTTGGAGCGCTGTAATTGCGCCCAGGCTGGTGAGCTTGGACATTGGTTTTGCGGTTGGGACGATGCTCGAAACCTGCCAGTGTTCCTGACCGCGCGCGGTGCCCACAATGAAGCACAGAACCGCCCGTAACGTGAACCACAGCCGCCTGGACAGTTCCTGCGACGAATTGTATGTTCCTGCACGCCATCAAACAGGAGCGAGAGAATTTTGAGTAACAGATCGCGGTCAGAACTGATTTTGACGCCTTTTACGCGGGACATGAAACTCATCGAAGTCGGTCCCAGCTACAACCCAGTTGCGCCAAAAGCCGAGGGCTGGGATACCTACATCATTGATCATGCGTCACAGGACGAACTGCAAGCCAAATACCAGACCCAGGATGCGGCTCGCATCGAACCGGTCGATGCGATCTGGACCGGCGGCCTGATCGACACGGCAATCCCGGCCGACCTGCATGGCACGTTTGATGGACTGATCGCCAGCCATACATTGGAGCATATGCCTGATCTTGTCGGCTTTCTGCAATCGGTCGCCACAGTGCTGAAACCCTCTGCCTGTATCTCACTGGCGTTGCCTGATCTGCGCGTGTGTTTCGATTTTTTCCAACCACATTCCACCACCGGTGATCTTCTCGATGCGCATGTCCAAGGCCGCGCCCGTCATCGCAAAGGCCGGGTGTTTGACGAACACGCCTATCTCGCCAAGCGTGGCGATTCAATCGTCTGGATGCACGGGGATGATGCGTCCCGCGAATTGTATCTGGCCTATGATCTGCACTTTGCCTTTCATCTGTTCAACACAGCGAGCGAGGACGCTGCCGCGATCTATACTGATTGTCACGCCTGGACTTTCACGCCCAGCAGCTTTGCACTGGCGATGCTCGAATTACGCGCATTGAACCAGATACCCTATGACGTGACCGCGATCCAGGAAGCCGATGGGGCTGAATTCTACGCCACCCTGGCACTTGATGCGGAACCGTTAACGGCGGCTCAAATCGAGACACGCCGGTTTGAATTGCTGAGACAGATTGTCTTTGAACGCGAGGAACAGATCACCCAACTGCGGACTGAAACAATGCCCCGAACCACCCTCGCCTCAATCGAGCGCAACATCGAGCCAGTCCGCACCAAACTCACCATCGCAGCGATCATCCCGCTATACAATGGGGCACGCTATATCGAAACCGCGCTGTTATCGATCCTCGCCCAAACCCATGCGCCGGATGAGATTTACGTGGTCAATGACGGCTCGACCGATGACGGGCCTGCCCTCGTCGCCCAGATGGCCGTCCAGCACCCGCAGATCACCTTGCTCAATATGGCCGCGCCCGGCCAGAACCAGGGCCAGTCGGCGGCGCGCAACTTTGGCATCGCGGCCTCATCCACCGATCTGATCGCGCTGCTCGATCAAGATGACCGATGGTATCCCAATCATCTCGCCACCTTGCTCGCGAAATTCACCGAATCAGACGAGATCGATCAGATCGGTTGGGTCTACAGCAATCTGGACGAGGTTGATGTTGAGTTGAATATGGTGTGGCGGGATTTTCTGTCGTCGCTGACCGCCCCGCATCCCAAGACCAACCTGCTCGCCTGTTTGGGTGGCGATATGTTCGTCCTGCCATCATCGTCCCTGATCTCACGGGCGGCATTCGACGAGGTTGGCGGCTTTGACGAACGGCTGTCGGGCTACGAAGATGATGATCTGTTCTTGCGCTTGTTTCAGGCTGGTTATCGAAATTACTACATCAAAGAATCGCTGACCCAGTGGCGCATTCATACCACCAGCACGTCCTATTCCTCCCGCATGGCCAATAGTCGTCGCATCTACATGCAAAAACTGTTTGAGAAATTTCCCAATGACCGCGAGCGCCAACGGTTCTATCGACGCGACGTGCTGGTGCCCCGGTTCCTCACCCAAACCCTGTCAGAATATCGCAAAGCGGTTGAAACCAACGATGCTACGTTGATCCAGTCGCGGTGGCAGGACGCCTATTATGTCACGAGCTATATGGACGGTTATAAAGCATTCATGATGCGTAACTTGCTGCGTGGAATCAAATCTCCCGCGATGGCGCGACGATACTACGCCATACGCCGCGTGGCTGGGATGCTGCGGCGTTTAACGCGGCTCTTTAAATGAAATGGCGCTAATCCTATCCAGGTAAACATCTGGCTACGAACGAGGATCGTTATCACATGAAATGGTTTCAATGGCGCAAGAAAATCGCGGCACCCCCGGTGATCGCCCTGGCGGCACCCGAACCGCCGACCCATATCGCGATTGACCGGTTTGTGGTGTTAATTGGGTTTGTGCATCTGCGGGGCACCGTGCAGCATCCTCGCCAATCGATCAGCCGCCTGCACTTGGGTGTGGCAGGCGCTCTGTATGAGGTGCCGTTAAGCGGTGCTGACTTCAACCTGCGGCTCGATCTCGGGGATGGCTTCGAGATGGTCCAGCCGACCCTGACAGTGACCTATATCGATGGCACGCAGGTGACGTTTGAAAACCTCGGGCAGAGCGAGTCACATAGCGGGCGCGGCCATCAACTGTTTCCGGTGTTTCTCCAGAAAGTGGCGGCCCATCCAAGCGGGAATTTCTTGGAGATCGGCTCGCGCGCGCGGTCGGGCGTCACCCGACGAGAACTTATCCCGGCGGGCTGGAACTACACCGGTTTCGACATTATGCCTGGGGAGAATGTCGATATCGTCGGCGATGCCCACAGCCTGTCTACGCAGGTGCCGCACAACCATTTCCAAGCGGTGATGGCGGTCGCCGTGTTCGAGCATATCTTAATGCCGTGGCAGGTGGCCCTGGAGATGAACAAGGTGATGACGATGGGGGGGATTGCCTTCATCTTCACCCATCAGAGTTTCCCATTGCACGATGAGCCATGGGATTATCTGCGGTTTTCCGCAAACGCATGGCCTGGGTTTTTCAATGACAAGACCGGATTTCGCATCCTTGAAGCAGCGGCTGCTGAGCCGGTCTATATGGTTGGGCAGCGCTGGAATCCCGGCGTGAACCACCGGCTCCTGCCCGGTATGACCGTGTCCTCCGTGTTGGTGCAAAAGATTGCTGATAGCGATTTGCTATGGCCGGTCGATGCGAGCGCGATCGTCAAAACGTCCTACCCAGCCTGATCAGCGGCCTGGGGACTGTCACCCTCGCTCTGTGGCTGCTTCATGGTCGCACCGCCGCATTTTTTGATTGAGTCATGACTTTAACGATCGTCGAGGCATACCGTCAATATCCGGTCGATTGCTGAGACCGGGAAACTTTCGGTCCTTAAACCGGGGAAAACCGCTTGACACACTAGATAGCAGTGGAGTTTAATGACCCTATGATCACTTCGCGATTTTTCTGTTGTTGGCGATATCTCAGCGGTGCGTATGCCGGTGGAGAGATCATGGCCAATGCGGAGGGGGTTATCTAGCTCCTAACGCGAATTTGGTTATGTTTTCAACCCACTTGGCAGATCGCCTCGTGGGTTTTTTGTTGTCTGGCGTGTATCAGTGTAGCTCAATTGGTAGAGCAGCGGTCTCCAAAACCGAAGGTTGAAGATTCGAGTTCTTCCACTGGTGCCAGTCAGGATCGTGCCTAGATGCCGGGGTAGCATAGTTGGTAGTGCATCGGTGTGAAGTACCGACCGCCCACGTTCAAATCGTGGCCCCGGCGCCAAATTCTACGACGTGCGTCACGACTGCATAGGTGGGTGAGAGGCCGATACCGTCGCACTGTAAATGCGATCTTTCAAAAGCGCGCTGGTTCGAATCCAGCCCTGTGCACCAGGGTCCGTTGGCAGAGTGGTTATGTGTAGGACTGCAAATCCTACCACGAAGGTTCGATTCCTTCACGGACCTCCAATCATCGCATGGCTAGACCATCAACAGCACCACCCAAATGATTTTACAGACCACGTGAATGCCTTGGTCAGTCCGCACACTGATCTTGCGTTCACATTTCGCCCAATCGGTGAGCCAATGTGCGATGCATTCGGCCGCGCCCAAGATACCCGAGCCGGTGATCCAAGCGACGATCAGACCATGGCTCGAAGCATGCACAGTCATTCCAAACTGCCATGGCAACATGCTGCGATTGTGATACTTATTTTTGAGACGCGAAAGCTTCAACCCACGTTGGAGTGGATGGTCCGCGATCGCGTGACCGATAAGCAGTAGCAGAAATGTCACCATTCAGGTGTTTGTATAGTAGCCTCAGATGAAACTGATCAATGCTTTTTTCGACGAAGTGGCTCACTTTTTGTAGCCTGCACCACAAGGCTGGTAATCGGGTCCTCGATGTTGTCGTAGCCTTTGCAGACTGAACTCCATGCCGCCCACTTGCACGCATTCACGTTTTTGTAGCCTTTTTCGGTTTTCGTAGCTTGCGGCTTTCGGTTGGGATCGTGATGTGCCCTGATGGCCTCAACAGCGTATAAGAATACCGAGGTACGTTCAAGAGGCAGCGGGTTTGGTCAGCGTCTCAGGTGATATAACCATAATATCGTTACGCCTGTGACGCCTGAACTTGCTGGCTTGCCGCTCAATCTGTGCCTTTAACAAATGTTCGATGATCGCCCATAACAGAAGATTTTAACAGGTGAATTATGGTTGACTTTTTCTTCGAAGGAACTGAATATGGCAAGCGTTTGGCTATTCCATGTTCAGCAACTCCACCCCGGCGAGTTCCAGCACGCCTATCACAGCGATCCCGCTGCCTACCTAACCCCTCCTCAGACGGTCCCCTTCGGGGGACCGTGCAGGACGACCCATAATGATCAAGCTGCGCATTCTGATTCTCACCAATCTGGCTCGTCACCTTCAGGTCTATTTAGCATGATGGGATTAGCGCCATTCATCCGCGAGGCTAAAGACCTCGCGGTTTTCTGGCGCGTTCTTGATAAATAAGCCATGCTGATAGAAAGTCTTTTTCGAGAGGATACGCCGGTTCGCGCACCGGCCGGTTTCGATCTAAAACTGTATCACGGGACGGACAAGGTATTCACCGAGTTTCTTCCGTTCAGTCATTTTGGCACCGAAGCGCAGGCTCAGATGCGGAATTCCAAGCAGATCATTCCGGTGTACGTTCGAGGCACCAAATTTAAGCGGTTGCGCGATATCGGTTCTTGGTCAAAAGCCAAAATGGCGCAGATGCGGGCATTGGCTCGCCAGGGCTATGACGGCGTGATCTATTTGAATCGGTATGAAGGCATCCCGTTCGAAACTTTCCAGGCCGCCTATAAACAGGTTCCGCTGGATCGTCTTGATCGCCTGTCGGATAGCCAATTTAAAAAGCTCATCCCCGTAGCCGAGGATTCCTATATTATTTTCGATCCGCGCAACGTCTGCAGAGCCTCTTAGTCGTGGGCGTCCGGCGATAAATATCGCCATGAACAACGCGGTAGCGAATTTGAGGCGATCCACATGACCGACCCAACCATTTACGTCGGCGGCTACATCAGGACCGCGCCGGTCCTGCCAATTCATCCAAGTTGCGCGATTTTGGCAGCCTATCTACCGGGTTATGTCGATGTCTATATCGGCGGCGCACTCCAAGCGCTCGCGACAGTCACGGCAACGGATGGCGCCACGATCGGTCTTTCCCCGGCGTTGCTTTGGCTGGACACGGCCTCGCTTTTCCTCGGGATGTCCATCGCTGGTCAAACGCAGGTCATGACCCCGATGGGCGCGATTACGACGATTTCCTTGAACGGCGTGATCACCACCGCGTACACCCTGTCATATTACGCAACAAACTTGCTGCTGGTGACGTTTTCGCCCGGTTTGGAGGCTGGTCAAATGATCATCGCCGCTGGAACCGTTTATCTCGGCGGGGTGATCGAAGTCATGACATTGAATCCGGTCGGCCCGACCTGGACTACGGGCACTGATGTTCCCAGCACGACGACAATGCCAGTGGGTTCGCTGTATTCCTGCACCATTGTTGATACACCATTATGGGTGTTTGACGGCACTGCGTGGCACGCAGTCTCCATCATCACACCGTGACGATCTTGCCAGCGATCGCTTTGATCCTATTTTGATCGGGTGATCTTCGCAATCCAGATGCTGGCCCTGTTACTCGTCGTCACGGTGATCATCCCGATGTTGATCACTGCCATCATGGATCGATGGCACATGCGGTCGATCGGCCGTTCAGAACCCCCCTCTGAAGACAAGGACTAGTACGAGAATCAACAACACCAAACCGAGACCACCACCTAGATACATTTTGCATATTCCTGTTTGCTGTTATTTAGCGGGGGTCGTAGTCGGGCATCTGGCGTAAATACGGTATGACCAACGAAATACGAGGCTGATGCGATATCATGAACTCATAAGGGAAGCGGCTGGTCGGAGCCACATTCGCGCCTATCATGGAACCACGCATGATTTTGCGCGGTTTCAGATGAAAGCGGTCGGCAAAGGCGAAGGCTTCCAATCGTTCGGCTACGGTCTGTATTTCGCTGAGAATTACGAGGTCGCCCGGTTCTATGCCGACAAGATCGGCGCCGCCAAGCCGCCGGACGATCAACATGCCGAGGTGATCTATGAAGTCAACATCGCCGCCAATCTCGATAGTTTTTTGGATTTGGATGCGAAGCTGACGGATCAATCGCGATATGTGCAGGACGCATTGAGCGAAATCCTCTACATCGACAATGAACCGATGCTGAATGGCAAACGGTTCTACGACTGTTTTCCCGAGGTGGCTCCGATCATACGCATCAAAGCCCGACGTGAATGGATGGCAGCACATGGTGATCTCGGGTCGTTTCAGTCGGCGTTGCGACAGGTCGTGGCTACGGCCTCAGAGCAAGTCAAGGTATCGGTTGAGACGATTATTGCCGATGTGCGCGCTGCAAACCGGACGACAGCGCAGGTTATCAAGCCGGGATTGGGATCGCATCTCAGAGACGAGTTGCAGAGTATGACTGGTTCGCCCAAGGCGGTGTCGCAATGGCTGCGGAAACGCGGGATCAATGGGAACACATATTTTGACGAAGGGTCGCGCGGCATTGATCTCGCGCCGGGTCAGCCACCAACGCGTAACTTTGTGGTGTTTGATGCGCGGCAGGTTCGTGTAGTTGGCAAAACCTATCCCCGAGCAGCTAAATAGACGCCATGCGTTATCATGAAATCATCGGCGAGGCAGAAAGCTCGAAACAGGATAAGGCTGCGCTTGAGGCCGAGGTCGAGACCCTCCGCGATGCGTTGGAAGCGCGATATCGTCGCTAAATATGGCATGGTGAATGATTTGAGACGGTGGATGGAGTTGATGGAGGGGGATGATCTCTATGCGTCGTCCACATGGGATATTGTTCTCCCGTCGATTTTCTACCGCGCCTCGAAAACCGCGATATCATCGAGCTACCTGACCCGGCTATGGCGTCACCCGGACGCAGCGTTGCCGAGTACGATCAATCAGTTATTGAATGACGGCACTGTTGATCGGGTATCCGGCCTGAGTTCAAACACGCCATTCAAGATCAGTCGCACTTACTCGGGGATGAGCAATTGGGGATTTGGTGCGTATTTCGCATCAGACCTTGATTGGGCACGTCGGTATGGGGACTGCGTCACCGCTGTCAGTGTCGAACCGCAGGCCATCCTGGCGATCCGTGCAGATGATTTTGCCCAACGCGTCACCGGTACTCCTGGCGGAGAATTGCACCGCCGACTTACCGTGAAAGCCGGTGACCGAATGGCCGACCAAGCCTCGGCGATGGGCGCGGTGGTGCGGGGCATGAAGCGCACCGCTCGGGCGCTCTATGTCGCCACCGAAGCCGAACGCGGACAAATCTGCGTGTTTGGCGTGCAAGCCATATATCCACGATTTTATTTCGAAATAAAATCGGGCTTGACGGAAAACGGCGACCGGCGAAAGGGGAAATCTCTCCCTGAAACGGGTCACACAGATAAGTTTGTGACGATCTATCGGGCGGTTCTGGCCACCGTGATGGGCTTTCAGCCGATGGATTATGTGACGCTCAATCGCCGATGGGCCATCGAACATGCCGAGCATGTTGCGGCTGTGGAGGGCGAAAACGCAACGGTCTTGCGCGCCTTGGTTCCGGCCAAGGATGTCTATGAAGCATACAACCCCGGCGAATACTTCTATGATGGACCTGCGATTACCGGGCGACCGATCACAGGGGCGGGAATGAAGCCATACGTCGCCGAGGGCTAAAGCTCGCGATCCCGCGAAGAGACCTATTCGTTGCTAAATATGACCTATGCGTTACCGTGAAATTATGGCCGAGACGGAGGATGAAGGTGAACTGACGGCGGTGCCGTACGACCACATCGATCCTCTCAGCAGAAAGCCTATGGTTAGCTTTCGCATTTTCCGCGATGGCGAGGAAGTGCGCACGATCTACGGCCATCACGTCAGCACGGCCGAAGAAGCCATTCAAAAATACCATTCCATGGAGGCCTGGGAACGCCGACAGGCAGAAACCCCCGTCACACCTAAGGCGCCTGCGCGGAGAATACGGTCACCACGGCCCGACATTCGGGTGTGGATCGTGCCCGCCAAGGTGCGCAAAATGATCGAGGATGGGGATGATGAACCGGATGCCTATCTCTATCACGTGACCAGTTGGCCGCGCGCTCGACAGATCATCCAGCAAGGGTTGCTGGTGGACCGAGCCCCGATGTTCTCTAATTATCAATTCAACACGGGATCAAGGGTCTTTCTCACGGAACGCGACGGGGTGCGTTTCTGGGCATGGAAAATTGAACAACATCTACAGCATAACTTCGATCGGCCGCCGCCCGTCGCAGTTCTTCGGGTGCATCGCGCTGATGTTGAACATTTGCTTCGCCCTGACGCGGTTGGGACAAAAGATGCCAGAGCATCATGCTATTACATTGAGACGGATTTTAAATAACCACGCCCAGACATACCAGTGGACAGTAGGCCGCTTGACGCCAAAATCCGGTCATGTTCCGTGATTCAGAAACCGCTCAAAGCTACATGGAAAACCGTTTATGGCCGGATGGCCCGCGATGCCCGACATGCGGCACCGGAGACCGGATCGCCACAATCTGGTTCGAAAATCACACGCCTTTCGTGGTAAATAAGGTTATGGAAAATGGCATTTGACCGTGAGCTTTATCACCATGGGATCGCCAAACTGGTCAGCCTGTTGCAGACGTTTGGTGAAATGGAAGACTTCGACGTTACCGCGTGGCTCCTGCGTTGGCTCCATGAGCCGCTACCCGCTTGGGGGGGAGAATGCCCGATTGATCGTATGGGCAGCGCCGAGGGACAGGATCAGATCGCAACAGTGCTGGCGATGATGCAAAGCGGGTGTTACGCCTAAATCTAGCGTCTCGCCCGGAGTGGATGGGATGGCAGATCGTTGCTAAAGGATGGAAGTCAACAATGAAAGATAGGCGGGATCAGTTTGACCCGTATGGTAGTTTGAGCCGCCGTTAATTTGGTTAGTGGTAGCTCAAACTACCTTTTCGAGAGTCAAAGACAACTCACCCACATGATCCCATGCACGCCTTCAATTTCGAGCAGCTTGGGATATTGATGTCGTTTCCCGGGCACGGGTAGGTCGCTTGACAATATTTCAGACAATCGCTGGTGGCTTGGGCGAGGCGTAATGATTGGTTGATGGGTTGAGCGAGCGGAGAGTTATGCAAAAAACATTGGTAGGTCGAAGCTGGGATTGCGTCCGGGGGGACAGCGGCAGAGGCGATTCCAGCAACCGACAGAAGCGTTACAGATACCAGGATAATCTGTTTCATCGCGTTATCTCCCGTCCATTTTGGTGTGGTTGAACAGCCAAGGTGCCACCGGCCGATGGTTTTCGATTCATGAAAGATGCGCTGTCGAAGTCAATGTTTCATTTTTCACGTTGTTGTGTTGGCGACAAAAACTCGCCCGTCATCGCGATCATGGCTAAATAATTCATGCAAAATGTCCTGAGACGGTGGTTGGCAGAACTGGCGACATCGCAATGAGCAACGAATTACGCCGCTGGATGACCTTGTGCGAGACCGATGAAGGTGATCCCTTTTTCACTAATTTGGTCGAGAACTGCCGCGCGATTGGCAGATGGTATCAAGGCTGGTTCATGCGCTCGTCCGATCAGGAGACCTTGCAACGCACCATTGCTGCGTTTCGGCTGGCCGCCCCACTACAGCGGTTCGTCGGAACGCAGCGCCTGTGGCGTGTGGTGCCTGCCTCGGCGGTGCAGGGGATGACCCTCGTGCCGACTGACAAGCCGCTCCAATCGTGGTCAGAGACTGAATATGGTGCACGAATGTTTTTCGGGTCCGAGCTATCGAGCCGGGTGACCGAACCTTATGTGCTGACCGAGGCGGAAATCGACGGGTCTTGGATCGTGTTCTCGAACGCCCATTTGGCCCTGTTGATGGATCGGCTGGCCTCGATGAGCGACGATGATGATCGTGCGGCCCGTGCTTGGAATCTCCTGGAGGGAATGGTCCGCCCGCATGAGTACCAGCATGAGGTCGTAGTGTTATTGCCTGATCTCAGGCCGCTCAAGCTCAGCGCGACGCCCGATGGCATGCTGGGCAAACATCTCGCGCCATAGGCGTTCGCCGCCAGCAAAGCGGTATCACCCAAGGATTTGATAAGTGAAGGTGATGATGCCCGTGCCGTCGCCGCCGCTCAACGGTGAATTCGGACTCCAAAAATTGATCGGGGAATTGCCGACGATCGCAAAAGGAAAAGATTGAGAATTGATCGCTGAATACGGTAGAGATTGTTGCATTTGGGTTATGGTGCCAGCGAACACAGCATTATCGCCGGTATCCACCGAAATCGACTCTCCGTACCATAAACCAGCGCCGCCGCCGTCGCCCGAATAGGCCAGGGTGCCGAATTGTAGCAGATAGGTCACGTTATGAACAACATAAACCCGGTTGACCCCAGGAGACGGCAAAATCTCGATCGGCGTGTTTGATGCGTTCAGTTGAGCCGAGGTCAAATATGTGGTGGAGACTAAAATTGGCGATTCGAGAAGAGTTCCGGGCGTGACGCCATTCTCAACGTAAACCTGTTGCGTTACGCTATCGATCAGCAGCGAACCCGCCGTAGAAACATGACTTGCCGCATCAGCAATTCGATAGGTGCCAACCAATTCACGAAACGGCATCGGGGAGATATCCTTTATTTCCACTATTTAGAATGAGTGACCCTCCGACTTACAACACCGACGCTGGGATACGGAATTGTGTCTCGGTAACACCCTTGACGCGGATGTGACCCCGTGATTCCGACTAATAGCGGTATGAAGATGCGTCAGATTCTCGATCTTATGGAAGGTGTTTACATCAAGACATCGACACGGCGCTGGATGGCATCGGATTTGGTTGCTAAATATGGTCTATGGAAAACGATTTGCGGCAATGGATGCGGTTGGTCGAGGGCAACCTTACGCGCGACGAATTTGACGCGGCAGTGGTGCATCGATTCAAGCAGAATGCCAGTGGGTCATTGGTCATTCATCACGGCACTGACAGCTACGGTGCGCAAAGCATTCGCGACGAAGGCTTCTTTCGAGCCGGTGCAGACTGGCCGAGTTTCTTTACCACAAATAAGAAAGAAGCAGAAGATTATGCCCGAATCCGTGCAAAACAGGCGCAGGTCCGAAATCCGGATGCCAAACCAATCGTCATCACCCTAACTGTGCCAAAATATGCAGTGACCAAAAATGGTGCAGGCGAAATTGAGACGGTTCCTCTGATCCCACTCTACTTTCAGAATGGACGTGGTTACCTGCGGGACGAGGATATAGTTGCTGCGGTTGCCAAATGGAATCCGGATGATCCTCGCGATAATTATGATGCCTATCAAGCGCAGAGCGGGGATCAAACGTCAGGAGCCTTTGAAGCGCACCGGCAGCATCTTGACATGGAAGTCCCCCGTATCGGTCCTGACAACAAACCGACAAACGAGATGGTCACCTTGGGATCGATGGGCTTTTTTGAGTTGCTGCGCCTTCATGATTGGCTCAAGCGCAAGCGCACCCCCCATTACAAGACAATGCGGGATGCAGTCTATGCTCGTGGCATGAAGCTTCAGAACGACCGGTCAAGGGGTTAACCTCATGCCGTATTGTGGAGATGGGAGATTGGTATCACGCACTCGTGATCCACCGACTCACCCGCATATGGCGGCATGATAAAAAACATGGCGATCTGCACGCCAAATCGGGTAGCTTCCAGCTATGACAAATGAGATCACCGTCAATCTGAACCAGATGTTGCAAGATTTGATCGACGCCTTGCATTTCACAAAAACCACGCCCAGTTCGACCGAGATCGTCGAAACGCTGGAAGGCAGATTGTATGCCGCGCACGACAGGCTGATCACGCGCTTCGCCGCTGCACGACAAGCGACCGATGTGCCGGTGGTGGTTCTGCCAGATGATACCTTGACAGAGTTCGACGCCATACGCTGCGATATTTTGCACCATGCGCAATGCTGGCTTGATGATCGACGTTCTGATGACGACTGGTGATCCCCTCGACTCACCCTTAGTCGGCGGCACGGTAAATAGGTTCATGCGCTACGCGGAAATCTTGACCGAAGGCTCGAAAACGGTCGCTGAAAAATATATCACCGATGTTTATCGGCGACTGAAACGGCTGGGTCACGAGAACATTGTCGCCTATCTTGAGCCAGAGGATGATCGGCAGGTATCGCTCGACAGCATTGACGCTGCCGTGCAAGGCAAAGGCTTTGGTGAACGAGCGATGAAGTTGATCACGTCGCAAGCTGACCGCTACGGTGTCACCCTCACCTTGGTCGCATCTGGCAACGGTGACCCATCTGAAGACCGACTGGTACGCTGGTATACACGACATGGGTTTGTCATGTCTGAAACCGATTATGATCCTGATGACGAGCCGAATCAAAATACCTACACTGAGATGGCACGGGCGCCTGTAGCGGCGTCACCATGACCCCCTTTTTCTGGCGCGTTCTTGATAAATATCCATTATGAGAGTCCATGAGTTAATCGAAGCTGCCCTCGCGCACGATAACGCTGCCCTCAAGCAGCTTTACGATGCGTTCAACCACCGTCTGTTCGACGGCACGCTGCCTGAAATCCCCGTTGAATATGCAAAATTGAAAACCGTGGGTGGTGTCGTTCATACCAAGGTTCGTCGTATTCCGGGCCAGATGATCCGCTCATTGAGCCGATATTCCCCCGACACGCATGAAATCGTCCCAGGATCAATGCGTTTGCAAATCTCATCGATTTATCAGCGCGAAGAGACCGCGATCCACGGTCTCCTTGTGCATGAGATGATCCATGTCTGGGTCATCGCCGTCGAGCACGATTATAATGACGACCACGGTCCCAAATTCCTCGCCAAGCGTCGTCAGTTGGCTGCCATGGTGGATTTCCCGATCCCACTCACCGATAGCGTCACCGGTCTGCAATTGACCACCACAGCCACCCGCAAGGTGGGTGCGATCCTCCTGACAAAGCCGGACAAGGTCAGCATCGCTGTGATGAGTGAAGCGTATATGCGCCAGCATCTCGAAGCGATGAAGGAGCGGTGGACCTACTTTGTCAGAAACAAATACACAAACAAGGTCGAGTTCATCATCACCCATGGCAAGCTCGAAGCCGTCTATCCCATCCAGCGCAAAAAGCAGTTTAGCGATATTGCCTTCTACATCGTCAAGGACCAGAGCCTGCTCGATGAGGCTCTGGCCAATGCCGAGGTGCTGGCCGTCTTGCGCAGCGAGTGAACCGCATACCGCTCGGTCATTCAATCCGACGCGGCTGTGGTGATGGTAAATCGATACCATCATTTTGAGCGTCTTCCCACGCTTCCATTTCCTCGATCGGAATCCCGATTATAGGACCGGACACCACCGGGATGTTCGGGTGGCGCTTGGCCATACTCGCTGATTCGATTTTAGATTGCTTCGCCATGGTTACGTGCCCTTTCAACGACGCAGATGCGCCCAATATCGGGTTGTCTGGGTTGCGTTTTGCACACCGTCCAGCAACGCCCGCTGAGAGGGTCTACAGCGGCTTGGACGCGCCCGGTAGGGGTAGGGTGCCAAATTGCTTTGCTGCCGTCTAGCCCCCCTTAGCGGGGCGTACAGAGGCGATTGCTGCTTGTCGCAGGATTGATCGGCAGGCAAACCGTTTGGTTTGACACTGTGGGGCATTTACGGCATCATAACAAGGATATGGCAGGAGTGCAAACGGGTATGCCTGGGTCGCAAGCAAGGCAACGGTTGACCGATATTGCCGGGATGCTGCTGAGTGACTCGGCGCCCGAGGCCCAGAATGCGTTGGCCATGTTGCGCAAGATCACGGCCGACGCGGGGATCACGGCGGGTGATTTCAAGGAGCGGTTCGCGAAGGTCTTCGCCCAGCCCGACACCACTGACAAGCTCGTGATGACGCGGGAGGAACTGACCGATTTCATTGCGCGCGGCGTGACCCAAGAGCGCAACAACCAGCCGACGGATAAGGGGCATGAGCGTCTGAAACGGCAGCGTGACGCAGCGATCCACAACACCCGTTTGACTGGCGCTGCGTTTGGGGCCGCCCTGTTCGATGCCTGGATCAACCAAAATGATGCCAGTAACTATCTTTGGCTCGGAGCGATTATCATGGTATGGTTGGTGTTCCTGCGGTATCGCAGCTAAACTTGTCGATCACTATCAGTCCGTGGAACTGGTCGGGCTACGATAATCACAGGGTTGGGACCGAGCCTTTGTGCGTACACAGCAAAGGGAACCGTGAGGTTCCCTTTGCCGTGCGTGTTTGGCAGAAATCAGTTTATGTGTGTACGATCACGATGCCGGTGCCAGGGACCGAGACATTATTCAGATTCGCCGAACTGATCGTGGTTGCATTGCCGCTCTGGAAGCTGCTGCTCAATTCCCATCGCGTCACGGTCGCCGGTAAGGTCATGCCGGTGACGTTCACTGCCACATTGGCGTTGCCGCCGGTGTTGATCAACTGAACGGCAAAGCCGCTACTGGTTTTGGTCGCCAGGGTTGTGACATTGGCCGCATTGGTGCTGGCCGCCACGATGGCGCCCGGCATCACCTGTCCGGCTTGACTGAGGAAATAAGCGTTCGGGTGAAATTGATTGCTATTCGAGACGATCGAGCAAGTGCCGTCGCCTTGTGCCATTTCCCAAATGGCCGAACTCCACATCCCGTGCTGGGCACCGGTCGCGGTGACCAGGGCCACGTAGAGCGCGCCCACCATCGTCTGCTGATCACTGTCTTGGCAATTGTAATCGACATTGTACTCATTCAATGAGTACCGGTAGGTCTTGCCATTGAAGCTATTCGCCCCGCTGATCGCCTGCCCGACCCCGATACCTTCGGAGTACGTGGTTCCGGCGCCAGGATTGGTGCCACCGGATGGATAGGCGTGGGCGCTGATAAAGTCGAGGTTGGGATAGGCGTTGGCCAAAGTCGGCGCATATGAACCAGAGTTGATATAGGACGTGCAGGGTCCGCCGAACTGGTAGGTGCTGTCCACTTGGCTCAAGGCGTTAAACACCGCGACGCTGGTTCCGGCGACCTGTGAGGCGGAGCGGCCGGTGGCATCCGGTTCGTTGAACACGTCCCAGTAGCTGATATGAATGCCATTGGACTTGAAGTAGTTGGCCAATTGCACGAACTGATTGGCGCAGGACTGCTGATCATTGCCGTTGTCATAGTTGAAGTAATTTGGCAACCAGCCGCCCGTCCACATCAACGTCGCATTCGGGAAGGCTTTGTTGAGATTGGCAATCACCAGATTGAGGACGCCCCAATTGGGATTGGCGCCATTGCTGGTGAAAATCGCCCCCATCAGATTCTCAGCCTGCATGCGCCAGAGGCCGAATTTCATATTGGCCACCGCAGTGACCCAGTTCGGATCATTGAATGAGCCGCCCCAATTCTGGCTGCTCGTAGACATCGCCACGCCATACAGTTCTTTGGTCACTGTGGCGCCGGTTAGACTGCCGAGATTGACGGTTACGCTGTTCGCGGCGGTTGACAAGGGCGGGGCGGGTATCCGAGGATCGGAGGTCGATTGCCAGGAACTGTTTGACCAGGACCACCAGCCGCCCGCCGCATTCTGCTGGTAAATGACCGAGGTGAAATACAGCAACAATGTTATATTGGCGGTCAAAGTATCGACTTTGCCATTGACTGCGGCTTGGAGTCCAGACGAAGCGGACGACACCAAGGTCCATATGGCTCCGGTCGAATCAGTGATCGACCCGGTAACGCCGGTCAACGAGGTGGTTACCGGTGGCCTAACAGGCGGGATGACGGGTGGGATGACAGGCGGGATGACAGGCGGGATGACGGGTGGGATGACGGGGGTCACGAGTGGGCTGGTTGTGCCGACCCAGCCGTTATTCTGCCACGCCCACCAGCCACCGGCGGCGTTTCGCTGGTAGACTAAATGCTTTGAGTAGACCAATTCCACAACGTTAGCCGTAGATGTGTCAATGACGCCATTTTTCACGACTTGATTGCCATTGGATACCGTGGCCACCAGTGACCAGCTAGTTCCAGAAGCATCGATAATCGCAGTGGCGGTGATGATGGTCGCGTTGGCTGATTCTGCCATGTGTCCCCCTCGGGCTGTGTGCGTGGGGTATTTAGGCGTCGATAACCGCGATCTGACCTCAACAGGAGAGAACAATGCCGACTTCCAAAGAAATCAACACCGCAATCGAAGTGCTACGCAGCGCCCAACTCTATGACACCCTGCTTGACGACATTGATTACTGGAATATGCATCGTCTCAAAGCACTGGCCCAGGCCATCGAATCCCCGGCCGAATTGCGTTCGCTGCTCGCTGGCTATAGCAGCCTCGATGCGACCGCCATCAAGCCCGGCGATACCGTGCGTCACGTGGCCACTGATGGCCGCGTCTATGTCGGGGTGATCAAGGAAATGTGGGACTCGGATCATGCGGTGATCGGGCTGCATCATTACCCGGTCTCCGATCTGGAGGTGATCAGCGAGGTCCAAACCTAAATAGAGACCATGCGATATTATCAGTTCATGGAGGTCGATACGTCGGCCTCAGCGCCCATGGGGCCTCGGATCATCTCCGACCCCGTGCCGGGTGCCACGCCGGGGAAACTGGTCAGTGACATTGCGCAAGCGGCATTGGCTCGACGACCCGACCGCAAACACGTCATGAAACTGGTTCTTCAGCTACTCAAAACCGCGCTCGCCAGCGGGCGAGGATCGCCGACCTTTAAGACTGCGATCGCCAACATCGCGTCCATGCAAATTGCCCTGGGTGACAAAGTACCCGAGCTTCGTAGCATCGATCTGACCATCTTCGGCGGCTAGGCGAATGCGTAATTTCATCACGATCATTGAAGCCTATCAGTACCAGATGTTCCCACCCGAACGGCTGTATCATACCACCTCGCCGTTTGCCGCGTTCGAAATCCTCACCCATGGCGCAGTGCGGCCGAAAGACCCTGACGGCTTCATCTCGTTTTCAGAAAAACCGCATCTGACGGACATCACCGCGCACGGCGCAACCCTTGTGTTTGATCTGCGCAAGCTCTACGCCCAGCTTGAACCGGTCGAATATACCGAGGAATGGGCACACGAACATGCCGCCCAAGCCCGCTACATCGCAGGCGATGGCTGGACGGCCCAGTTCGAATATTCATCCGACGATGGGGACGACGAGTTTGACGATGATGATGGTTACGATGCCGCCTATGCCGCTGCTGAAATCGACGCTTTCCTGGCCAAGGCCGAGGAAGACGAATGGATTTCGCTGCATCCGGGCATGCCGGTTCAGTTTCGTCCGGATGCCGTGGTCGCGATCATTCTCGACGAGATCGAGGCCGACACCCAAAGCGAATTGACGGCGATGGGCTACGGCCACGTTATCATTCAGCAGGCATAACCTGCATTCGCCATGCAGGTCCGTCAGTGTCCAATTGTCGATTATAATATTCACGCCCAAACGCGGTCAGACGATACAATTTGGTTCGAGTAGCACTATCATAACGTTCAACGATGATATCACCGAATTTGGTCGCGGTACATAGCTCAGAGACGCGCCCATCGACAGGATGGCGATATCCCCCGTGCGAACTTTTAGACTTGGCTTCGAGGTCTATGTTCAACGCCTGATTCAGCGCAACACATAACATTTCTTTAGTCACTATAGGATGATTTTGCAGCGTCTCACAAATGACCAGATGTTCTTTGCCGAGTCTCGCAGGTTTGCGCCTAGTCTGACTCTTGACTTTTAGCTTGGTTCCTCGCCCTCCCATGTTGGAGGCTGTCTGCAACATTTTCACCTGTGCGTCAGTGGTTTCGGCGGCGTAGACCTTGCACGGTATCTCAACCCATCGTTCATATTCGATCCGTTGCGACGATCGCGCCCCGATATCGCTGAGTTGCAATGCGCGTTCAGCATCGGCCAATTTAGTTTCACAGGAAAACCAACGCTGAATACCATAAATAAGTTCGTATTTGACTTTACCATGCACGATTCGCACACCGATCGCCTCGACGCACCCGATTGCATCCATCGACGGCACCAGCACTGCATTGCAAAAGTCCTGATCAACCTGATGACGTTGCGAAGCCGATACAGTGATATCCCGCAACGGGATTTGCTCATAGTACGGGCGAAGCCGCAAGGACGCCCCGATTAGGGTAGCGTCGAGAATTTTTGCGACCATTTAGAGATTGCTGCGATACAGGCAGAGGCGCTCAGTGGCATTTAATTTCTTGTCGTAGGTCTCATCACATCGCCGAGCCGCGACAGCCTCCAGAGCCGACTGGTATGAGAGCGGAAGCTGCCGACCGGTTCGGATCACCGCCGCCGCAGCCTGCCACAAATAGGGTTCGGCCCGCCGCAGAAAATGATCATGCTCGCTAGCCTCCTCCAGTAATTTCACAACGATGGCAATGTCTTCATCGGCGATACTGAGGTCAGCACTGTTTAGTGAATCGAACTGGCTACCCCACGGAATCGTGCCGCCTAGAACGACTCCAACTAACGCTGCATTTATTTGCTCTCTTCCTGCGACCGCCTTCCTGCCTCCACAGGCAAATCGACTAATGTTGATATCCGGATCAAGTCTCGCCCGAATGATAGCCCGCGTTCCGGCCGAAATTACCACCCCACGCGGATCAAGACTCTTAACGATTTTCTTTCCCACGCGCATGCCATGGGAATTCAGGTCAACCAATATAACCTTTGCGAACTCCTGTGAAACATTTGCAACTATAGTGTACTTGAACGGCGTATCGCCAATGTCCGGGCGCTGAACGCGGACCATGTAGAGTGCTTCTAACTGGGTTTCACCATCGATCGGAAATAATGCCGATCTAGATAAGATATCGAGACCACCGCCGTCCACCGAAATCGCCGCTTTTTCTACCCACATAGTGATCGCAGGAGTGAACGCCATCTTGCCGTCGAGCAAACCCAGCCAGTAATCGCGGTAGCTTATGGCGTTCCGCTTACGTGCTGCAAGAAATGGTCTCTGAACCGAATCGCGGGCCATTTTGATGTTAAGAGCCACAGGATCGCGTTCCATATCAACAAGCCGGGCGCGCTCCGCCCATAACGGTTCGGTCAGCCCGACTTTCTCCCAGTCATTTAACGTCACATGAGTCTGCCACTCTAAACCACCGCCAGGGAGTGGTTGGGGCGGCATGGGACGCAATTTTAGACTTGAGTTGGCCATTTTTAACTCCGTGTGAATAGGGTAAAGTTGACCCCATTTACATAGGGGCGGTGATCGATCCAGACAAGTGTATTTTAGGCGGCGACAAACTGAAAAATGTTTCCGGCCAAATGAACAGTCCGGTTAAAGATATGAAGTTCGATTAAATTGTTCCATTCATCTGAGTGGATTGGCTGCAACGATTTCACGCTGTTGCTGATCCGCTCCAATAATCCTTTCCAAGTTACCCGACCTGTTTCACCGCCGACTGCGTTGATCAGAAACTCCTCCAAGGTGACGACCTTGATCGTCAGTTCAGGATACTTCGTACGAATCCGCATCATGATACTGGTCTGGGTGTCGGCGACAAACGCCTGTTTGGCCGAGGAGACCATGGTCACGCGATTACACCATCCCGAATTGATGGCCTTCTTGCAGGTCTCCTGGAGCATCGCGAGGGTAATCGGGGCCGACTTTACTTCAATTGTATAGTCATCTCCATCGATATCGCCCACGCCACTCTTGTCATTGGACTGCAAAAGGGTTTTGCGGGACACATTGTTATCACGCTCGTGGGCGGCCGACCATGCAACCGTTTCAACCCGCTCGCTGGGATACTCTTGGAGAAATTGATTGATGATCATCGATGCTAGGTCTGGCTCGACCTTCGATGTAGTCACCGGCACCGTGTGCCTTCGCTTTGACATCACGCGATACCGTGCTGCCAAGGCATCGAACACCTCGATCGCATGGCCCGACTCGATCAAATCAATAAATCTCAAGAACAGCCATCGCACATCTTCACTACGAAACGATCCCCGAAAGTCCCAATCAAACACAGTTGGATTCATCAAACAGCGACGCACCCCAGCACCCGGATCGTTGCTGATCAGCGTATGATCGAAATGCTCACGCGCAATGGGGGTGATGATATTACCCACCGTGCGCAAAGTCGGATGCGAGGAGTCAAAATATGTCATGTCACTGAAAAAACGGGTGTTGCACGCCGGTACAACAACCTTGTAAGCAGCGATACAAAAGACAGCCGTGGTGGTGACGTAGCTGCCGTTATGCCCAGCAAATCCGTCCGCCGTGGCGAGACGCTCCGCGAGATCACGGACACACTTGGAGGGAAGCGTGTCAGCGTAGAGACGATCTCGAACCCATAGGTTAAGCCGTCCAGTAACGCGATCAATCGGCATTGGTGGTCTCCCCCTGCGGGAAATTAAAAACGTCATCCGACTTGCGGAGAGCTTCCAAACGTTTCTCGGCCAAATCCTTGTACTCGGCACTGATCTCGATACCGACGTACTTACGACCGGTGTTTAATGCCGCCACCGCCGTGGTGCCACTCCCCATGAACGGGTCCAGTACCACCCCTCCTGGTGGCACCAGCAACTGAATGAACTCTTCGATTAGCTCGACCGGAAAGACCGCTGGATGTTTGTTGTGCGGGATCGTCTCGACGCTCTGACAAATGTAATCCCGCACGTGATCCACCTTCATGGTGTCACCCGCTAAGCGAATGATGGAGAAGCCCTGGTTCAAGATTTGCGTGTTGCGACCACCCGCCTGTCCGCCATAGGCCAGTGCATGGTAACCGCGAATCTTCATCCGAATGCCGGAAATCTTCTGGCTCTTGACATCTTCGACGGCAAGCCGCAGGGCGTCATACGCGGCTTGTTTTTCGCCCTCCGTCAATGCCGACGCATCGATCAATGCCTGATATTTCTGACCGAATCGCGGACCCACTTTCGGACGCAGCGCCTTCTCGGTCTCCTCGATCTTCTGGAATTCATTTACCTTGAAATAGGTGCGTTGTTTCTTATTGCCCCAAATGAAGAATGGCTCTGTCGCCGACACCAGCTTTGTGTCGTCCTGACGCGGCGTTGGATTGGATTTGATCCAGGTAACCTCGTTGATCAATTGCAGTTCGGATATTTGATCCTGCACCGCGAGCGCAAAGCGAAAGGGTACCAATAGCAAGTTGCCGTCATCAATTTTGTCACCCATGTTCACGCAGATCGAGCCGCTCGGTTTGACGATGCGCTGACAGGCCTTCATGATCGGCAGCAAATTCGCGATGTAATCAGCGACCGTGGCCTCGTGGCCCAACCCGTCCTTGTTGTCTGGCCCGCCATAAATGCGCTGATTGAAATACGGCGGACTGCAAATCACCGAATCAATCGAAGCGTCCGGAAATTCTGCGCAGTTCGAGAGGAAGCGAAGACACTCGCCCGAATAAATCTGATTTAAATTCATATTTCGCCTAATGGAATACAGAAAAATATACGCGATTAAAGCCGGATATTTATCCCGTCGAAATTCGACTGGTCAAGCGCTCAGACCGGTATTCCATCTAGATGGGACCGCTGCTCCTGGTTTGCCACACGCCCTGGTTGTTTCGCCCGCTCTTTGGCGTCAGTGCTTCAAGCGCAAAGAACGGCATTGAACTGAGAGAATGCAACGCATCCTCGAAACCAAGCACCAAACACCTAAATACTATAAACTTGGATCGAGCCATGCCCTCTTTAAACCAACTTCGGATTTTATCGTCTGGTAAAGAGACCTTTGTCACGCAGAACGTGGCTGTCGCGGCTTCGACCGGTCAAGCGGCCAGCACAACGGCGAATCCCGCGCAGGTAACCTCGGTGTTTGGCCGCACAGGCGCTGTGGTCCTAACCCTGGCCGATGTGATCGCCGGTCTCGGGTATGCCCCCGTATCGCCGACCTCGCCGATATTTCTCGGCACCCCCACCGCGCCGATGCCGCCCCTGAATGACAATTCGTCCGCCCTGGCCACCACCGCCTGGGTGAAGGAACAAGCCGGGTTCGGCAATGGTCTGGTTATCACCGCTGTAACCAATGGGCTCTATCTGTCACCCACGGGCGTGCTTAGCTCGCTGATCATCAGCGTGTTTGGCCGAACTGGCGCGATTCTAATGACGGCCAGTGATGTGATTTCGTCGCTGAGCTACGTCCCGGCCTCGATCGATTCGCCGATCTTCACCGGCAGCCCCACGGCACCGACAGCTTTGACTTCGGATGCCTCAAATGCCTTAGCCACGACGGCCTTCGTTAAAAACGCGATTCCGGCCCAAGCCGGGCTGGTCATCGCCAATATCGGTCTCGGTCTCGCTCTGACGGCGGGCAACTTGACGGCCAATGTCGATTCGGTGTTCGGCCGGAGCGGACAGATCGTTCTCACCGCCGCTGATATCACAACAGCGTTAAGCTTCGCTCCGGCCCCGATCGCCTCTCCGGCGCTCACTGGCACCCCGACCACCCCAACCGCTGGATTGGGTGACAATTCCGGCACCGTGGCCTCCACGGCGTTTGTACAAGCCTCCTTGGCCTCGTTTACGCAGTTGGCGAATGTCCAGGTGATCGGCGCCGGTCTGACACTAATCACCGGCACCCTCTCCGCTACGGTCCTGTCAGTGTTTGGACGGTCCGGCAATATCGTCTTAACAGCGTCAGATGTCGCGCTGGCCCTGACATTCACCCCCGCTCCGCTCAATTCCCCGGTGTTCAGCGGAATTCCAGCCGCGCCCACCCCGATCGCCACAGACAATTCGACGAGTCTAGCAACGACCGCGTTTGTGCAAAATCTCGTGCAAACCGCGTCGCCCTTGCTGATCGCGACCATTGGCAGCGGCCTGACACTCACGTCAGGCACCCTCAGTTCCACCGTGACCTCAGTGTTTGGCCGCACCGGCAGCATCCTGCTAACCGCCTCGGATGTCACCACGGCCCTGAGTTTCATTCCGGCCCCATTGATCTCCCCAGCGTTGACCGGGACTCCGACTGCACCCACTCAACTCAGTTCCGATAACAGCACCCGGCTGGCGACCACAGCCTATGTCCGAAGTCTGCTCTCGGCCAATGCGGTTGGCTACGCGCAACTGCCGATCGAGGTGCAACAATTGCCCTTGGGGTTTGTCATCGCAGGCCGACCCCCTGCCAATCAGCCGTATTATTTGGTGATGGCAATGGCCGTGACGCTGCCCGCGAATCTGGCAGGCACGGTGATCTATTGCGGCTCAGTTGCCACGGCCAATGCGGTGTTCACCATCAACAAGATCAGCAGCGGCACAACAACGATGCTCGGCGCGATTACGGTGACCGCAGCCTCGCACACCAGCGCGACACTCAGCACCCAGACGCAAGCCAGTCTGGCGATCGGCGATGTGTTGCAATTGGTGGGGCCGCCTACGCAAGACGTTACACTGAGCGATCTTGGCATTACCATCCTCTGTGCGAAGGTCTGATTCATGGCATACTTGCTCGCTGATACTTTTGATTTCTACGGAAGCTACGCTGATCTCGCCCTGCGTTGGATCATCGGCCCCTATGTGCCCGCGTTTGTCCCAGCGGCGAACACCGCCTTCGGCACCGGGCAGGCATTGCAGGCGAATGACATCAATGGCCTCGCTTTATCGATGCAAGGCAACTTCGTGACCACCGGCACGCTGGGTGGCAATGAGCCAACCATCTATTTGTCTTTTCGTCTGAAAGCTCTTCCCGGCATCGGCATCGGCCAGCAATTCCAAGTCCTGCTGACCAGCAATAGTTCCCCACAGATCGCCATCCAATTTACCGGGGATGGCTCGATCGTGATCCGCAACGGCGGCACGGGAGGGTTCCCCCTCGCACCCGCCCAGCCTGCCGCCTTTGTGATCAACACCTGGGACAGTTGGCAGGTCAAAGTGTTCATCAGTCAAGCAGCAGGCACCGTCGAGGTCCGCAAAAACGGCTCGACGACACCATTGTTTGTATTGACCAATGTAAACACCCAGGCCAGCAGCACAGCCTCGGCCAATGGCCTGCAACTTTACAACAACACCAGCGGCACCAGCACCCCGTTTTGGGCACTCGATGATCTCTACGTGAACAGTGCGAATGACGCGGCCCCAACCTCCTGGCCGGGCGATGTGCGCGGCACCGTCGTGATGCCGAATGGTGCCGTGACTACAGGTTTCACCGCGTTTCCGGCTGCCCTGATCGCGCATCGCTATTGGCGGATCAACATAACCACTGTATCAAATGGGAATAACGTCAATCTTGCTGAACTCCAAATGGCATCCTCTGTTGGCGGCGCTAATCTGTTCGGTTCCGGCACGGCTTTCGCGTCGGCCGCCCAGGGCAGCAGCTATCCCGCCTCGGCTGCCTGTGATGGTAATCTAACGAGTTTCTGGAGCACGCCCGATACCGGATCATCAACATCATTACCACAATGGTGGGCATATGATTTCGGCGCGGGCCACAGTTTGATCGTAACGGAGGTTCGGATTTACCCGCTGAATGTGAGCGGCTCGCCCTACGCACCAACCGCCTTCACGCTGGACTATTCGGACGACAGTTCGATTTGGACAACGGTGCAAGCCTTCACAACGGCCGGTTGGTCGATCAGCACGTGGCAGACCTTTGACGTGACCGGTTACGGCCTGTCAAATTACGCGGCCGTGAATAATCCCACCGAAAATGGCGGGGCGACCTACGTGCAAGCCTCCGTGATCGGGACCGAAGACCTGTATAGCGTCTCGCCGACGAGCGCGCAGAATGTCATCGGCGTGAATGTATTTGCGTATTTGAAACGGTCTGATTCTGGGAGCAAAACTGCTGGCATTCAGGTCAAGCTCAGTGGCGGCACGGATACCACGGAGCTAACCATCAATCCCTCGTTGAGCTACGCGTGGCAGACGGCCTATCTGGCGGTCGATCCAACGGGCGCACCCTGGACCCCAACGACGGTCACGACGATGAATCTCGGCATCAAGGTCATTACGTAAATGATGATGATACGGTTCATCGATCGCTGGAATTAACAGATGCTGGGCCTATCGCTTGGAGACGCCCCACTAGGAAGTGAGCCGGAACAACTAATCAGTCTAGGCGGCATCTTCGCGACCACCGCCCTGGGGGTCGTGCTAGCTGTCAAAAGCCCAACCCTTCTCGGTGTCTCGGCAACCAGTGCGATTGGTGCCCTGCTCACGTCGGATAATCGGCTGCTGACCGGGCAGGACGCGATCAGCGCGATCGGCCTTGCTGCTATTACCGAGACGAGAACCATTCCTGCGGGGGTCCTTGCCACCGCAGTCTCCGGCATGGTTACCTTGCCGGTCAATCCAACGATCAGCGGCCTATTGGCGACCAGTGTCTTTGGCCTGCCAACCTACACCGAGAGCCGCGCGCTCACCGGGGTATTGGCGACCGGCGCGCGTGGGATCGTGGTTCCCACCGTCATCCCATCCATCAGTGGTCTGTATGGAACCGGGGTATTGGGTGCGCCCACGCTGATCAGCAGTTTTCCTGGCCTGTATGCGACCGGCGCGTTCTGGAGTGTCGTGCCTACCCATTTGATCGGCTTGCCGGGTGTCAGTTCCATAAGTGCGATCGGCGCCTTGGTTTCACTGAGTTTCGTGCGGTTGAGCCAACTGGGTGCCGAGGTGTGGAATCAAGGCACGCCTGCGGTTCGCGTCAGTCAACTGGGTGCGGAAGTTTGGAACCAAGGTCTACCGGCCATCCGGCTGTCGCAGATCGGCGTTGAGGTTTGGGAAAATCTGCACGTGCAGAGCGTTTTCGTCATCTTCATGGCTTGATCGCCGATCTGGAACGGATTGTCGCCCGATTGCGCGCTTGACGCGCAGCTAAAGCGAATGCTACGAGCCGAGTGACCCTGACAGCCAAGAGGTTCAGTCATGTCCGGATCGTTTGATCTCACCAGCGCGCTGACCGCGCTCGTCACCTCACAAGTACGCACCACACCGACCGGGATCACCAGCGACGAATTGATGGTTGATCCGAGCAACACGCATGGGCATCAAGGCAATAACGATGATTTTGTCCTGAAAAACAACGGTGACGATTTTCAGTTGTTCCGTAGCCATGATGATCTGACCTTCATCCACGGCGCCAATGACACTGCTAGCTACTGGGGTGGCGGCAATCAGACGATCTATGACTCGGGATCAGGGACCACCTTGCAATTCAGCGAGTTGGATCAGGCCCAGGTGAAAATCTACGACTTCCAGAACGACGCGACCGGTCGCGTGCTGGTCTACAATCCAACGGTCACCACCCTGGCGCCCGATGGTCACGGCGGTACCATGCTCGGCAGCATCGATTTCATCAATGATCCGAATCTGTCGATGAACCAAATTGGTTTTGTGCACACGGTGTCGCCGCCTTCGCAAGGCGGATTGCTTCCAGTCTGACCGAATAGCCTATCTCACCCCTCGATCGAAGTGATCGCTTTCTTGACCGCTTCGAGGACCGAGGTGACGCCTTGCGTGGTCATCTTGCGTTGATCCCGTGAGGCGATGTTTTCCATCACCTCACCGGCACGGGCGAAGATACGTCCAGCAGCACCGCATTTCTTTTGCAAATTGGTGCGACCAAGAGCGGACATCGTCTCGACGAGTATCGGTTTTTTCGGGATCGAGACTTCCACACGGTTCATTGCCTCGCTGAGCGAACTCGCCTTCACCGAAGGCTTTTGCGTTTTGATTTGCACCTTTTCCATGGTCTCGGCCAAACTGACACGCGGCTGCCGGATCACCTGCATGGTGCCACTGGTCGGCGTGAAGAAATACCCGCCGGTGATGACCTCGACGCGATATTTCGGCTCGGCTTCTTGCAGATCGAGCGCCGGTATCCGGGCCAGCCATTTGTCCTGGCGACCCTTCGCACAATTCACCACAACATCGTAGCCTGCACTCTCGACCACAAAACGCACAGCGGATTCATTCGCCGTGGCGCCCTGGATCATGACATCAAATTCGAATTCGGTCGGCTTGCCATTGTTGATGGTCAGATTGGGTTGGGCCATGGTATCCTCCGGGAATGGATTATTTAGCGAAGGCGCCAGAAACCCGCGACCTCTTTAGGGTCGCGGATGAATGGCGCTGCGCACTCAACCTTGGTTCTCAATGTATTTCCTGATCGTCTCCTGTGATGCATTGCCAACCGAACAGGCGAAGTAGCTGGGCGACCAGAACGTGTGCTTCTTCCAGAAATGCCGTGATAACGCGGGTGCGTGATGTGACCATAGATCATGCGTCGTCTCGGATTTGAGCTTGCTCACAATCTGCGTGACCGAAATGTTCGGCTTATACGACACCATCAGATGGATGTGGTTCTTGTCCACTTCTATTGTATCGATCTCGAAGTTGCTCCGCGTAGATATTTCAAGCATCTTGGCTTTGACCTCATCGCCATAGGTGATAAGCAGCTTCTTGCGGTATTTGACGGTGAATATCAGATGAACGAGCAAGAGAAACTTTCTGTGGTCTTCGGATGATAACAAACGCATTCTTATTTACACCAGATTGCCATGTGTTGTATAAATAGAAATATGAAAGCGTTCAAGTATAGACTGAAGCCGACTAGCGAGCAAGAGGGCGCATTGCGTCAAACTGGCGGTGCTTGTCGTTGGCTTTGGAATAAGATGCTCGAACAGAACAAAGCCAAATACGAACAAGAAAAGAAATTTGTCTTCAAGTATGATTTGGTCGGGTCTCTACCAAAACTGAAAGAGCTACATCCGTGGCTGAAGGAAATGCCTAGTCAATCGTTGCAGCAGAGATGTTGGGATTTGGATACCGCTATGAAGCGGTGCTTCAAGTCGGGATTTGGATTCCCGAAGTTCAAATCGAAAGATGATGAAAACGACACGTTCCGTATCTCCCAGACCAATGGGCATATTAAAGTCACACGGCAGGCGATCAAGCTACCAAAATTAGGATGGATCAACTGGCGGCGTCATCGACCCATCGATGGCAGATTGATGTCTGTCACCATCAAGCAGGAGGGCATTCGCTGGTATGCTATTTGTTTGTGCGATACAGGCGAGGTGCTGAACCAGATCAGCGTTTGTGAAGATGACATCGTTGGTATTGATCTTGGATTATCCTGCTTTGCCATGACCAGCGATGGCGAACTATTTGAGAAGCCAGCCCAATGCTACCAACGACTCAAACATGAGCAACGGAAGTTGAGTCGGATTGACGAGTCGAACAAGAAACAAGGCATTACCAAGTCCAACAGAAGGCTCAAACAGAAACAAATATTAGCCAAAACGCATCGTATTATTAGCGATCAGCGATATGATTTTCATCACAAGACGAGTAGAGAGATAGCCAATTTCTATAAGTTTGCTGGCATGGAAGACCTACATATCAAAGGAATGATGAAGAACCACTGCTTAGCAGGTTCAATAGCTAAGGCAGGCTGGCACTCATTCCGAATGATGATACGATACAAACTCAAAGACCAAGGCGGCGATCTGTTACTGGCGGATCGGTTCTATCCAAGTACCAAGCTGTGTTCGAGTTGCGGTCATAAGCAGGCGATGACGCTTGCCGATCGCACGTTCACATGCGAATCCTGTGGGATGGAGATGAACCGAGATGCCAATGCGGCGATCAATTTGAAGCTGTGGGCGATGAGAGAGATGAATAGGGCTGGGACAGTCCGAATCTACGCACGGGGAGATACCGCCATCGGGGACGAAATACGTAAGTCGTCTAGATGTGTATCATTGAAGCGTGAAAAGTTCCGAGACAATCAGGTCTTGGAAGCCGCGACCTCTTTAGGGTCGCGGTAGTTCACATGAATATCGTTCCGATATGTTTCCGCTATCCAGTTTATCCTGGTCATAGTTCGCGAATTCAGATCGAATTTGACTTGGATTGAATACTACGTATTGCGTAATGGGCGTTTTTCCATCCGGACTATCGGTTAACGTGTCCGGCAGGACGATCCCATCATAGCCATTGGCTTGGAGAAATTGACGGGCAGCAGGGTAATCGGTCGTGTCACCATTCATCCGGATTTGCCGTCCGCCGACCACGTAGTCGGGTTTTCTGAATGTGGTGAAACGATCGACCAGATCACGGATTTCATTGTAGCTCTTGATCACCCAGGGATGCTTCAAGCGCAACCGCACCGGCATGACCGACGCGCCCTGTCCCCGTGCGGCAAAATCGGCAAACCCTGAAGCCGCCTCGGGATTATCCGTAAACCAGATGCCCAATGGACCTTCGCGCGATCCACTGCCCAGCTTACTGCCCATTTCAAAGGTGTGAAAATCTTTGTTAGTGCCGTGAAATGCTTTGATATTGAACCCAAGCTGTTCGGGACGGCCGATTAATTCCATGAGCCGCATCAGTATTTGCCTGTGCGCGTGGGAGTCGTGGCCGCCACTCTTGGCTGGTCTTGTGCCGCGCTCATATCCACAGAAACGTTTGGCGTGGTTTCGTCGGTCGCCTGCTTCACATCATTGACCTTAACGTTGATATCGCGCTTCGGCACATCGTGCTGGGTTTGTGTCCCGGTCCCGTTTTTCCATTTGACCGCGAACCGGTAGAACGCGCTGGTCGGATGAGGCCGGTGCGGTCGGCGGGCCGGAGCCGAGGTGCCGCCACCAAACCCATCGGTCCGCAGATTGAGACCGGGTACGCCTGTGCCGATCTGCACGATCCCAGGCGGATGAACCACCGCGCCCCCAGTGGCAATCGGATCGCCAGAGACATCCTGGATCGTGCCGCCATTCAGATTAAGCGCAATGATCCGCAGATCGTCCGTGTTCTGATTATCGCCGATAGTATAGGAAAATACTATCGCATTGCCCGGTGCCGGATCGCCCATGTAGGTTGCGATGCCGCCATCATTCAGGCTCAAGGTTGGCGAACCCGTTACCGTTACCTGTTCGCTCAGGTAAAGGGTCATCAAGGCAGTCGAACCCAGCGTCAGCGAACCCGAGCCATTGGTCACATCAGCGCCGGTAATCGCCACCGAGATGATGATCGCTTGGTTGCAGCCGACGGTATCCTGTGCATTGCCGGTTTCCGACGTGTTGCTGGAGTCAATCCCCATGATAACGGCCATATCAACGGCCGAACAGGTTTCCGCAACGCCAGCGATATAAATCGCTGTTGCATTGGTCTGATCAAGCGCGAGACCGGTGTCTGTGCTATTCGCCACCGCCCATTCGGCGATCTCACAGGCATCGGCAAGCTCGCAAAGCTCGGTCACATCATCAATCGAGGTGTCAAGCGCACTGGTGGCATCGGCAGACAGTCCGCCTTCGATAATAGCCGCAAGAGTGATCAGAGTGGCATCCGTGCGGTCCGCCATGCCCCCCGTTTCGACCACCGCCTGCGTGCTGATCAGAACACTATCGGTCAGGTCCGCCGCAACCCCGAACTCGATGATCGACGCCAAAGTCATGTAAGTGGCATCAACCACTTCGATCGTCAAATTGGATTCCATCACCGGCACGAGTGTCACGATGGCATCGATACACATTTCGCGCGCGACCGCATTGACCTCTTCAATATCCGCATAGGTGTTCCAGATGCAATCGACTTGGTCGGTCGCACCCCCCAGTTCAGCAATGGTCGCCGCGAACCACACAAACACGGCGATCTGATCCGTTATCGTTTCGGCTTCATCCACCCCAATCCCGGAGAAGTTGCCGCCATTGCCACTATCACTGGCGCCTTCGAGTTCATCGACCTCGCCGACGAAAACATCATCCCTCGTATCCATCGAGTCTACACAGTTGCCAAACTCTGCGATCGTTGTAATGAAGGTCGCCGTGCTGTCGGCGATATCGCTGCATGAGCCGAGATCACCAGCGCTGCCGCCAAACTGACTGAAGGCGGTGTCAGGCAGGTCGGCACAGGACAAGAAGTCTCTGGTATCGCCATTGAAATTGCTGCTCAGCGTATCGAAACTGTCGAGCGCTGCGCATAGTTCTGCCACCGTACTGGCGAAGATCGCGACGACGCTGGCCTGATCGAGGGTCGCTTCGGTTTCCTCTGTATCTCCATCGAACAGGCTGGCAAACGTATTGACACTATCTTCTGGCCCGCAATTTTCAGGCGTCTCACCAACGAACAGATTGGCCCGATTGTCGGTCAGATCGAGCGCGATCGGTATCTCGTCGATTTGGGCGACGAAGATCGCGGTTATGCCGCTCGTATCCCCAATGATGCCGATCTCGTCGGTTTCCCCGCTATAGGTGCTGGCGATGATAGCCGACAGGTCAACCAGAGCGCCGGTTTCATCGGTCTCGCCGCCCAGCAGGTTCGCGTAGGTATCGGTCAGATCAGACGCCGCGCCAATTTCAGCGATCACGGTAGCAAACACGGCCACCACGTTCGTCAGATCGGTGCTAGCGCCGGTTTCATCGGTCTCGCCGACCCATATACTATCGGCGGTGTCTACGGTCTCAGTGAGGCCCAGCGGCTCGCTTACGTCACCTGGGGCGATGTTCGCGGCGAACGGAGCATCAAGCAGGTTACAAAGCTCCACAACCGCACCCCAGTAGGCGCTTGGCCCGACATCAACGAGGTCCTCGGCGTCAGGAAATTCGGCGATGATCCCCTCGGTGATGTCTACGTCTACCGGCTGGTCAAGTAGATCAGCGCTCTCATCGACCTCACCGACGAACACGCTGAGGGCTTCGTTCGTGAGGTCCAGCGCCGTTCCGGTGTCCGTCGTGTTGCCTAGGTAGACACTTTCGTAAGTGTCGAGGTGATCCCTGGCGAAACAGAAATTGAACGCGCTGGCGACAAAATCGGCCTGCGTGTAGCAGGTCTCATCCGCTTGGCCGGTTTCGTCGGTTTCACCCACGTAAACACTGGCGATGACATCAGCCCAATCACTCGCACCAGCGGTCTCGGATGCATCACCGCCATATTGCGCCTCGAAGGTATCGAAACTATCGATCGCAGTTCCGGTTTCGAGGCAGTCAACAATATAATCAACGGTGGTATCACACTCATCGGCTGAAGACGCAGTTCCTTCGTTAATATTCGCGTTGCCAATATGACCCGCGTTAACGATTTCGGCCGCGTGCAGGGTGTCGCTGGTCGCTCCGACGAACAGATTGTCGGCGGTATCGGCCAGATCGAGCGGGGAGGCGAATTCCGCATTGGACCCGATGAACACGGCAGTGGCGCTGAGAGCATCCGTGCAGCCCTCGGCTTCGCTAATTGCCCCGCCAAACATGCTGTCATATTCTTCGGCATCATCCAGCAAGCCGTAGATTTCGCTGGCGTTACCGTTGAACAGATTGAACCCGTTATCGGAGGCATCCGTCAGGCCGCCATATTGGTCAAGCTCATCGATCTCGGCGGCAAATACCGCACTGACATTGGTCGCGTCTTGCAGCGTCGTGAGCAGATCATCCGTATCACCACCCAGCAGACAGCCATAGAGATCGGCGGCCTCGGCGAGACTGCCCGTTTCGCTCGTGTCGCCGCCAAAAATGCTATCGCTGGTGTCTACAAGCTCACTGAGCGCACCGGTTTCCTCGGTTGTGCAGGCGAACCATGCAGTGGCATCCACAATTTCTGCGGCCCAGCCGGTTTCGTCATAGGTCCCCACGAAGCTGCTTGGACCAGGGGCGCATGCATCACCCAACCCGTCCGCATCGGCGATATCACCGCCAAAGATGTTGGCGAAATTATCAGCATCGTCCTGACAGTTTCCAGCATCCTCGATATCACTGATGAAGATTGCCGTCGCGTCTGTGACGTCATTGGCGGCCAATGTTTCGGCCATATCGCCTACGTAGTCACTGTCCGCAACATCACTGCTATCGCTGATAGCAAGGCTTAAATCGATCGCGCTATTGGCGATGTTCTCGCCCGCGCAGCCATCAATGCCAATACCGAATTCTGCAACAGCACCGACGAATATACTGTCCAGCGTGTCGGTCAAATCGGCGCCATCCAGGAATTCAAACTCCAGGCCATACGTGCTATTGACATCGACTACAAAATCATCAATGAACTGCGCATCTTCTTCGATATCACCGACGAAAATGTTATCAGAGACGTCAACCACATCTGCCAGATCGCTGAATTCACTCGTGTGACCGGTATAGATACTGCCGAAATCATCTACGCTGTCGGTGAGTACGCCATCATCTTCGATATCCGTAACGAAAATTGCGGTCGCGTCGGCCGGATCATCAGCAAAGCCAAATTCATCCACTTCACTGACAAAATCAGCATTGGCGCCGCTCTCATCCGAAATCGTATCAGCATCCGTCGAATCGCCGACGAACACGTTGGCATAAACATCCACCCAATCTTCGCCAGCCAGGGTCTCCTCAGTCTGGGCAACGAAGATGGTAGTGCAGGTGATAACATCACTGGCCGTCAGTTGCTCTTGAACCGCGCCGATGAAAATGCTTGCAAACGTATCAGTGAGTTCATCCAGTTCGCCCAGTTCACTGGCATCCCCATCGAACGTATCATCGATCGTGTCCATGGCGTCGCGACCATCACCCGCCTCATCCACTTCGGCCGCGAAGATTGCCGAGCAAGCGGACTGGTCACCTGCATCCAGCGTTTCGTCGGTCTCGCCCACGAAAATGCTGCCGAAAGTATCGGCCGCATCGAGCGACGCACAGCTATCGAGAGTTGCGCCATTGTAAAGGCAGAACTGGGTATTAGTCTGATCAGCGGCGGCGCTTGTCTCATCACAGAACGAAACAAAATCAGTGGTCTCGGTCAGACCATCACTGGGTGTCAGTCTCTCATCGGTTTCGCCGACGAAAATGCTGGCAGTGAGATCGGCATAGTCGGCCGCATCCAGCCCATCGCTATTATCGCCTCCAAAGACGTTAGTGGTATTGTCGGTAAGATCGGCACCGAAAGCGTCCTCCACCGCGTCTACGACGAAAATCGCAGTGCTGCTCGGGACATCCAGCACGGCGAGTGCATCGCTGGTGGCCCCATTGAGGATGCTGCCGAGACAATCCGGCAGATCGATAAGTTGGCCATCCTCCTGCACATCACCCAGGAACACACTGGCATAGGTGTCGGTGAAGTCATGAACATGGGCGAAATTGACCCCTGTCGCGACAAACAGCGCGGAGCAATTGGCCTGTTCTGCCGCATCCAGGGTTTCATCGGTCTCACCGTCAAACACGCTGGGGCCGGTGTCAACACTGTCTGCGAGATCGGCGGCTTCATCGCACTCGGCCACGCCGATGATATTGGCCGCAAGCGCATCGATCGCGGCACCAAGCTCATCGGTTTCGCCGACGAAGAGACTGGGCGCGGTGGCGACCGGCTGGTCATTGGCGCCCAAGGCTTCGTTGATGTTGACTAGGGTCTGGTCGGTTTCCGAGGCGAAGTCACCAATGCTGCCAGTTTCGGTGTATTGGCCAACCAGGGTGCTAGGCCCGAGGTCCGAAGCGTCGCCCGTCGATCCAGTTTCAGTGACAGCACCGTCGAAGCTATTTGAGTCATTATCGGTTTGATCGGCGGCATTCGCTGTCTCGACGCTGAGACTGACGAAGACCGCAGTGCTATCACAAACGTCGAGCAAGGCGCCGGGTTCGATGCAATCACCACCAAATGCGCCACCGAAGATATCCGGCTGGTCTGCGACCCAACCCGCTTCATCGGTGTTGCCACCATAGATATCCATGTGACTATCAGCAATATCGGTGGCGAAACGCACGTTATGGATGGTGGTGTTGAAGATCGCGGTGCGATCAAGCGCATCCGTGATATGGGTTTTTTCGGTGTAATCGCCCAGGAAAATACTGCCCGAGCCATCAGTTGTATCGGTCGCGTTTGCCAGTTCATCGGCCTCGCCAATGTAGATGCTGGCAAAGTTATCGGCGTAATCGGCGAGAGTGCCGAGTTCGTTAACCGAGGCAATGAAGATGGCGGTTGCATCGCAGGCGTCCAGAACCAGAAGGTCATCGGCCAGCGCACCGACAAACAGGCTGTTCAGATCGTTTGGTGAATCAGCGGCATTGGCGATTTCGCTGCCATCGCCGACCCATTGACTGATTGTCGTGTCAGACGCGTCTGTGATCGAAACGATCTCGGCGATCAGCGCCGCGAACACGGCTGTGGTGTCTGTGCGATCGGTCGTTGTGGCAAGCACTTCGCCTTCGATGCCGGTGAGGATATCGTAAAGGGAATCGCTTTGGTCACCGGTCGCGCCCGCCTCAACCGTGGCCCCGCCAAAGACGTTGCCCTCGGTATCACTCAGGTCATCGAGTGCTCCGTTTTCGAGGCAGGTGCTGAGGAAACTGGCCGTAATCGTTTCAGCATCAGAGGCCGATCCCGTTTCGGTTTCCGCCCCCACGAGCGTATCGTCCAGTGAGGTGACGAAATCGACCGGGACACCTGTGTCTGTGGTGGCGCCGCCGAAGAGGTTCCCTGAATTATCGCAGGTATCACCGGACGCTCCGAAGTCACTGATGGAAACACTGAAGTCTGCATGATTCGCGACTGTGTCGAGAGCCGCCGCAGAGGCGTCATCAATGGCGCCATTAAACAGGTTGTTGGCGGTGTTGCTGGCATCCTGGGTCTGGCCTTGCTCATCGGTTTCGCCGACGAACACACTGAGATTGGTGGCTGTGATCTCGACGACCGCCCCAGTCTCATCGGTTTCACCAACAAAGCTATTGGCGTTTGTATACACAACTTCGGCGATTGCGCCGGTCTCATCGGTTTCACCAACAAAGCTATTGGCGTTTGTATACACAACTTCGCCGATCGCGCCGGTCTCAGCGATAGCGCCGACGAATATGCTGGCATGGGTGTCTGTGGTATCGGCAAGGTCGTTCAGATCATTAATGAAATTTTCATTTTGATCGCCTGCTTCGATCCCTAGATCGGTTAATGCGCCGCTTTCCGCAACTGTGCCAACGAAACCACTCTGTGCGGTAGTTGTCGCCTCGGTTGCGTTGCCAAACTCAAGACTTGTAACGACGAAACTGGCCACCGAGGTGGCGAGATCACTGGCTGCGCCATTCTCAGCAACAGCGGACCCGGTGATCGTGTTGCCGAGTGTGGTGTCAGCCGCAGCCAATAGCTCATTGGCGCTGCCACCAAACAGACTGGAGGCGGTGCCCGAGGTATCAGTCGCGAGGCCAGAATCGGCAATTGTAGCTACCGCAACGATCGTCGTGGAAATATATTCGAGGGCCGCACCAATTTCGTCAGTTTCTCCGACAAAGAGGTTCAGATTCGTGTTCGAATAGTCACTCGCCGCGCCGGTCTCGCTTGCGGCACCGCCAAAGAGGCTGGGGGCGACAGTCGAGCCATCGTCCGCAGTGCCAGAATCGGCAATCGCGCCCCCATAGCTGCTCGGTGCCTCATTCGTCGCATCATTCGCCCCGCCCGCTTCGTTGACCAGGACCAAGGTGATATCGGTTTCGGCTTCGCTATCGGCGAGGGCCAAGGGTTCCCATACGGCGCCGACGAACAGATTGCCTGCTGTGGCCATTGTGTCGGTCGCTGAGAGGCTTTCCGGGGTTTGGCCGACGTAGAGGCTGGCTGCCACGTCCATGGCGTCAGTGGCCGTCCCAGCCTCGGCATAAGCACCGACGAAGATGCTGGCGAACAGACTGGGACTATCAGCCGCATTCAGCGGCTCGGCGTCGCTCCCGACAAAGCTGCTAATCGTGGTAGCCAGCAATTCGGCCGCCGCGCCCGATTCGATTGTAGTCCCAACATAGACACTGGGCGCTTCATTGACTGAATCGCTGACCAGATCGATCTCGTTGACCGTGGTATTGGCAATGAAGATAGCGATTTCGCTATCAGCCACATTGCCGGTTTCGGCCAGGGCGCCGCCAAAGGAACTATTGGTCGTGGCCGGGCTATCGAGAGCGGTGCCCGATTCGGCAACAGTGGTCGCGAAAATCGCCTGGACTGCGGTGGCATCCGTGCCAAGCAGAGTTTCACCGTCCACAACTGTGGTAATGACATAGCCAGATTCCAGATCGCTTGCGGCCCCGGTTTCGGCATTGGCGCCCCCGAAACTGCTCGGCCCGGCATTGCTCAGATCGACGGCATTGGGGGTCTCTGCGATATTGGCAAAGGTCTGATAAGTCGCTGAGGGGACATCAAGTGCTGCGCCAATTTCGTTCGTCGCACCCACGAATACGTTTTGATTCAGGCTGACGCTTTCGACGAGATTACCAGTCTCGACTACTGCTCCCACAAATACACTGGCAAACGTACTGGCTGCGTCATTTGCCGTCCCAGTATCGGCAATTGCCCCGTTGAAAAGACTTGGTGCTGTGGTCGCGGAGTCGGTCGCTGAACCGGTTTCGTTGGTGCTGCCGATCGCGGTATTCAGGGCACTCGGGTTATCGCTCGTCGCCCCGGATTCGGCGATCGCGCCAATGAAGACATTCTGATTGGTGGAAGGGATATCAGAGGCGCCGCCCATTTCGATGACTGTGGCAACCGCCAGTTCGGTTTCGGTCACGAGGTCCGATGCTAAGCCGGTCTCGCCGACGCTTACATTCGTAATATAAACCGAGCTAGTAAGATCAGCCAGTGCGCCGGTTTCAGTCAAAGCTCCGACGAACGTATTGGCACTTGTGTTTACAGTATCGCTGGCCGATCCGGTTTCCGGTGTGCTACGGTTCGCCGTGGTGAAGGCGATCAGACTATCGACCGCGTTGCCGTTTTCGGCGATCGCGCCTAGGAATATACTGGCATTTGTGGCTGGGATGTCGGTTGCCGAACCAGTCTCGCTGATTGCGCTGAGGGTAATATAGGTGGCAGAAGATTGATCAAATGCATTGCCGTTTTCGGGCGTATTGCCGACCCATATATCTTGGGTGACACTGACCGTATCAGAGGCGATGCCTGTTTCGGCGACATTCCCTGAGTACAGACTGGCAAAGGCATTGGTCGCATCATTGCTTGAGCCGGTTTCGGTGATGGCGCCAACGAAAATACTGCCGAGTGTGTCAGGATTGTCAAGCGCCGCGCCCAGTTCATCGGTTTCGCCCACAAACGTGCTGATCGTCGTGGCCGGACTATCGCTCGCGTTGCCTGCTTCATTGATGATCGCGGCTGCGAGATAGATCGATCCCACGGCGTCAGAAGCGGCCCCGATCTCGCTGTCGTCGCCACCATAGCTGCTGCCAAACGGAACCGTAGTATCAGCCGCATTGCCAAATTCAGTGATAAGCCCAAAGGTAATATCGGTCTCATCGGTTGCATCAGTTAGCGCGCCAGTTTCGCCCGTGTTGCCCACATAGGTGCTGGCGATGATGGCTGTCGCCTCCGCAAGCGTGCCGGTTTCGGCCACCGCCCCGCCGAGAAGATTGGCGAGCGAATTGACCGCATCTGTGGCCAGACCCAATTCACTTATGTTACCAACGAAATTACTATTCGAGGCATTGACTGCATCACTCGCATTGCCAGTTTCGGCGATGTTTCCAACGAATGTGCTGGGGCCGGTGTTCGCAATATCGGCGGCGCTTCCACTTTCGCTGATCGAGACATTGGTGATCTTGCTGGCATTGGTCGTATCGGCTATGGCGCCCGCATCTGCGATCGCGCCAATAAATATGCTAGGCGCGGCAAGAACCATATCGCTGGCCGCACCAGCCTCTGCAATGCTGACATTTGTCGCATCGGTATTGGTGACTTGGTCGGATACGGCTCCGCTCTCATTGACCGCACCCACAAAGGTATTGGCGATAACGGTTACATTGTCTTGAAGATTGCGAACCTCACTGGCATTCACGACCCCGTCTGGGGATGTCTGGGTGATCTGGTTCATCTGCAACGTGACAGCGGTCTGCGAGAGGAATCGCGCATAGGCCGCCGCCCCGGTCATCAACGCGATCGAGGTCGCGCCAAGCACAATGCCTTGGAACGAGGCGCCCGTGCCGATGGTCGAACTAGAAGCGATCACCCAGAAGATGTTTTTGGCTTGCAGACCGCCGCTGAGCGTAATGATCACCGAATTGGCTACGGTGAAGGTTCCGGCGACTTGGAGAACATAGACATCGTTCGGGCCGCCCGTCAGGGTGACATTTGTGCTGACCAGAAGCCCGCTGGTCCATTTATAGATGCCAGGGGTAAGCGTTGCGCCGCCGATTTGGCCTGCGCCGAATTCACTGAAAGCAGGTGGGGCGCGGCCCACACCGTCATTGTAGGCGGTGAGCATATCGCCAACCGCGATGCTTAGATACGACGCGTTGATAACCGCGCAGGGTGCTGGACCAGCCGCATCAACAACATAAATGTCACCGGTTACTTCACTGCAAGAAAGCAACATGGCGGCGCCCGTGATCGGACTAGTGCCCACATCGCCAACAACCACCGAAGGAAAGACATCGGTAACGCCAGACTCAGACAGGATGACAAAGTTGCCCGCTGTTCTGAGATTGATGGGTGATAGATTTAGTCCGGTCGTGTCGGCGGCCGAACCTGATTCGGTGATCGCCGCACTGGTGATCTGCGTGGCTGCCACAACATCCGAGGCAGCGCCGGTCTCATTGATTATGCCATTGAAGGTGCTGATCGTGGTCGAAGTGACCGCAGCCGCGTTGCCGGTCTCAACCACATTGCCAAAATACGTGCTCGCGATGATCGCCGCAACATCTACACCTGCACCGCTTTCGTTGATGTTTCCACTATAAGCACTTGCGGCAATGGCCGGGATATCGACAGCCAACCCGCCTTCGCTCGTGCTGCCAACATAGCTACTGGGTGCGGTAGCGCAACTATCATTTGCGGCGCCAGTTTCACTGACCAGAACGAACGTGAGATCGGTATCCAAGACCGTGTCGGTCGCATTACCGGTTTCGCTGATATTGCCGAAATACGTACTCGCAGCCACGCCAAACAGATCGACGGCATTACCAATTTCGATAACATTGCCGAAATAGACGCTTGCAACCACACTCGTCAGATCAGTGGCCGCTCCAGTTGCCGTGATGGCAGCCGATGCGACATAGGTTTCGCTGGTCGCATCGACGATCGTCGTGTTGATCGTAACAAACTCGACAACCGGTGATGCTTGGGTTGTACTGGCTTGGCCGAAGATCAGGGCAGCGTTGCCATTGACATCGGCTGTGAATGGAACGGTCACCCATGTTCCAGCGTTGGGAACGGTCCAACTGCTCGTGATGGTCGTTAGAAGGACGGTGTTGACCGTCAGGGTGAACACATAGTTGAGATTCGGACTATTATCGCCGGACAGCAGGAAATTAACCGTGTACGGAGCAAATGGCACCAGCCCAGTCTGCGTATAGCTGGCTTGACCGACTGGGGTGGTTTCGTTGATTTGAAACGCACAGGCGCCGGACAATGAATCGATCAGTAGCCAACAGTTCCCTGCAAACGTCCAGCCCAGCGCGCTGGTTAAATTATATTGAGACGCACTTTCCATCGTTTGCGTTGTGATCGAACTACGATAGGTTCCAACGAACGCCGAACTTGAAAAATTCTGACTGTAGACGACGAAGGGCGTTTCGGCGACGCTGCCAGTGAAGATGCTATTACTTTCATTGGGCGTGTCGGTCGCGTTGCCGGTTTCAGCCACGGTTGCGGCGAGCGGAGCCGCCAATGCCTCGATCAAAGAGGCACCGACAATATTGCTCGGCACCGTGTATTCGGCAAGTATTTCAGTATTGGTGGCGCCACCAAACAGTGTGACGGCCTCGATCGGGATGTTCGTGTTGGTAGTGTTGGTCATCAACACGGTTGCGGTCGGGACGCTAACCGCGAGCGTGAGGGCAGCGTGATAGCCCATACCAAGGGCGATGCCGAGACTCGCCCCACCGGTCGTGTAAAGGGCGACGGTATCCGCTGTGATACCAGCAAAAGTCGTAGTAGTGGTGCCGATTGGAAGGGTGGTCTTGGTCCCGGCGAGGCCGACCGCGAGGCAGACGGCAATGTCACACGCACTGCTGCTGGTGATCGACACCGAATTCGAGCCGGTTGGCGGATTGATCAGATACCACGCCCAGAGCGTCTGGTAGTTCGTCCCGGCTACCGAAACGATATTGGTCATTGCCGTGCCACCATAAGTGCAGGTCGGCACGTAACTGTATTTGCTTTGCGTGTAATAATAGACGATTAGTAGCGAACAGCCAGTTGCATTATAGCTTTGCGTATAGCTTAACGGGGTGCTGCCTGCCGAGTTGCCGGTTGAATAGGATACAATGGAAGATGACACTGTTCAGCGGCTCGCATGCAAAAGGGATTGCTCCTATTTAGAAAGAACCGACCATCATCCGACCCAAGGTCGCCAATGTCAACCGTACGGAATGTGAATGGACGTATTGCCCACGCATCGCAAGCTCCATTTGTCACAAATATGTATACTAGTTTGTGACAAATGGCCAGCCTGATTCTGCAACGCCGAGCATGCTGCGTCGGAAGAAACGATGAGGGAACTGGCAGAAGGTCAGTTATCTTGCTTGACCGGGGCTGGGCTATCAACTGCGCTGCTGCTTGGCGTCAGGTTCAGACTTTGCAAGGTAGCTCCGTCCAACTGACCGGTGACCGGTATAGCGTTCTTGCTCTGAAAGGCTTCGACCGCTTTCTTGGTATAGTGACCCCACACGCCATCAATCGGGCCGTCTTCGTAGTAACCACTGTCTTGTAGCTTCTGTTGCACGGCCCGCACCGTATCGGACGATACCGAAGGCGCGGCAACACTAACGGGAGTCGGAGCAGGCGTTGGAGCGGTTTCTTTGTGTACCCAGCCGCAACCCGCTAGCAACACCAGAAATCCAAGCGTAATCGATAAAGTCAAGCTTTGCATATTGAAATCCTTTTGAAAATCCTATTTATTCCCTGTGATACCACTGAATCTTTTAAAATCATTGAGTATAGCACTGACTGGAGTAACACGACATGCGTTAAGTTCTGTGCTACGCCAGCCATGTCGTTGCTAGGCTATGCCTTGATTTCGGCCGTCATGCATCCTCGTCTTCCACCCTATCAAAATTGTATTTCGCAGCGATCGCCGCATCCTCGGTCTCGAAATCGGCATAATCGTCTGTGACAGTGTCTGCCAGGATCACGCCGTCCGACGCCATGCGGGTAATTTCCTCAGCCGTGGCCCGCAATCGGATGACGATTTCGTTCAGCGTGTCGGCACCGTCATAAAGGCCCTTGGCCCGGAACAACTGCCTGTAGAGTGTCATAGGACCCCCGCTTTCAGACGTGATGTGATTATTACTTGGGTTGGGGCGAACGCAGTCGCCTTGCGTGCCATGTTGGTAGCTCCTTGCACTAAGCATTTTCTGTTGGTGCCGGGAAGAACCCGACACGGCGAGAAGAACATCGTCTGGCAGTATAGTCAACTGAAGAATTCTAGGGACCATTGGGTTAGCACAGTGCAAAACTACTGGCCATACTAGATAAACGCGTCAGGGTGGATTGGAGAATTGGAAATTAGATAATGAGCGAAACCAAGACACGCGGCGGCACCCTTGGGATATAAGAAAAGGGAGCCAAACTGGCTCCCTTTTTTGTCTTAGTTTTCTCTGTCTCAAAAAAGCAAAACTGTCTCACACGCTAAGACTGTAAGTAACATTCAGCGTATCGCCATTCGATACGGTCTTAGAACCAGCACTGAAATTGGCAGATGAGAACAGGATTCCACCGGTTGCCGCTGTATTCAATACGGTGTTGGCACCTGTCCCGCCCGTAACCAGCATATTGCCGGTGATGGTGGCAGAACCGGTAATGGCAAACGAGGTCGTTGTGGCGCTCTTTGAGCCGGTTGCTGCCGCACTCCAGGCAACGGTCAGACGGGTGTTACCGGTGATGATCCCAGCCGCGATTTCAGTAACGGTCGGGGACGCGTAGGTCGAGGTAGACACTGCCGTGCCACCGGTGATCAAGCTCATATACCAGACAGCCGTGTAAGCCGAACCGGCGAGATACGTGTCAAGCATGCCGTTCTTGCCCTGGTTGACCACAAGGTTCAGGGCATCATCGGCCCACTTTAGCTGTCCATCGGGGCCAATGCATTCAACGTGGTAGACACCCACAGCGCTCAGTGCTTCGGCGCTGGAGCTATTGCGGATGACGGACGCGGAATTCGCGTCTTGGGTTTTCAGGTTTTCCATATATCTCTCGCTAAAATGGAGTGTGACGTTATTTAGTACGACGACGCTTTCCCTCCGTTGCAGGTCGCTCGCAACGATGGTTTGCGTCTATGTAGGCGAAAAATTTCAACCGCTCGTGATTTGACACCCGCCCACCGTCCATGCCTATTCGGTGAACTAATAGTATCGGAATATGGATCGCGCGGTTCTGGTCCAGGCCGTCATGTTGACTTATGACATGGCTCGCGTTCCGCCGAAGCGAGCGCCAGCAGATCGATCAACGCTGCGGGGACCTGTCCTATCCGCTCTATGTTCATCATGAGAATATGCTGATCTTGGCGCTCTCGATGACGGCGGGGTATACGTCCTGGCCTTTGCGTTATCCTACAGTCTGCTACGCGTGGTCGATCCTGGCGTTAACCGGGTACGCGATGCGATCCGAGGCAACCGGCTTGAGCGGGTGCTGGGACTAGTCGGACGGCGGCTTGTATAGCTTGTCGAACCGGTGCCGTTGCACGGTTTTGGGATCATGCTCGAAGCTATTGGTGGGGGACTGATCGGCCACCCGGAAGGCTGCCAATTCGGTGGCGTTCCAGAACACGTAAGCCTGATGCAGATGGCCGCCACCGCCGCGTGTATAGCCGCCTGCCCGCAGGCCGCCATCATAGGTGAGACCGACGTAGCCGAGAGCTTCCATGGCCTTGACGAAGCGATCATGCCGCCCGGCCTTGTCGAACACGTGATATCCGCCATGGGTGCCGTTGCGCAACTCATCCAAGGTGGGGTTCTGCCCCTTGCCGCCGATCGTTTTGTCACTCCAGGCATAGCGGGTGCCTCGGGTCTTGTAATTCTTCACGTAGGCGTCGAAATCCACGCCATTCTCATCGCCATCTCGCAGATCATGTCCGGTCGGACCCATCTCCGCGAACCACAGTTTGCGCACCAGTTGCAGAACCTTGTCCGGCATCGGCCGTTCAGCATGCAGCGCCCGGCTCAGATAGGACTCCGGCACATCAAAACCGGCTATTGTTGCATTATGAGACCGCGTAATGATGCTCAACTCACCCTGGGTATTGCGGGCGATTTTCAAGTTTGGCAGCATCTGTTTGAGTTTGGTTTGCGCGGCGGCGTAGTTCGCCAGGGCGAGCGTCTTGTGATGCTCGGCCAGGAACCAACGCAGGCTGCGCCATTGATGATCCCCCATGCCGTTGACATCAGCGCCACGCTTGTGACCTTTCAAGGATTCCATCGCCCAATCTTGTTTTAGCTCTTTCTCCTTGGTCGGCCAGTCGATCACCTGATCGATCAGCGTGCGAATGTAGCCTGCCATCAGATCGCGCTGGGTCTTTGCCTCCGGGTCGGAGAACAGCACATGCTCATCGCCTTGCTTGATCGCATAATCGGCGGCGATCTCGGGATCGTTGGTCAGGTAGATGCCGGGACCGAACAGGCCGCGATCGCTGGTCTTTGCTACGTCGAATTGGTCGATCCTGGTGGCATCGCCGCGATACAGCAGGGTTTCCCATAACATTGCCGGGGACCGGCTCCACGACTGTTGCAGGGGCATTGGCAGGGTTCCTAATCTCGCTTCGATGCGGCCTGGGCGGGCGATTGCTCGATTGATGGGTACATACGAGATATGTAGTTAGAAGTCAGCACCATTTGACCGCTCAATACCCTACATGTTGCGTCAGCGACGGCGTGATTATCCCGGTTTCCGGGAGTCAGGTCTCCTTATGGAGAATTACCCGAGCGGGCATTACGTTCCGGTCGAACAAGCCATTCACACGATGCGTGCGTTACTGCGGCCCATTCGACGCCATTACAAAAAACTCTACTGGGCAGAAACGCCCGAATGGGTCGCGGCCCAATTGCGTGAGGCGGCCGATGACCATGGCATGGTAGGTTTCAACCAAGCCATTAGATTGCTTTTGCGCGCCACCGATCAACGGAGGAAACCGAACACCAATCGCGGCATGGCGGCGGTGCATAACCTGTTTCGCAACGTGGCGAAGCGGCCCGTGCCAAAGCTAAATATTTCGTCCAGAGAAAAGAGTTTGCCGGTGGAACCCCTTCGGATGACGGTTGGCGCCATGATCGAGCGCCTCGATGCGTATGATCCGAAAGCGCATCTATATCTCGACGGCTGCACCCTGGTGGTGGTTAACCCTGACGCTCTCGAAACGGGGGCATGGCTGCCCTCACTGGAAGGCTACATAGCGACCAAGGAGCCTCCCACTGCATCACCTGAGGTTCCGCATCGGAGACGCAAATTGAACGCTGATCTGCTTATTGGCATCATCTTCTTTTTCATCCTCGGCATGACGGCCTTGGCCGCCAAGGATGCCACCACAACCAATTTCAATTCAAATCGCATGTGGACGCTGGCCCCGTGGCCTTGTGAAACGCTGGTCGCACGGGCACCGCCATGCCGCCCGCATTAGGCCGAACCATTATGCTCAAAGGTATTTGTTTGATGGCAGCATGCAGCATCTATTCCTGGATGTGGACCCATGTGCTCGGGTATCCCGTGCTGCTCAATCCGAGCCGACTCGCTATGTTGATCGATCAAGTCGATCTTGCTGTAGCCGTACTGAGACAGGGAGGTTGGGATGCGCTCGCGTGAATTCCTTGAAGCGTTATCGATACGGGCACAGACCGAGACCCCCGAGTTTAAACGCTGGTTCGGGGCTTCGAAGGTGGTGGATGCCGAGGGACAGCCGCTGATCGTCTATCACGGAACCACCAAGGATTTCGAGGCCTTCAAACTGCCCGGCCGCAAAGCCAGGGGCGGTAATGCGATCTTCTTCGCCACCGCGCCGAGTACGGCATCGTATTTCAGCCGTAACATGGCCAATGCGCGAGTGCTTCCCGTCTACGTTCGCTTGGAAAACCCGTTTGACTTCGCGAGTGAGGCGGCATTGGCATTGATCGAGCCGTTCATCCGGAAGAACTTTGCGGCATTATATCCAGGTGCATTGTTCGGTCCGGATGCGGCCATCAGCTTCTTGCGCGGCGGCGACTATGGCAGTTTGGAAAAACCAGCGGTGCGCGCATGGATGGTCAAGCGCGGCTATGACGGGTTTTGGACCAACGAGCAGGCTGGTGGCCAGCGCACGCTCGGGGTCTTTAGTCCCAATCAAGTCAAATCAGCGATTGGCAATCAGGGTCAGTTCAATCCGGCTGATGACCGGATCAACGAGGCGCCGTGATTAAGGCGCGTCCGGGTTGGCCGCATTCCATCTCCAGGCCGGAGCCTTCCGGGTAGTCAGGATGCGGGCCATGTTGATGTATTTGCTCCAAAGCGGCGCCGGACCGTCTTCGGTGTCCACAACGCGATAGGGATCATGATGCGCCTGACCGGCGAGCCGATGGGCGATGCGTTGCACATCTTGCATCCAGACCAAACACTCCGCACAGACGGTGGTTTGTTCCGCTGTTTCACGTAGGGCTTCCGCAGCGGTTCGTTTTGAGGCGAATATACCACTGCACATCGAACAAAAATACCGGTCTCCGAACAAGTCGCTTAGTTGATCGCCCATGATTGCTCCACGAAACGGAATTCCAAGTTGACGCAGTCAGGATTATGGGTCGCCCTGCTCCTGACGATCCGCCTCTGCGTCCCATAAGCGCGCTACTTCCAAGGCGTCTAGGCGTTGGCCGATATCCCGGCAACGTTCCGCATGGCGGCGATTGACCTGCGCCAGCACACGACACAGCAAGGGATTGGTTCCGGCAGGATCGATTTTCTTGCCACCAGAATTACTTTCCTCATCCATGGACGGTATCTTCCACAATTGCCTCGATCGCATGGCGTGCGCGGACACGCCAATAGGCCCGCGTGTCCCGATCGATGTTGCCCCAATTTGGCATATAACCACGTAGATCGTGGGTGAGACCAGTCAGCATGGCTTCTGCCGTCGCCACTTGATATTCATTCAAGAGGGCGATAATGGATACAGGTTCCAGCATGATCGCAATCCGCATTGCAGGAGATACTATACGCCCCCGTATTCGGCGCCGACGAACAGCGTTATGCGATCGCCGTCGTGATCGGGCGGAAACGTGATCCGCAGTGTGGGAAGTGTGCCGTTGATGGCGGGATCATCCAGTATGATCTCGAAATGATCAACCATCTTGCGGAGGTGCGCTACCATTTCAGCGTTGGTCATTGTCATCTCTCCGTTTGCTGTTTTTTAGGTCCGGGGTGAGCCATCCTCATTGCGCGTGATTGCGATGTTTGTCCACATGGCGCATTCCCGCAGCTTGCGAAGAACATATGTCCGATCGGCGCCTTCGGGCACATGTAATCGTCAAACGTCTGCCTTGTTGAGTGCATGGTATGATCCTTAGCGGCGGATCGCGTCCCACACGATGGCGCCGATGCCGAAGCCCATCGCGACACAACTGCCGCCGATCGATGTCCACTGCGCGGCGGCTTTTGACACGAAGAAGAACACGGGTGGAATTGCCGCGATAGTTACCAGAAGGATGATTACGAACCACCCCATCACAGGATGGGCAATGATGCGGGGTGGTCGCATCTTGATCTCCGTTCATGATACGCGTATTGTTGCCTTGGGATGACACGCGGCGCACAGCAAAATCTCCTCAAGGAATTGCAGCGCGGTTGGATAGTCGCCCCACCTTGGCGGGGTCATCGGGATGTAGATGTCGGGGTTTGCTGCCATATGGGACACCGCGACTCGCAGCCTTGGCAGGGCGTCCGATGCCAGCGTGCCATGCAGATCATGGATGCCATCGCCACCCAGCGCGCGCCGGAACATCGGCCCGCAGTTGTATGTGTAGTTCAAGTCGTCATTGCCGATAATGGCAGGTTCTGCGCCGCCCGTGTCAATCTCAAAATGCACATCATAACTCATGCGTGCCTCCGCAAGACGAGTTCAGGCGCCGACCAGATGCTCGACAAAGCGCGCCAATTCCGAGGCGAGGTCGTGGGTTTCTGCCGTCATGTATTGCAGGCCCATATCGCGCTGGCGCTCATCGGCCTGCTGCACATATTTGCGCGTGAGAAACTCAAAGATCGCCGTCTCGAAGTCTGTCATGGTCTGGCTTCCCTATGCCAATCGATTTTAAGGTTTGGATAATTGCCTCGTAAAATGCTATTCAACAACTCCGGTTCGTCACTGGCAGCCCGATCCGACACTTTAAGCGGATTCTTGATTGACAGATAAACCGGGATGATGTGTTGGTTTTCCACTGGATCGCTGCTCCCAAGACGTTTACGCTCGCCTTGCAGAAACCTGAGTCGAATATTCGCAGCGCTGGCTGTTCCAAAATGCGAACCGGCGTGGAAGTCGTGAAAGACCTGATCGGCGCCATGAAACATCATCCGAGGCTTGCCGTTATTACTCACCTTTGCGGTATTATGTAGCAAACACCACCATCCCTCCGAGCTAAATACTATAATGAATGGGATCAGAAAATGGCTTCGACTGGTAGAAGCTGGACTTCCAAACGACTTCCAATTCTCAAATTGGGGTTACTGGATCGAACCGAGTGGAAAATTCGTGCCAGTACCGCGACATGGACATTACACAGTCTATCAAATAGGTGATCATGCATTCGCAGAAGGTCGCATTCGTGTCACAGCGGTTACAGACCCATCAACCGTTAAGATGGACAACCCGATCAAACTATTAACTGCTAACTTTTATATAAATTACGTAACAAAAGCAGCTTTACGTTCTTTAACGGCACTGATAACCGAGTATGAATTCGACGAATATACCATCATCGGTATGACCATCGATAATGTTCAACTTGGTAATTATGATCGCGATCCCGAATCGCATATCGACCCTCGCTCAGTGCAGGCGATTTCAAACCGAGCTAAAGCCCTTGGCTGCCTACGAGCTTTCAGTGCAAACGCCGGGAAAACTGCTCCGCCAAAACAGGATAAAAAGCTGGTTGACCCGAAACGGCGATAGAACCATTCGCGGCTAGACGCCCCGCAGGCGCCTGATGATAGTGAGACGCACGATTAACCCGATCAGTCCTGGCGGGCTGTCTAAGGCCCGCCAGGAGCATGACTAACTAGGCAACCCCCAGGCGCTGAGGAGACACGCCTGGGGGCGGTAGCAGAAGGTTACCGCCGCGCCGCTGGCGCTTCGTAGGCCTTCTGTACGGTTTGCGCCTTCCTCCACCCGGCCAGGGTCTCTTCTGGCGTATACAACCGGTTGACCGCACAGGTCGTTACCGCGCCGCTGGCGAGGATGGCGTTGCTGAACGCTTGCTGCGCCGTGTGATCAGGGACTTCGTAGATCACCATGGCGCCTTGGTCGATTCCTCCACCGATCCCGAAGAAGTTGATCAATTTGCCGTTGACCGACTCGATCGCCGTGCGCACGGCTTGACTCCGATCGGTGGGATTCTCAATCAACGCCCGCAATGATTCGGTGGAGTATTGAACACGCATAGAGAATAACATTGTGCTGTTTCCTTACTTCCCAATCGCGATAGCGTTTCTATCGCGGACAAAGGAATAGCCAAAGTCAGAGATCGGCGCAAGCCTGATTTTTGCCCTCATCGGCAAAAAATATTTGTGTATAAATGGAACTTTTGCATCGCAAACATTTTTGGTCAAAACCCCTTGCGTACGAAAAGAACTTACCGGTTGGGCGCGCCAATATATAAATTCACTCAAACAACGTGAGAACTTTCATGCAGATCGAGGAACAGCTAAAGGCAATCGGCCAGACGGCCGGTGGCGATGGGCGGGCCGTGTTAACCGTGCATGTCGGCACTTGGGATTTCGCGCTGGGTGACCCGAAGTTCGAGATTTGGGTCAACGATGCGCATGGCGTCTCCGCCAACTTCATCAGTCACCGCAGCATCGAAGATGTCATCCAGCAAGCCTGGGTCGCGGTGAACGCACCAAGCACCCGAACCGAAACACAACGGGCGGTTGCGACAGGTCAGCACGAGGCCGGATACGACAATATCGGGTACTGAGCAGCGAGATCGCAATCTCCCATCACATCATCGGTAGTGCCTATTGACCCTGATGCGGAGTCTTCCTAGAACACGATAGTATGTGACGGGAGTAGCGATTAGGGGGCAAAATGGGCTTCGTGATGGACGCCGACGCAGTAGCGTCGTTTCGGCGTGATGGGTTTGTGGCCATCGAGGGATTGGTTCAGGAGCCGGAGATTGCGCGTCTCCGCAGCATGTTAATGGACCTGCATGAGCGCAATGCGGGGTTCGAGGAAGGGGCGCAATTCGATGCGGCAGCGCCGGATGATGAATCCGAGACCCGGCGGTTTCCGCAAATCTTGAATCCGCACCATTTCGAGCCGCGTCTGCTCGCGACGGGATATCATCAAGTTGGTTTGCAAATCGCGCGTCAATTGCTCGGGGCGACGGCGCGATTTCGCTGTGCGGTTTCGTTCTTAAAGCCCGCACACATCGGCAGCGACACGCCCTGGCATCAAGACGAGGCGTTTGATAATCCGACATTCGATCATCAGGAAATCACCATCTGGCTGGCCCTGACCGAGGCGGATATCGCCCATAGTTGCATGTCGTTTATTCCTGGGTCGCATCTTTATCCCGTCTTGGAGCATCGGCCGATGGACGGTGATCCACGCCTCCATGCGTTGGAATGTGTGGATACCCGGTTTGATCCCACCCAGGCCATTGCCCGCCCTCTTGCGGCGGGTGGCTGCACGATCCACACCCAGCGAACCCTGCACTACGCCGGGCCGAATACGTCAGCCGATTATCGCTTGGCCTACGCATTGCTATTCGATCTGCCGCCCATCATCAGACGCGAGCAACGCGAATTCCCCTGGCAACAGCAGCAACAAACCGGACGCGAAGCCCGTCACCAGCAATGGCGGCGGCGTGGCGGGGTGCTGATCCATTTCTGGCGCCAGCGCCATCGCGTCGGGTTCAAGCGTGGCATCGTGGGACTGCAAACCCTGCTGAACCGGGTGATGCGCAAGTTTGGCCGCTCATGACCGGATGCAATGGGCCAGACGGCGTTTGATAATTTGCGCATATGCCGGACTGATCTCGATCAAGGTGGCTTTGCGCCCAAGTTCGGCTGCCACCAATCCAGTGGTGCCAGCGCCCGCGAAGGGGTCCAGCACCTGATCCCCTTCCGCTGATCCGGCCAGGATACAGCGGCCTGCGAGGTTGGGTGGCATGGTTGCGAAATGCGCGTCCTTGTACGGTTTTGTGGTGATCGTCCAGACGTTCCGGGAATTGCGCATCGGGCCGCCATCAATACCCGGTTCCTCGCGGACCAATCCATGCGTGCCGCTACGGTGATCGCCTGCGCCGGGTGCCGCATAGGCGGCTTTCGAGGTGAGACGGCGCTGCGGCTTCATGATCGCTGGTTCGGCGATCGCCTCGGCGTTATAGCGATAGACCGGCTGCTTGGTGAGCAGAAACACATGCTCATGCACCGAGGTGGGGCGATCTTTGACCGGCTCTGGCATGGCGTTCGGCTTCTGCCAGATGATATCGGAACGTAACCACCATCCATCGGATTGGAGCGCCAGGGCAACGCGGGCTGGAAGCATCATCAAATCCTTCGGCTTGGCATTGGTGTGGCGTTTGCTGCGGCCAATCGCGCTATGCCCGTGCAGCGCCTTGACGTGTTTGCCGCCCGTGCTGCCGCCCCACTTGCCATCATTGGCGTAGGAATCCCCCAGCGTCAGCCAGAGCGTGCCATCATCGCGCAGCACCCGGCGTACCGCACGAAACACCGTGACCAGATGAGCGATATAAGCCTCCGGCGTGGGTTCGGTGCCGATTTCGGCGGGCATAAAAAAGTCAAGAAGATGAGATGGAATCAAACTTTTCCGAAATAAATTCACAATAAAACATTCCTTTTGTTCACGACGGAGCGTGGTCGATCGGCGTAATATGCAACAACGCCAATTCGATCAGAACTGCGGCACGGATATCCTCTGGCAGATCATCCCGCAGGCGAACCACATCTGGCAGATATGAGCGCAAATTAAAATAGGGGGGCGAGGTGACGCAAGTCTGGAAGTGATCGGCCGGTAAGGTTTGCAATACGTCGATACAGTTGCCGACGACCAATTCAACCGTATTGCTGCTGGCAAAATGAATTAGCCGATCAAGCGACTCCGGAGCCCGCGTTAATGATTCCACTGTAATAATGTCCTGTTGCGAAAGAATTGACACCGCGTCATCCAGATAGGCGGAATTCTGCTGGCCACGCGCGGTGTAAAAATCGATCAGAAATGCGGCCAATTGCTTGGCGGAAATGCCCGGACTGGTTTGCCGGGGATCGTAGCACAGCAGCAAGAGATTATGCAGTGGCTGCTTGTCTGGTGCCAATGCGGGCTGAACATAATCGAACATCACCTGACGCAGGCCCAGCGCATCCAACGCGCGAAGACGCGTCTCGGCGATGATTTGGTCATGATCTGTCAGACATTGCGCAGGGTCCTCGGTTTCCGCCAACAATAGCGCGCCAGTCTGTTCATAACTAGCCAGTGAGCGGTTGACTTCGGTCATCAGTCCGGCGGCAATGCCTTGGCGGCGAGCCTCGGGCCGGACCGCGATATAGCTCAACAGCCAGCAATCGGCAATGTAGTATCGTTCCAGCAGCGCCCCGCCGACGATCTGCTCCCCATTGTAGGCGATGATGAGGCCAACGCCCGGACTGCCTTCGGGACGATCGTCTTCCATCAACGGCAGCCAAATATCCGGGGTTTCGGCTTGATCGGTCTTGGGGAATGCAGCGCGATAGACTTGTTCGTAAAACTCAATGGTTTTGACCCGACGCTGTTCCGGCGTTTCGGCATGTAAATCGAAATAACGAACGGCATCCGAAATGGTTTCGATGGGACTCAATCGTCCTTAGGGCGTCTGGTTCACCGTGTATTTAAGCGTCGCCGAACCGTCCGGACGTTCCTAAATAAGGCTATGCGAATTGAGGGTTTTCAAACATGGAGACTTTAGCGATCACCGTCGGCATCATGGCGTTTTTGCTGTGTTGGATTTTTGATTTGGTGGCGATTTTGGCGCCGACGCTCGGCTTGGCCTTGATTGTGTTAAAACTGGTGGTATTGATCCTCGCCGTGGCCGTGATCATACGCGGCACCGGCAAGTGGATGATCGGTACCCAACGTTGACCCGGACGGTAAATAGACGCTATGCGATACCATCAATTGCGCGCGAGTGAGGCGATGACCGAGAGTTCGGGGGATGAACGCAGGTCCATCGTGGACAACACAGAGGACGATTACCGGCTGCCCAACCTGTCGCGGATCGTCCCGCCGGAACATCTGCATCCGGTGGTGAAACTCGCTCTACCCAATGTCACGATCTACCGCGCAGTTCCTGAGGGCATAACCGAAATCCGCCCTGGTGATTGGGTCGCTCTGGATCGGCATTATGCCGGAACGCACTCCCGTGGCGGAGCGGTGCTCTCAAAACGGGTGCCTGCTGACGATGTCGCCTGGGCTGGTACCGATAAAAACGAGTATTACTACGTGCCGCGCAAGATCGTTGCGCCATGACCCGATAATCTGAGTTTGCCCATGACCTTTCACCGTCGATGGTTCATCTGGCTGCACGATTGGACCAATCCGTTACGCCGCTACCTGCGGCGATGGCGGTCACGGTACGGCGCGGGGGTCTGCGCCGCCATGAGCCACTCTGGTGCGGGTTTTGGCATTGTCGTAGCCCGAAGTCGGACTGATCCTTTGGTCGCATGGTATCACAATATATTGTTTTTGTAGCCACCCTTTTCGTAGCCACTCAGAAAGTGGCTGCTGTCTTCTTGTCGTAGCCCCGTTTGAGAAGGACTGGGGTGACCACTGACTGATCGCGATTCGCGCATCATTCTCGTTTTCGTAGCCCTGAGCAGGACTGTGGTTGAGCTAAGTCATTTTTAGTAGCGTATGGGATGGTCGCCTTCCCATCGGCTGCCGGTTTGACAAAGAGCGGAGTATCACTGTAACATTATCATCGATCGGTTTGGGATGCAAAAACAAGTTAACGCGAACCGGTCTAAATACGCCGTGCGTTATCTTGAATTCATGTCTGAGACCGTGACCGAGCCGGACTTTGGCTTTTCCAATTGGTTTGGGCGTAGCGTCGTCGTTCGTGATGGTCAGCCGCTTGAGGTCTACCATGGCAGTGCGGCGTCCCATCCGATCCCCTTTAAGATGCGGTCGAAATCGATTAACAGCACGACGCTGGGCGATGTCGCGACCACCCGGCGCGGCGCCTTCTTCACCGCTAATCCGGCCTTTGCCGCGCAATATGGCACACGGGTTGGCGGTTATTTCTTGTCCCTGCAACACCCGGCCGAGATCACCCGTGATCGCATGCTGGATTTCGCTGATTCGCTCGATGCCTTCACCGAGCGCGATCTGTGGGTCCTGGCAAAATATCAGACCAAACCCTGGATATTCTTTGATGGTGAGTTGGGGGAACGGTTTGTGCACTACTTGATCGCGGCAGGCTTCGATGGCGCCACCTTTCATGAGGATGTCGAAAGCCCCGCAGGCGAGTCGATCGAAGGCACGACTTTCGTGGCCTTTCATCCGCAGCAGATACGGCATGTTAGTAAGTGATCTCACCGAGACGCGAGCGGCGTCGCTCTATCACGGTTGCGGTCTCGGCGGCGCCTTGCAGATCATCGCGCGGAATACCCTGGAAGACCGCACCCAGCACGAATTAGCCCCCGGCAGCGAGCCGGTCACCGGAACCTCGTTGAGCCGGTCGCTCCGCGTGGCCTGGGGCTTTGGTGATGTGGTGTTTGAGTTCGATCAGACCCGGCTGCGGCAGCGGTTTCGGCTCATCCCGGTGGATTACTGGCATCGTGCCTTGGAACCGGACTTGACCGGCGTGGGTCGGCGGCGCGGCAAATATGCCGAAGCGGAAGAATTTCTCATCGGGCCGTTGACCAACGTGATGCGCTATGTCACGGCCATCCACATGACGCCCCAGCGACTGGCATGGGCGATGAAGTATCATCAGGAGCAATCCCAGCCGCTGCTGACACATCCGTTGCTCAAAGTCATAGAGTGAACTACCCCCGCCCTAAAGAGGCGGGGGCTTCCAAGACCAAATCGTCTGGCGCGTTCTTGATAAATAAGTTCATGCGCTATCGTGAAATCTGCCGCATTCGGCCGCTGCTCGAAACGTACCGGTTTCTGACTCGTGATGAGCGGGGCAATGACATCTCACCCGATGAACTGATGGACGACGTGGACGAGCCGAAGATCATCGTGCGGTGGGGGCGTGATCGATATCAGGATGAGTTGATCGCTGTATTCCCGCTCGATGATGGGTATGATGAGCAAAAGCGCTTCCATGTTATTCTTGACGATCAGAGTGCCACGATCGAACGGGAGAGTTTTCAGTTTGAGGCCGCGCCAATTGTCAAATATCTCTTGAGTCGGTGGCCGCAATACGCGAGCTTCACATTGCACTCCATGCCCTCTTATTACAGTGAAACGGCCCTCGGGGACGTCGAAACATTGGCTGATCTGGCCAAACATACCAAACGACCTTCGGTCACTGATCAGCGAATTTGGTACCATGGCACCTCGTCGGTACATGCGCCGGAAATTCTTCGGCTTGGACTTCGCCCGCAGGATGCCGATAATCGGCAATATCGCGGCATGCATGGCAGCAAAGAGAACATGGTCTATCTGACGTCCGATATCGACACCGCCGAATTCCATGCGAAGAATTCGGTCAAGCATTTTGGCGGGGCGCCCACGGTGTTGCGGATCGACATTTCCGGTTTGGAGGCCAATATCCGCACCGATCATGACGTGCGTTTCACGCCTTTGGCGGCGGAGCGTAACGCGCAGAATCAGGGTGATCTCAAACGTATCCGGGCGAAACCGGGACAGGCCAGCTACATGGGTCTCAAAACCATTTCGTTTGCCGGACGTATTCCGCCGAGCCGCATTTCCATTCTGTCCCAGGGCGCGGACACCAAAGCGGCCCCGCGTTTGCAGAAGATTGCGGGCCAGTATGAGTTTCTCAAAGCCCTCGGGGCACTCACCTCGGGTATTGCCGCCGCCTACATGGATCAGTTTTTTCATATCATCGGCGCCCAGCCGTCCGGTTGGACTGGCACGACCAAACGCTATCCGGACAGCTACCGTGAGAATGTGCCCTTGCTCATCAATTCGATTCACAATGGACGGCAGGCACCGGCCAGCTACGCGCAATGGATTCGGGGGATGTATCGGCGGACCGGGGCTTGGCGCACACGCGGCGGCGTTTACACGCAGATCGTCACCTTGATCGCCGATGAGATCAAGCGCCTCAGCACGGTCTGATGCGGGTTATCAGTCCTTACTAGGGCTACGAGAAACGAGAACGAGGCGGCGATGATCTTTAAGCGACGACAGTCCTTTGTACGGCTACAATAACGGCGAGACCTTTTTTTATCGATAGTGGCGCGTACCAGTCCTTGTGGGCTACGAGAACCAACCAAAGGTTATTCATCTTCTGACAATTTCGCACTGCCTGCTTTATCAGGATCAAAATTCGCATGGGCGGAGCGTACCTGATTTGCCTGAAAGGCGATCGTAACCGCATGCGATTTTCCGCGATTGCCCGGATTATAGCGGTCGATGTGCCGCAACCCGTCGTATCCGAGTTCTTCGAGCCAGCGATTCGCTTCAGTTTTGAACTCGATGGTGTCGGTCTCACCACCAAATAGCTGACTTTCCGACTGCCAGTCATGGTAGCCGTCCGTATTCTGCCAGAGTGTTTTATAAATCTCGCGCCCATAGGCAGAGGCGATCCGTCCGGAGGCCAACATCGTTGCATGGCGCTCAGCTTCTTCGGCCTCCCGTTGTTCAATCCTGTCAAGACGTTGCTTAATCTCCTTTAGGTCGTATTCAACTGCTTTCTCAACGTCCGTGATGTATTCTTCATCGTTTTCGCCGTCGTCGTAATCATCCGGATCGATGTCCGCATGTGAGTCAGCGCCCTCAAGCGTATACAACTGATCTTCGAGTTCCTCAGTCTCGGTCCGTTCCCGATGCTCGTCCTCTACGTCGGCCTCATCCGACCAGTTATAGGCTTCCTTTTGGAGATCGTGCCAGAACTCGATATGCTCAGCCCCATCCGGAAAACAATGGTCGAAAATGCGTTTGATTTCGGCGAAGGGATAGACCTTATCAAGATCGAAAGGATTCTTAACTTTTAGGAAAACCTTGTATACGGTGGGGGCTGGCTCGTCGTCGGTATCGTTACCCCACGACGTGCCGGGCTTCGAATAGCCGCTGGCAGCATCGGTATCTCTGGTCGCATAGGCACCCCGTCCGTAGGCGAGGTTCTCGTCTGGCGTCCGGTCGAGATCGACTTCGTCGAAATCGCCATTGGGCGTCCCGAAATAATGCGGATCATCCGGATCGAACCCCATCTCGCGCGCACGTGTCATGCGCGCTTCATGTGAATTATCTCCAGGTGCGGGTGGTCTGTCAGTTAGACCCTCAATCAATGCGATATAGCGCCGGATAATATTCACGATTCTACCAACTACCTATGTTCTGATATTTAATGAATATTCGAGTTCGTGTACTCCTGGTGGGGCAACTCACAGCGCGTGCGCTCAGGTTTGCCCTAAATAGCGGCATGCGCTATCGTGAACTGATGATCGAGACGACTATCCCCGGTGTGCCACCCAGCGGCAAATTCATTGCCTATCACGGCACCGGGGCGAAGATCACCCAGTTCTTTCAGCCCTCGCTGGCCGGGCATTTCTTTACCCAAGACAAGGACTACGCCAAAGGCTACGCGGGTGGCAAAACACCGCTGTCGAAAATCGACAAGCCTAAGAAAACCCGCAACTATCTGCTCACGGTCGAGCTAGAGATCAACCACATGTTTGACACGAAACATGATCCTCAGGCCTTGGCGTATTACAACACGCGGTTTGTTCCGCAGATCAATGAAATTCGCGCCAAATATCATCAACCGCTGGTGCCGATCCTCGATCCTGGGCGGTTTGTCTCATTTGTCAATGCTGACGATTTGTACCGCCACTTCATGCGTTTCAAGCCCGACTATGACGGGATGCTGGTCGATGAGGGCAGCTTTACGTCTCCGGCCATCGTCCCATTCAACGTCGCGCAGATCAAGATCGTGAAGACCGAGATCGTCAAGTTTGACTAGGTTATTTCAATCGGCCGATGATCGTGATATCGGAGGCGACTTTGAACACGACGCTCACCGGCTCTCCCTCGGGGTTCATGTCATATAAGCGCACGCTCCGAAAGCCCATGCCAAAACATTCGTTCATCACCGCGTTTTGGAACGATCCGCTCATCCGACACGGTCTTCGCACAATCGCATCCAGCGCCGGAGATCGGTCTGCATCTGAGTCATAGCGCGAAATGCTGACGCAATAGTCGGCTGATCATGGCATCAAGCGCGTCTAATGTGGCACCCTCGGCATGATCGACGTAGCGTTCATAGGACTTGCTTTTGGTCGCCATGAGATGTCGATTGCCTAAAATCGTGTTCAGCATCGCCGCTCGCATCGTCTCAGGCACTTTTCGCAGCACACGAATGAGATCATATGCCACGGTGTGGGCGTAGGCTTCAAGTTCATGCGGTGCCGACAAATACCGATCATCAGTTGCACTACTGAAGTCGCCGCGTCTGCAGGAACCCGGCGCGTTAAGCTGATCCCGCGTAAATTGCTTTTTAAGCAACTGAACCACATGAACAAACTCATGCCCAACAGCACCAGCAAACAACTGACATACTTCATCGAAAACCTCATCGCTTTCCGAAGCCGCTGCCAAAACCGGGTACGGTAGATAGATGTTAACCTTTTTGCTCACGATGCCGGTTTCAGCCCGGACCTCCGAGCCAGCGCGATCGATCTGAATTTTGACCGGAGGGGAACTGAAACTGAAATGGCGTTGCAGCCAACCACCGTATTGCTTGACCAAATCCGCCATGATGTTCTGCAAATCATTTTGCAACTTGTTGCCGAGTTGCCGGGCACTGCCAAAATCGCCATTGAAATCGGCAAAAACCGCATTGAAACTTGCCTCTGCGCGATCAAACACGAAGGTGTCAATCGCGCGTTCGTCGGCTTCGACCAGCTTAATCCAATGTGTCAGGGCTTTCACTTGAGATATTTATCCGAGACGGATCGATTACGCCACCCAGCCGTAGGTCCAGTGATCGTCCTCTTGGGCGTCACAGGGCTGCCCCAGATGGCAATCGTCCATTGGAGCGCCACATAGTAGGCAGAACCGGCCTGCGGCGTCCCAGGTATGGCCGTGCGGGTTTGCGGGCATGAGTGGCGCCGGGGTGTTCGGCTGGCCTACTCGTTGGCAGCTATCTAGGTCATCATCGCCACCGACGACGAGCAGACAATGCTGCTCGTTGACGCAAGCAAACGCGAAGTTCGGCGGATCGGGCCGCCCGATGAAGGCAGCAGGCCGATCCTCAAGGCCGTGCCTGTTTAATATCGATCGCACCAGTTCTTTAGTGGTCATCAGCGGCTCTCCTCTGGCACAAGCCACGCATCCCGCGCCCCGATTGCATCGGTCAGATCGCTGGTCACGGCATAACGCTGGGCGCCTGCAAACTCCGGATCAGACGAGAGATTGTCGATCGGGACGGCTTTGCCATGCACGAAGGCGAAGATCGGAGTGCCCCGACTATCGCAATAGAACTCCGTCACCGTGATTTCTGCGCCGGGATAGATGAACAACCTGATCTTTTGACCTGCACGAAATCCCATACCATCCTCCTTAACGATAAGCCGGTACGACACTGATGCTGTTGAATGGTGAGCCGTTGATCAGTTTGGTGCTCACCACGGTATAAACCAGAACATTCTTTTCTGTATCGACGGCTCGGTGTATCTGAAAGGTTTTGAAGAAAATCGAGCCAGAGCGGCTGGCTATGACTTCTGATTTGGGCATATCGGCCGGGATGGTTATCGGTCCGGTGGCCCGGCACGCCACGGAAAACCGGCTGGGGTCTTCGGCAAAGCCCAAGCCGCCGGTGAGACCACCCGTCGTCGCGCGGGACAGATAGCATGATACGTTGGCCACCCGACTATCATCGAAGCGCTCGACGATGACTTTGTCATCCGGGCCGAGCCAGCGGAAATTGGTGTTGATCTGATCGATCTCGGTTTGGGCGATGGCGGATGTGCTGACACATAGCGCCAAGGCGATCCACGATAACCGGTGCATCTTGAGGGTCCTTCGGTCTGGGTAGCCGTTTCTGTATTTCATCGTCGGCCGCATTAGGCAATGTCGGTCTCATCGATCATGTTACTGGCCGGATAGAACGTCCCGGCATTACCGATCGCGGATTTGATCTGGGTTGACGCAAAGACCGCGTAGATATCAGCGGCCTTGCCACTGCCCTCCTGACGATCTTTCACATTCCGCACGATCAAGCCATCATAGCCCTTCTGTTTGGCCAAAGCCATAAGATCGTTGGTTGTCCAAACATCATCTTCATAATAAATGTCGCGCCAACTGTCGCCCTTCGCATTCACCCGCAGCGGTTTGATCATCCGCAGATAGGCCATGATCACGTTGCCACCCTCGGCAAAGCTCTTGACATCCTGAATGGCGTGTTGCCTGAAAAACGCACAGGCCGCGTCGAAGTCGTTATCCGTCATCAGGAGCTTGTGATATTGTTTTTGCTCGACCTCGGTGGCAAAGCCCCAATCCTCGGTCTGTTGTCCGGCATAGCTTTGCGCCATGTCGGTGGAATTGGTGAAAATGAACGTGCCCGTAGGCACGCCGGTCTGGGTGTTCGAATTCGACATCGCTGGATCGAAGAAGCGAAAATCCGATTTGGTGCCATGATAGACCACCAGCGGTTGGCCACTGCGATTGACCACCCGGCTCCGGCCAAACCACTGCCAAAACGCTTGGGTTGCGGTGGGGGTCTGGGCGATCGGACGTCCCAAACTGTTGGTTGGCGGAGTCGTCGGTGCTGTCCGCTTGGCTTCGACCAGTTGCGACCAGTGGCGTAAGGTGTTCATGCGCTAGTTTCCTTTAAGGCGTCGCGCACGTCCCATTCGCCTTGTAGCCGGTCTGCGGACGCTTCGTAGCGGCCCGCAGACCGGCTAAGTCACACTGGCTGCCGAGTTTCGCCGGATAGCGATATCCGTCCACCTGCTTTATCCACTGTCGAATATCGTGCATGGTGATATTTAATGCACATTAGTTGCTCTCACGTTTCTTGCGGTTCTCGATCAAATACTCCCGCATGGTTTTGGTCCGTTCCCGGAGTTCGTCGTCGCTCAACCCTTCCATGGATTTCGCTAGAGCTTTAATCCAGGCCAAACGCGCCTGATTGTTCGGATCATCCGACATGGTCATCGATCCCGCTAACGATAGTTGGTATTCCATTGGCCTTGACGCTGTTGATCCTGTCGCTGCTGATGTTTGTTCAGTTCATGCCCCCCGATACAGCCAGCAATGGCGCCCAGGATGCCGTGATGGGCGAGATGACCGGCCGCGCCCCCGGCAATTCCCCCACTGATGCAACCGATCGCCTGGGCGGGCCTAATCTGATTCAGCGCGAACACGCCGACCAGAGCGACGATGATGAGACAACGCATGCGTAACCCTCCATATCACCGACTGAGTTTGTGAAATTCCATGGTATCCCCGGACGCGGTCAAATCCAGCACCTGCCCGTCCGCAGACAGTTTATAGGTATCATGCTCCACGGTCGGCGCGCCATGGGCCACTGTGACATGCGACTGGCTCGGCGTGAACACCAGGGTGCCACTGGTCGCGCTGGCAACCGTCTGCCGATAATAGCCCGCCATCTCGGCGATGGTTTCTTTGTTTTTGGTCGTCTCGCTGTTCCATTGACCATCCGGTTCAACGTTCATTTCGATAGTCACACCATCATTCAGATCGGCGATCCAATATCCGGCCACGCTGGCATCGGCCAAGGCCAGCGTTGGCCACGCCAGCAGTAGACCGCCGACAATAAACAGTTTCATTCGATTCTCCTTGGAAGTGTGAACCACGCGATGTTCCCTCATTGGTAGGCAACCGTCAACTCCTGCCGCAAATCTCACAGGCGCCATCAACCAGCGCCCAGAACTGTCAGTTTCAGCCTCGCCCACGGTCCCGACGGTTGACGCTGTGGTCTATAGGTTTTATTGTTGGTCTCGTCACCAGGAGAGCAAAATGCAGGCGCCATGGCGGGTCAGTGATCTCATCCATGAAATGGACATCAAAGGATTTCTCATCATGTGGCGGGGCAATCGACCAATATTGATGCGGCTCGCAGGGACCAACGATTTATTCCTGCCGGTGTTTTCGACCGAAGAAAAACTGCAAGCCATGGACATGCCATTTGATAGTGTCAGACGCATCGATGACATGGCGGGTTTTCTCGGCAGTTTGCCATTTCGCACGCTGGATGGCTGTCGTCTGCGGATCATTGTTGATCCCTATCAGACGGCGCGCGGGACCACGCGGTTCCGCGAGATATGGCGACCCATTCATTAAGCCATTTAACACTCATTCGGTGGTCGGTGGCCAGTGCCGAGACCGGCCACCTTGATAAGCCAGACCACCACCCACACTTAACGTGCTGCTGAGTTTAGCCGACGAATTTCAGTAGACGGGAGTACCAAGGTTTACGATCGGGCATACCGGCAATGGCAATAATCCTGCCATGATCCCAAATCCCCAAACATTCGTCATGGATGGTCCCGTCGAGATCACAGTAGGTGACATTGAGAATAGGATCGTCGTAGAAATATTCAACGGTAAATTTGGCGTCCCAGATGTTGCGGTGTACCGTGGCGGCGACTTTGATGATCTCGGCCGGAGCGGCTGTTTGATCCGGCGTGGTCATCAATTGGGTCACCGAATTTGATAGCTGTCGTTTGATCACCCTGAAATTGGGTTCGTATTGCAGATCGCCAAACGGCAGTTCGTTCTGTTCCCGTGGGAACCAGTCGTTACCCATTGCCCGACTCGCTAGTTGCCGCTTGGTCCAGAAGGCATGGCCTTCCGCAATAAGTTGCGCCTGATAGGGACCGATCGCCGCATAGCGTTCAAGCACAAGACTTTTGTGCTCTTGAACGATCTGGTGCGGCACGGGCTGGATACCGATCGCTGCCAAGGTGTTGGGGATCAGGGCTGGGACATCGAGATGGTTTTGACCAGGGGGGTTATCGAATGGCATATGGTTCACCTTTCACATAACTGGTTAGGCATGACCATGGTCTGTCTAATTCGATGTTCTGTCAATGGCTTTTTAAATTGTTAATGACTTTTTGAAAATCGGTTCGATCGTAGTGAAGGAGGCTTGTTTTCTGGTACGCGGGATGATGATGTCTTTGGTTTTCAAAAACCGCCCACGATCTCCGGAGTTCAGAAAGCCGATCAGAACATGGCTGATGTCGGAGGCATCAACCTGGACCAGAAACACCGCAATGTTGCCGACTTTTTCCAGGTAGCGTTTCATCGGTTCGGTTTTGGTGCTGAAATGCGCGTAAGGCACGTACACAAACTGCGAGTAACATTCGAAGGGCAGATGCACGCCAACGCTGCCGAGAACGCGGCAATGCTGTTTCGCTTGATCGATATTCCAAAGGCTTAATTCTGTCATGCTGCGTCCTTAGCAAGGATTCGACAGGGGTCAGATCAAGTTGGGGATCGTTTGGCTCGGCGGCTAAAATGAAGCTTGCTCATTTTCCCGCCAATCCGCAGGACCGGCCTCCACCAGTGGTATCCACTGCCGAAGATTATATATCATCACCTATTTACAAACCGCACAGAAACATGTTATCTCTGAGTTAGGAAGGGACCCCTGCTATGTGCTACCCATCGTGCCTGCATTTCGTCGGATTCAGAGATGATGCTTATCTCCGGGCGGTCAGGCTGTTCGGTCGCCCCGACATGGTGCATCGGTTCTGGGACAAACGTGCGGTCGGGGACGTGGCGCCGGGTGATACTGTGGTATTCGCGCGCGACAAGGACTGGCAACGTTATCTCACCGGACAGCCAACACCGTTTTCATTCAATGACTCCGAGGAATTTTGACCTTCGTTGCGATGCGTGAGTTCGCGCATGGATGGATTTCCTGATATAGAAAACTGGCGCTAGTCGATGAGCGGCGCCTAAATATCACACGCAGTGAAGGAAAAGACAGATGAGTTTTTTGAGTGGCATTGTCGGCAATCTGATGGGGCAGACCGAAGGCGGTGCATCGCCCGTGCATGACGTGTTGGCGGGCTTGGTTGGTGGCGGCCAGCAGGGCGACATTTCGGCGAACCAAGGCGGCCTGACCGGATTGATCGAAAACTTCCAGCAGGCCGGTCTGGGCGACATGATTCAATCATGGATCGGCAACGGGCCGAACCAGTCGGTGCTTCCGGAGCAAATCCGAAGTGCCATGGGCAACGAATGGGTGCAGCGCATGGCGAGCGCTTCGGGTCTGGTGCCGGAAGACCTCCTCAATCATCTCAGTCAGCATCTGCCCAATGCGGTCGATGCGATGACGCCGGATAGCCGTATCGATTAATGCTGTCCGTGGTAGATCACCACATTGGTATCGCCCATAAGATGGCGGTTGACCGACATCGATTGAACGAAGACTTTGTAATTGCCTAGCGCACGCGGCGAGACGGTGATCTGACCGGAGTCCGGGAAGCCCAGCATCTGCCGGGCGACCCGGCCGGTATAGAATTTCGCGGTCGTCTTGTCCTGAATGATGATGTGTTTGCGTTCCTGCACCTTCTCGGTCTTGGTGAGTTGATAATACGCTGATCCCTGGCTGTAGCTGCCATTGCGAGTGGTGACGAATTCCCTGATCTCGATGCGATTTTGTTCGATCGGCACGTAGAGTTGCAGGATCAGGCCGGAAATGTCCTCCAGATTCGCTTTCACCTCTTGCGTGCTGAGTTGCGACAAATCGGCATAAAACCGGGTGGTGCTGGTTTCACCCTTGCTGCGGGCGGCGTAAAAGCGGTTAAACGCGGTCGAGGTTGCCGCACTGGCCACCTCGACGCCGCGATCGGTTTGTTCCCATTCCAAGATGTTGCCAGGGTGGATGCCATGCCGGATCAGGGTCTTTGCGTCGCCCTTCGGCACCCGGAAGACGAAGGTCCAGCGATCGGTGTTTTGCAATTGCTTGATCTTCTCAGTCAGGCGCGCGGCCGTCCAGCGGCCGGATCGATTTTCCTGCCCGTCCGTGATCACCATCACCAGAAAGGAGACCTCCAGATCATCGGCATCCGGCACGGCGGCCATCATTTCGATCAATTCGCCAATCGAATCAAACAACGGGGTGCCGTACCCATCTGCGACGTATTGGGCCTCCGGGATCGCGCGCAGAACCTGCACATTGGAATTGACCGTCTCGCGGATCACGGCGGCCTTTGTACCCACGCCACATTTCACCACGTTGACGATGGTATCAATCGCATTTTCGCGGGCGGCGATCTGAATGGTGGCGATGTTGTTGTTGTAATCCCGGCAGGCGGGACGGGCGATATGGGCCATCGACTGGCTGTGGTCGCGAGAAATTCCGACATATTGCTTCATGATATTTGCCTATGATAATTGCCAATACAGTATTCGCATACTGTAGTGCTATTTATCCAGAAAATTCAGCAGTAATGCGGAAATATTCGACTTGAAGAACTGATGTAAGCGAGGGAACCGCAGTTCGTTCGAGGCTATCGAAGGCGCAGATGACGGGGATCGAAGACGATCAGGGTGCCAACTTCACCCAGCAGAGCGTCGGGAAACTCGGCATCCGGCCGGGTAATTTCGATGCCATCGTAGCCCGCTGCTTGCAGTTCAGCGCGAAACGCCGCGACAGTCTCCGGACTGCTTCGGCGCGGAAACCGGTCATAATATTGATTGATGGGTAATTTGAAATAACGCCCGTGCCGCAGCATCAGCGCCATGACGTGCTTGTCTTTGCTGAACGCCGGGTAATTGGCAGCATGCTGCGCATCGCGGCTGACAAAATGACCGAGCAGCGCCGTGGGATGACTGCTGCTGTCGCCGCGATGCGCATCGTCAAATGTCGTGAAATGGCGATCGGTGCCATGATAGACTGGATGTTCGCCTTCTACCAAACGCATCCATTGACGCAGATTAGACAAATCGCACCCACTTTATGCCAGATTGCCTTATTTAACTCCCTGACGGGGGTCCGTGTCCAGCGCCTTCCCACCGACCGAGCACGATCTTGAGTTTGGCCAGCATGTCCTCACGCGGCATAGTGCCGATGTAGTTGAGACCGGTCTCCTCGGGCATGAAAACCAGCAAGGCGATATCTTCCTTCGGATAATATCCCTGGACGGCCTTGATGGCTGCCCGCATGCGTAGATCATTTTGAATTTCGTTCATTGTTTCCCTCCTGCACCGAGCAATCATAGCAGATGATCGGATCAGCAGTCTCACGGTGGAACGACATGTGGGTCGGTTGCGCGCACACCGTGCAGTTCACCGGCTGGCGCAAGATGCCGAAAATGAGGTCGAAGTACTGGGCGTCTTCGTCAGGGTGATAAAACGCACCACACGTATAGGCTTCTGTGATCATTGTAGCTCCCCCTCGACAAGTTAACTTATTCCGATCCAACCCAGCCCGGCAAATAATCAGCCGTTTGCCCCCTCGCAAGTTTCACCGCGTCAGCCAAGGCGTCGGCAAAATTGTCTGCGATGGCGGCCTTCTTGACGTGACGGCGCAAAAAATCCGCCCAGAGAAACTCGGAATAATTTGAGATATCCTTGGCGAAGCCGCCCGCCCGTCGCAGCGATCCGGCGAGCGATCGATACGGATCATCAGTCAGCTTATCAATCGTCTTAGGGATGTCGGCAAATTTGACCCGCTCGCCATCATCGTCATAGGGATGGCACCATCTGTTGAGGTCGAGAACAGTCCAGAACGACGCCTTTTCGACCCGGCGCAAATCGGCGACCTGATTGGTCAGGACCATTTCGACCCCTTCATCCACCAAGGCGCGCGCCAGATGATGACGGTCCACCATATACATGCGATCTTTGCGCGCCAGGACGATGGGAATCACGTGACGGGCAAGAAACTCCGGCCCGTCATGTTCGATACGTTTACGCCACAGTTTGCGTTTCTGTTCAACTTCGTGATAGCCAACCGTCATCTGCGTCGGCCTCAGGTCGGTGAGTTTGACAGGATGTAATGCAGGAACGATCACGGGCACTGGTTTACTCCTCAATCGGTTCGCAGCGCATCATAACTTGATCATCCAGTTTGGCAAAGTCCTTTTATGCCTCCCATCACCGCCCGCGCTTGCGGGCAATGATCTCGGTATCCACCCCGGAGAACAGGTCGATGATCTCCACCAGTTCATGCGCGTTGTGCAGGAACTCGATCTCATTCTTGATTTCCACCCAAGCCTTGGTGATAAACACCAAGACAAGCTGACGTTGAGCGTCGGTCAATGTCTTATCCACCATCATGCAAACTCCATTTTGTTCGACACCGCTATAAGGCCGCCCAGGAGGCTGCCCAGTGGCCTGTGGCGATGGCGGCAGGGCCACTAGCCAAAACAGCACGCACGCCGCCTAGCATGGCTTAGAAGCCCGTAGCGTGGCTATTTGAACGCACACCCCTCGACTTCGCCGGTTTGGTATTGATTGCAGATCATGGTTTTCCTTTGCACCCCGATCGCCTGCCGCACCAGATTGGGCGTCCGGAGCGTGGCGGTCTTGTTTTGACAATCGAGTGTGAGACTGACGTGTTCGTCGTGGTCGATGCTGACATCCTGGATCGTACACGTCACCCCGGAGGCGATGATGGTGTGAGCGGCCGATGAGGTCATGAGCATGTTGGCCAGCACCGCGAGAACCAGCAGGGCGGCGAGCGCCGCATAATGCAGCACCAGCCTTGCGCTATCAAAGGGTATCAACTTCATGTGCCGCCTCCACAAACTTGATTATGGGACACAACCGCGCTTTGAGCGCGCCGTAATAGTCGCCGATCACCCGCCAAAATCCCGGCCGGGTTGGATCGACCGGTTTGGCTGGATGCGTCAGAAGGTAGGATTGCCGCCAGTGGCCGAGAGCGTTCAGGAGCAGGATCAGCCCGAAGAGCAAACTGCCGATGCCACCGAGCGTCAGGATCGCCTGGATCACCAACTGGGTGACATTGATGAAGCTGAACAAAATGAGCGGCAACACAAATACCACATAAAGCACATAGCCAAACACCGAGAGCGTCACCAGAAAAATCAGATTGCCCCATACCAAGATGCGGAAGAAGTGGCACAAATCTGTGCCACGGGCATATTTTGTCAGGCGGGAACTCTCAAACGCCAGCGCGCGCTGGGTCGAACAAAAGCGATCGATCACCCGACAGCACCAAAAGAACCATCGGACATACCACAGTTGGGAATGTAAGTTCATTGTCCCTCTCGATTTCCTGGTTTGAGCAGTGTCCCATAGTCGGTCCGGGCTGACTATCCAAAATAATTTTTGGTTAACCAAACAAACCTGTTGACAAACCCGTATAACGTGGTATTTTCGTTGCCAGTGAATGAGGTTGGTGTGATGAGCAAGCGCGAACAGGCAGGAGATGGCGGCGTTGCGGGAGGCTTTGGCGATCGCAACGTATTGGTCACCCGACCATAAACTGTCCGGCCTCGCAAGCGGGAAGTCGAGTTCAAAGCCAAAACCCAACTGGCTAGCCTGATCGCCACCAAAGACTTTCAACGCAATCTGGAGATCAAACCGATGGCTAACATGGCAGTTGTGACTTATCTTTCGCCCAAAGGTCGGAAGATGTCGCGTGATGTAGTAGATCACAGCTTCGCGGGCATATTGACGTACGCGCGCAAAGTGGCGCAGCGGCCTGGGGTGCGGAATGTCAAACTTTGGAGCCAGGGTGGAAAATTGCTCGCATCGCCCCGCGCCGTGCGCTAAGTTGGCCGGATGTAATCACCATGAGGCAAACCAATGTGTTTGGTGGAGGGTGAAGATAACCCGCCGAAATTCTTCCGCGAACTGACCCCACTCGCCCACAAACAACACCAGTGCGGCGAGTGCGGCCGGGTCATCCAACCCGGCGAACGATATATCAGGGCGTCCGGCAAATGGGATGACCGGACCTCAACTCACAAGATTTGTGCCCATTGCCGGATCGCCGCCGAATGGCTCAACGAAGCCTGTGGCGGCTATCTGTTTGGCGCCGTGCATGAGGATTTTGCCGAGCATGCCACAGGTTCATTTTCCATGCTGCGTATCGTTGTCGGGTCCCGCCGCAGGTGGCGCAGCTTTGCCGATCCTGCTATACTCATGCCGATACCCGCTGAACCGGCATTGACGCCATAGTCCAATCGAGGGAAACCGATGGAACGCTACGAATTGGAAGAAAAGCTTGAGCAGATCATCGCAGCAAGCGGGGTATCAACCGAGGAAATCATCGAGACCTTGGAACGGATGCTGGAACGCTATAACGAAGACCTGGAGAGCTAGACATCTCGCTGCGACCGTTACACGGTGCAGAACGAAGGGAGTTGTCCGTTGACAACTGCAACAATCGATCGGCTTATCTATTTTCTGGAAGACACCGCCAATACTTTAGATCAAATGGCGCGCGACAGTCTGACCGGCGGCTGGTCCACCCATCAGGTGGATGCCCATCGGCGCTTGGCAGATGCCTGTCGCCGTCAAGCCGCCGAGGCCAAGTTTGGCAGATTGGGAGAGAACCCCTAACCAAAGGATTGAGCATGCCTGACCGCAACCGGAGCGGGACGACGATGGAGATCAACGTTCCGCTCGTGAAACTCGTCGTGTCTACACACAGCTATACCGGAAGCGATCCGCAGACCCAACCAGGGGTGCATATTCATGTCGATACCACCCCTGAGTCAGTTCTCTGCACCGGCGAAGATGGTGTGGCGTTTTATCGCTTCCCCATGGGCGTGATCCCGCGCGATCAAGTCCGCAGACTGCGCAATCTGCTGACCGAATTTCTGCTGGATTTTCCGGAGGAAGAAGTCTGACTGAATGCCCCTGTAGTGGCCACTGCGTCGCTCGGATAGGCGCATAACTGGATATTGCTGGTCCGACTCCAGCCAGGGGCATGCGCAGCCGGGAGTTGCTGGGGCGTGAAGTTCATGCTAGCGAGCGAGCATGAAACATTCAGTCCGGCCCATCATCGCGGGTATGGTTTTATTCTGTATCCCGGCCTTTCTCAATCGCTCCCCGCTGCTGTTTAGTGATAGCCGATCGTACTATATCGGCGGCAAAATGGTCCTCGATCGAGCCCTCAGCGTGGTGCAGAGGCTGCTCGGACGGACAACCCTATCGACCGAGGTGGTGGTCACCCACGCCAAAGCCGTGCGATCGATTTTCTATTCGCTGCTGTCCTACTTATTGGCCAGCAATATGACGTTATGGGCGATCATTCTGGTTCAGGCGGCGCTCGCGGCCTGGGTTATCGTCGCCACCAATGCCACATTCTGCCGCCCCGCCCGTTCGCTTCCCCTGCTGGTGTTTCTGACCGTGTTTAGCTCTCTGCCATGGGCGGTCTCGATGTTCATGCCAGACATCTTCACCCCGTTAACCGTGCTCTCCTTGCTGTGTCTGCTGCTCGGGTGGGATGCTCTGAGTCCGACTCTGCGCAAGGGGTTGCTCGTGATGTTTCCGGCCAGCCTCGTCATGCATCTGACCAATCTGCCGATCGCCCTCGGGGTGACAGTGATGGCAGCGGCAATGCACTGGCGCTCGCTATGGGTCGAAAAGGCGCGGTGGCTCTCGGTCATCGCTGCGCTCTGTGTGGCAGTTCTGGCCATGCTGAGCGTCAGTGTCGTAGGCTTCAACAAATGGACCCAGGCCGCAAAACCCGCCCTTCCTGCTGGCGCGGTCGATCGCGGATGGTCCGGCTAAACTGTATTTGCTGGAGCATTGCCCGCAAATCAAGCTGGTGATGTGCCAGTATCTGGATCGCCTCAACACGGACGCCGATGATTTCATTTGGAGCAGCAACGGGGTGTTTTCCAATGTCTCGCCAGAGGAACAGGATGCCATCCGCGCCGAGAACGGGCCGATCGTGATCGCCGCCGCGCTCGAATATCCCTGGCTGCAAATCGAAGCCACCACATTCGATATCATCGATCAGTTGTTGTATTTCGATCTGCACGATAGTCGGTTCCCCAATTCAGCCCAGATTACCCGCACCGAGATGACCAGTTCGATCGGACTGACCTATCCCGATTGGGTGTTCGCTTTGTCAGTGCTCGATTACATCGTGGTGGCAGGGTCCTGTTTGACCCTGGCATGGCTCTGGGGAACCGGCGAACTCAGCCCGCAGATGAAGCAACTGATCAGTCTGATCATCCTGGCGGTGCTGCTAAATTCGTTTACCGGCGCCATCTCGCAACCCTCGGCGCGGTATGGCGCGCGGATCATTTGGCTGCTGCCGATGGTCGCATGGTTGGCGGCCGTCCGGGGAACTAGATTGCAGTTACAGAATGAGTTTCGCTTTGAGAACACCGGCTGATCGCGCTGCCGTCATGCTCGGGTTTAGCTGCGCGGTAGTTCACGTGGACAATGCCGAGCATCCGTTCGGCCGGATGATAAATAGGTGGGTATGCGCTACCATGAAATCATCACCAATTCTGTCACCGAAGCATTGGATCATTCCCAGCGATTATTGTTTCACGGCACCACGTTCCTTCGCGCATCTGAGGTGATTGCTGATGACCAGCTAGATGCTCGAACCACCGACAATGCACGCGGCTTAGGTCATGGAACTAAGGGGGTCAGTTTAACGCGCTCGTACCAGTTTGCTACAAATTTCCGCTTGGCTCGTCGATCGGTGGTGTTTGTGCTCGATGGCCGTCATCTCGTTACGCAACCAGTGGCCTATTGGTCAGCCGAGGAGCGGCGCAAGAATGGTCGAGCAGATGAAATGGAGGAATACCATATCGGCCCAATCGCCCCTCTGTCGCGTTATTTGATCAGTATCAACAGCGTTGCATCATTCGATATGTGGTACAAGCAAGTTACTGATACCCCTGACAACCCGTATGAACCGGCAGAGAAAACCAATCTGGTGCGTCAGGCGATCGAACGAGGGTTTCCGATGGCCAAGAAGCTTTGGAACCGCTGGAAGCCGGTTCAAGGCGTCGCATCATGACCAACGACTCTCGCACCTGCTGGGCTGGTGGCGGCCGGAGCCATTGAGGTCGATCGGCGCGGCATCGCGGCTGTGATCGAGCGCCAACGCCCGGTCTGGATCGCCGAATATGAGGCCGCCCGTGAACGCGGCCAGGAGCGCCCCTGATGGCCCGACCGGATGACCGACCCTGTGATAGACAAACTGCCGCTTGACGTGCTTAATAGAATCAGGATACATATACCGCCATGTTCACAACCTCACCCATGATTGCGCTCCGCAAGACGGCCAAAGCCGATGGGATTGTCGTGCGCGTCGTCCGAATGCGACATCGTCATGTCGTCTAGGGATTGATGGCTGGTAGCGAATGCTGCCCGGCCCACCGATTCTAGATTGGTTATGGGCGCGTAGTTCAGGGGTAGAACGCCTGTTTTACAAGCAGGATGCCGGTGGTTCGAAACCATCCGCGCCTACCAATCCCCGAAATGTGGTTTCTTGTGAATAACAGGGCAGTGGTGAAGTTGTCGGCGACCGCACCTGACCAACTTTAAATGGCGGGACTTCTCGGGAAGGGACGCGTTTCATAAGCGCATCTAGACCGGTTCGATGCCGGTACCCGCCACCATCCCTCAGAACAACCGGCTTGTTGGCGCGATAGATAGCGGCTCAACAAGCAAGGTTAGTCGTCCATGAGTGATGTTCCCAACTATACCCATTATCTTCGTCTTGCCTTCACCGGATACTGGACCGACAGTTGTCCCTCGGCCGAGAAGTTCTACGTTTTGGGCAAAGCCCTCAACGTTACTCTGACCGATGTCTACGAACTAGAGTCTGAAGTGCTTGGCATGATGACAGAATGGTACGGCGACCGCATCACCGAGGTCACCTATATCGGCCATATCAATGTCAGGTTGTCCGACACTGATGTGATCGACGAGGGTTGGTATGTGTTTGACCCAGAATCCATCCAGCCGCTGCCGGTGGGCTGAGCGTGGCGAAGAAAAACCACAGTTCAGATTAAGCTGATCTCGACCGCTGATACCGGATACTTCTACGTCACTACCAAGAACTCTCGCAGCAAAGCGAACAAATTGGTGCTGCGCAAGTATGACCCGGTGGTCCGTAGACATGTCGATTTCAAGGAAACCAAAATCAAATGATGAACGTGAACTAAAGCTGGTGGGGGCTGAGGGGGTCGAACCCTCACTTCCTAACGGAAACCTGATCTTAAATCAAGCGCGTATGCCTTTTCGCCAAACCCCCTTTGAGGCTTCCAGATTGGATGGTGTGGGCGAGAGGAATTGAACCTCCACGATCCTCTCGGACCAACAGGGTTTGAGCCTGTCGCGGCTGCCGTTACGCCACGCCCACACAAAGAAAAACCCCCTTACCGATCTGGCAAGGGGGTTCGCCCGTCGCGTGGGATCGGTGATGGGGGTCAGGTTAAGCGTAAGGTGCGATGCGGGTGCATAATTCCGCTATTATGTAGCAAACGCCACCAAATCATCCGCTGGAGTAGCCAGATGCCCAAGTCGCTCGCGAGCAATATTAGCATAAACAGGGTTCAATTCGATCAGCGTCGCTCGTCTGTTCAATTCACCAGCAACCAAGCCGGTCGTTCCGGCGCCCCCAAACGGATCAAGCACCAACTCTCCTTCGGGACATCCAGCAAGAATGCAGCGCCGGGCTAATTCTGGTGGCATCGTGGCAAAATGTGCGCCGTGAAATGGCTTTGGGGCAATAGTCCAGACATTCCGACCGTTGCGTGTTACGTTGTTCAGAAATTCTCGGGTATATCCACCTAAAACCTGCTTTGCCTCGGCAGCAAGCTTCATCACTTCGGACGTGTTGTGCCCAAATCCGTCTTGCGTGATTTGAGACTTACCCACATCGGTAATCCCGCAGGCGCGTAGTGCAGCAAGATGGGCTGATGTTAAACCGCCGCGCTCAGCCAATTCCAACGCCCGTCGCATTTGCGGCCGATCAATCACGGCAGATGGTTCAGCCAACGAATCGGCATCGTAATAATAGTGCGGACGTTTGGATAATAAATAGACCTTTTCGTGGGCACTGGTAGGCCGATCACGTACGGCTTCCGGCATTTGGCTGGTTTTATGCCATATGATTTCGCTTCGTAAAAACCAGCCATCGGATTGAAGCCCAATCGCTACACGTGACGGAATCATCATCAGGTCTTTAGGCTTATAGCCGCTCGGTACGGTTTTTTCGCGTCGCTTACCTGTGACGTTGTCGATATACGCCTGTCCAGTCGAGTGAAATGCATCACTATGCGATGTGCCCTGCTTGCCGTGATGGGTCGCCGCATAACTGTCGCCCAGATTGAGCCAGACCGTGCCATCGTCACGCAACACGCGCCGCACCTCGCGAAACACGTCCACCAGTCTTGCCACGTAGGCGTCAGGTGTCTGTTCCATGCCGATCTGACCGTCAACTTGGTAGTCGCGCAGGCCAAAATACGGCGGCGAGGTCACACAGGTCTGAAAATGGAACTTAGGTAGTGTTTGCAATATTCCCATGCAGTCTCCGATATGGAGATGGATACTTTGAGAGTTCTGAAATTGTATAAGGTCATCTAATGGCATTCAACTACTATAAAGGCTCTCTATTCTGTAAGACTATTTATTAATGACTGAATGGGCGGTTTGGTGGCGTTTGCTACATAATACCGCATAATTCTATATATCATCCTCAATCAGGTCTTGGAAGCCGCGACCTCTTCACGGTGTGAGAATTGCGGTGCTTCGCGCCGAGGTGATCACCCCGGCTGTGACCAAGGCGGCCATCCAGGTCGTTACGATCGGACCGCTAATCAAATTGACCATGCCGACCACCGCGCCAAAGGTCATCGCCTGGGCGATGCTGGCGTTGGTAGTGGCGTAAGTTTCGATGGCGGATTGTTCAGCCGGTGTGAAGCGTGCCCAAAAATTAGCGATGGGAATGACCGTGGGCGGCGGAGGTGTCGGCATCGGATCAGGCGTATTCGGCACTGCCAGCCATGTTTGATAATCCAGCCAATCCTGCGACGTGATCGGGGCCGGATTGTCGTAGATGTAAACATTGTCCGACGTGCGCAGCACGACAATCGAGATAGCCGTTAATTGATAGAGCGCCATGTGCTAGATTCCCAATGTCTGTTCGATCGACCGCAACCGCGCATCGATTTCTTTGAAAGCGTTCAGTGCAGCGAAGATCAGCGGTTTTTCATCAAAGCTAAGCTGTCCCGGCAACCGTGTCCGTTTGATATCTTCCGGCTTGTGCCCGTGGGAGATAGGATCGTCCGTGAAACGAACACATTCCGGCACGAACGGTTGGGCCTGTTGTGCGGTGACACCGTGCCAAACCTTGTCATCCTTGGTGGTGCCACCCAGGCCGTTATATTCAAAGCTGACTGGCTCTAATTGAATGATGTCGGCCAAGCCGCGTGTGTAAGGGCGCACGTTGCGTTTGGTTCGCTCATCCGAAATATTTGACGCAGACATCGTGCCGTAGACGACGAAATGCCCGCCAATGGCCTCGGAGAAATACAACGCCTGAACGGCCGGACTGGTAACAAAAAAGGCATAATTGCCGTTGCCCGCAACCCATTGATGCAACCAGTAAGTCTCATAGTTCATACTGCGATTGCCGTAACTATCAATGCCGAGAAAGAAATTGTTGGCTGCGGCATTGGAATAGAGTATCCCGTTCGCATATAGCTGGGTGCCAATAGTTGCAGTGGTGCCGACGTTGACGCTCTCGCCGACGGACATCTGGAGCGGAGTGCTCCATCCGGTCGTAGTACTCTCGGCTTGCAAGGTCAGATTGGTTGCACCATAGCCCATGTAGCCCATACGGGTTCCGCCCGCATTGAAGAACCCGAAGTACCCCGTATCGACAGTGTTACCGGGGGTAGCCTGGAGGCTTCCCACGCTCGCTGCGGTGACGTTCACATTGGCGAATGTATAGGCTCCGCCCGTTTGGACAAAACTCTGCGGGTAAATCGTCGAAGCGATAAAGCCAACATCGGTGGCATCAACGGTTACTTTGGCGCCAGTACCAGCCGTTGACCATCCGAGATACACCTTATCGGTGGTCTGTCCCGTGCCACCCCCTTGCTGGACCGGCGTGAAGCCCAAGGACGCCTGACGCGAGGTATCCACCGGATGCACATGATCGGCGGCGGCAAACGTGGTGCCCGAACCCACGGCAGCGGTGCTGTTGATCAAGGGCAGGGCGGGGCTGATCTGGCCGAGAACAAAAGCTGTGGTGGCGATCTGCGAACTGGAATTGTTGATGGCGGGAGTGGGCGCAATGGCGGTGCCGGACAGTGCAATACCGTTATTTGCGGTAATCAAGCCAGTTGCCCGGTTGATCAAAAGAACTGGTGTGTAGAGAAACGTCCCAGCGTCATTGAAGGCATATAATTCTAAGTTTGATCCGGCATTACTACCAGTTTCTGCTGTTGCATCCGCGAACAGACACCAGCGATTGAGACCGGCTGATTGCCACCAGACTTGGCGATTGTTACCAGTCGCCGCATCGAGAACCAGACTCACCGAGGCGGCAGTACTGCTGCCAATCGTGATGGTTCCAGCGGCCAGTAATGCGGCGATTTGGGTTGTGGTCAGGGCCGTGAAAGACAGTGCCGTGATGGTGAGATAGACCAGTGCTGTCCCGCTCAGGCTCAGCGCTGTTCCGCCGAGCGAGGAGGATGACACAGTGCGGCTCAGCGTTTCGGCGCCAGACGTATAGACACCTGTCCCGACCTCCCAAGCATTGGCGGTGTCTTGGATGGCATAATACACCGTGGCGCCCGAGGTCAAAGCCCCAGCCGTGACCGCTGCGGCAAAGCTCCGAAAACCCGCGCTTGCCGCACCAAGCGCAATCGTTCCGGTGCCGGTTGTTGCTGTTGCGACTGATACTCTATCTGCGAACTGAATTACAGGGGTCGGCAACGAATTCGAAAATGGTGCGGTTGGCGGTGTGAATGCGCCTGCATAACGGGCCACGCCGACCGTAATACGCACTTCATCGATATAGCCGGGGAATGTGCCGTTGTTTGGATGGGTAATGCCATAGGTAGTATTGCCGATTACACCGCCTTGATTACTTGAATAAAATGCGCCGACGATAACTTGCGAGCAGAGGACTGCACCATTGACATAGACCCGAAGGGTGTTGGTTGCGTCGCGATCCGTCGCCACATGATACCAAGCGTTCAACGATGGCGTATAGGCGCCGCTTGGTCCGGCGCCGTCATAACCACCCGTTGAATATGAGAAACCTATCGACCCGGCGAACCAGCCGAATAGCCAGCCATACTGACCGCCAACATCCCATTGGCTGATAATGGTATCAACACCGGAACCAGTGAATGAGGTGAAGTTGACCCACGCTTCAACAGTAAACTGACCAGCACCAAGATAAGCATTTGATGCTAGTGATCCAAACTGAACACCCGTGCTGACAGCTAAACATCCTGTACCAAACTTAGGACTTGCGGTACTGATCGAATCCGTCCCGCTGTCTGGGGCGAACATCACCAAATTATTTGGAGAACTGTCGATAAAGGTCGTTGATCCGTTTGTGCCATCAAAATGGGCAAGCAGACTCACATTTGAAAAATAGGGATCACCCATTATATTCTCGTTTACTTCCCGAAGCTATTGAATATTTAGCCCATAGATAGTTCACCGAAGGTGTTGATCAATCAATGCCTGTTCGATACGTTCCAATCGGGCGTTGATTTCTTTGAATGCATTGACCGAAGCAAAAATCAACGGCTTTGCATGAAAACTCAATTGGCCGGGCAACCGGCTCGGCGTAAACGGTTTCGCCGGATCGGGGCGCGGATCATGAGTCAGCGCCACGCATTCAGGGACGAAGGGTTGCGCCTGTTGGGCGGTCACGCCATGAAACACCCTGCCATCTCGGGTGGTGCCGCCCAGGCCGTTATATTGAAAACTGACCGGCTTTAGCTGGATAAGGTCAGCCAAACCACGGGTGTAGGATTGCACATTTTCTTTGGTCCGAGCATCCGACACGTTCGCGGCTGTGACCGTTCCAGTCACCGTGAAATTGCCCGAACCATCGCAGTAGTATAACGGAGTACCCGCATTATTTGCGTAAATGTAATAGCCATCGCTCGCGCGCCAATAGTGCTTCCAGCCACTGGTGCTATAGTTCATAACCCGATTGCCTGAACCATCAATGTTCAGATAAAACGCATTGGCTGAACCACAGGCATAGGTCGCGCCACCGGACACGACATTGCCCCCGACGACACAATCGGTTCCAACACTGAGGGTCGTGCCGCAAGCGAAATTGAGATTGGTCGCCCAGCCGATGGTGCCGTTTTCGACTGCCAGATTGAGAACGCCAGTAGCGGCACCAAAGCCCGCATACCCCTGCTGGGTTCCGGCCGGATTGTAAAACGCCGCGTAGCCGGTGTTTGATGCCGAACCTGGAACCAGTAGAATCGACCCCACACTGGTCGAAGTGACATTGACACTGGCAAAGTTGACAGAGGTGCTGCTTTGGGCGTAATTTTGTGGATAGACGGTCGTAATCAGGTTCCCAAGGTCGGTCGAATTGACGGTTATTTTCACCCCGGTCAGTGCCGAATTCCATCCCATATAGACTTTGTCAGCGGTCGTCTGCCCGGTTCCGCCCCCTTGCTGGACGGGCGTAAAGCCGATTACTGCCTGCCGCGAAGTGTCACTGGGATGGCCATGATCGCTCCGGGCGAAGGTTGAGCCAATGCCACTCGTGGCCGTGCCATTGATCAATGGTAGCGTCGTGCTGGCCTGACCCATAACATAGGCCGTGGAGGCGATCAGGGTGCTGGAATCGTTTAAGGCGGCGGTCGGCGTCGAGGTCGTACCGATGATCGCGATTCCATTGTTGACCGAGACTAGACCGGTTGAACGGGTGATCGTCAAGGGCGTGTAAAGCGCGGTTCCTGTGTCGCTCTGATTGCTGATGGACAAATCCGATCCAGCATTGCCGCCGGTTTCCGCAGTGTTGGTGGCATAAATCGCCCACCGATTGAGACCGGTTGTTTGCCAGTAAATGGCTCGCGTTGTTGCGGATGCTGCATCGAGTACGAGTGCGCTTGTGGCTGAAGTGTTGCTGCCGATAATAGCAACAGGCGCACTCAGCGCTGCTACCGTCAATGTCGTCAACAGGGCGGGGAGCAAGTTTGCTGTTGCTGTGAGATAGATCGAGGCCGATCCTGTCAAGGTCAGCGCCGTAGTCCCGCCAAGTGAGGATGCTGACACAATGCGGGTCAGTGTCTCGGCCCCGAACGTATAGACCCCACTGCCAACTTCCCAGGCATTGCCGCTATCTTCGATGGTGTAATAGACGATAGCGCCACTGGCCAGATCACCGGCAGCTAGGGCCAGGGCAAAACTGCGGAAACCCGGAACCGCCATACCAAGAGTGATCGTGCCGGTGCCGGTTGTTGCAGTTGATACTCGCACCCTATCGACGAATTGGATTGCCACTTTTGGTTGTTCCTCGAACTATCGCATATTTAGCAGCGCGGTAGTTCACAATCCGTCCTGACCGTTGTATCGAGCGTGGGTCTCACCGTCACTTGAACGGTTCTGGTTTGGCGTTCTTCGCCGCGTCGGCCGCGATTTGATTGGCCTGGATTTGCAGTTCGACCAAAGCGCCGAGCTTGTCTTCAAGGCTTTGCTGCGCCGGGGTGGGAGTTTGACCGGTCGATAAATGGTCCCAGACAGTGTCATCATTCTTTGCCAAATCGGGATTGGCGGCGCGCACTTGATTGCGGGCGCGAATCTCATCGGCTTCTTTCTTCTGACGGCGCTGGTGCTCGAATTTGGAGATGCGTTTGCCTTCATCATGATGCGCAGCGTCGCCAAAATAGACTTCACCGACATCGGCTGATGGGGTGAGGCCAGCGGCCACGACAGGCGTTGGGTCTTCAACCGGCATGGTTGGAGTGGTCGGCCCAGCCGCTTCGAGAGCCGCCAAGCGATGGGCTTCCTCCGCCATCTTCATATGGCTGATCGAGACTTCGCCGGTCTTCCGATTGACTGATGCACCGACCGGCAACTGATCATCACGCAGGGCGCGATAGCGATCTGCTTCTTCGGCATCAGCGTCGAGCTTGGCTTTTTCTTGTGCCACTTGTCGGTCCAGCGACGACATTGCGTGATCGGGCGGGAGTTGTTGATGCACGCTTCCACCGCGCCCACCCGGCGCATGCTTTTTGGGAGCCACTACTCCAGGTTCTTCGGCGGGCGCGGTCGCAGCGGGCGGTGTGCCTCCGGGCGGCTTGTTTCGGTCGGCCTGTTTGTTGATTTCCTCAGTGGCTTTTTGCAACGCTTCGGCCGCTTCTTTTTCATGCAACGCGGCAGCATCTTTTGACTGTTCTTCGTAGCCTCGGCCCAACCCGATTTTACTGAGGGCGTTGTCGATAAACGAGGCGCCCCAAATGTGCTCATCTCGCCATGTGCCAAACTTGGCGTCAGGATCGAGCTTGTTGCCCAGTGCGTGGATGCCATAGGTCAGCGCCACCCCGGCTGCGATGATCGCCAGAGGCACCGCCGCAGCAATCGAGGCGAAGCCGACACTTAGTAGTTCCAAAATCGCGGGCATTAAGGCACTGCCGATCATGGTTGCCATCAAGGGTGCGGCGATATCGGCAATCGTCTTGACAGTTTCGTTTTGAGAAACGCTCTCCGGCAACATGTTCAGTGTTTTGTCTTTGAGAAATTCACCTGCGATGATGCTGCCGACAATGGTCGCGGTCTGCCCGACTGCGCCCATCGGCTTGCGACCGGGCTTGGACCCGCCGCCGTGCAGATCATCCAGCCGGGGACCGGGTCCGGCGTCCAGGCCGCCAATCGCCTTTATGACGGCGGTTTTGAACAGAGTGAGGGTGCCGGTCAGCAGTTTTAGGGTTGTCCGAAAAAACACCAGACCGGCGACTACACCAGCGGTGGCGATCGCCTTGCGGCTCTCATCCCCTTCTTGGTCATCACCGCCGCCGATCCCAAGGAATTTGAGCGCGGCTTGAATTCTATCGCGTACCCATTCCACAGCGGTGGCCAATCCGCTTAGTCCGGTTTCCAACTTCGGCCCCAGAACTTCAACAGTATTGAGAAATTTGTTCAAGTCTTCGCCGATCGCGGGCAAGTTATCGACAAAGCTGTTCAGTAGTTTTTGTGCCATTTCGCCAAGGCGCGCACCAAATGGCACCAACGTGTCGCGAATTTTATTCAGGCTGCTTTCAAACTGTTCGGCTCTTCTGAGACCATCCGATCCTTCTGGAATCCCAAGGAAACTATGGTAGAAGCCTTGCCGAAATTTACCGAGTGTATCACTCAGGAAATTCGGCAGCATGGTCATTGCTTTGGTGATGCCTTCCATGCCGCTCTTACGGGCGTCTTCTAATCGTTTGATCATGCCTTCTTTAGTTTCGCCGCGTAAAGCGTTGGCGAACGCTAGGGCCTGCTTGGCTCCTGCATCGCCAGCATTGGCCAGATTCTGTAGCGTGTTGTATCGTTCAAGAATGCGATCCCGCATTTCCAGTTCGGTGCTGATTTGATTCGCTTCATCCGCAGCAGTGCGTTCGCCGCCCTGTTTGACGCGATCGACCATGTTATTCATGAGACCCGCGACATTGCCGAGGCCGACACTGATGAGGCTCTTTCCCGCCTCACTCCACTGTGCGTTGCCGCCCGCCAGGGTTTCACTGAAGAATTTGGTAAGGTATGGCGCTGCATCTCCGGCCGCCCCGGCGAACGTCACGACCATCTTGCGATAGATTTCGTTTTGATCGGCGCCCATGGTGCCAAGTCGCCCGGCCGTCATCGGATCACGAATCGCGCCATTCAGCAATTTCATGATCTCGTCACGACTTTTGCCAGTGGCCTGGGATAGTTCGTTGACATCCTTGATCATCACGCCAGCGGCGTCGGTGCGCTGTTTGTCGGTCATCCGGCTCCATTGGCCGCTCTCGCGCAGACTTTCGGCAAAATCACCCGAGGCCGTATTGACCTCATTCAGCGTCATGCCATACATGCCCATGCCAGAAAGATTGTCCCGCACGCCCTTTTGGAATTTTCCGAACGCTGCAACACCGGCCAGTTGGCTATCGCCCATTTGCGAGATCAAAATGCTGTTGTGGGTGACCTCTTTGGCAAAGTCCTCCAGCGAAAGACCACTGGCCCCGGCGATCTCCTGCATTTTGAACATGGAGCCGCCGAAATTCACCCCGACCGCTGTCATCTGGCTATAGGTGCGACTGGTGCTGCGCAGGTTCTCGATCAAGGCGGTGACCGCACCGCCCAATGCCCCATAGCCCAGCATCCGTGTGAACGAACTGACCACGTCGTCGGCGCTGCCATGCATGAGGCGCAGCGAACCGGTCAATCTGTTGAGCGTACTATCGAACGCTTCCGAAGCCTTGCTGGCAATCCCTTTGGAGCCTGCACCACTGTTGAACGATTGGGTTGGGGATTTGCCAGTCAAATACTGGGTATTCCTGCCAATCATTTCTAAAAGCCGAATTGTGTCCGGATCGTCCGCCATAAATTTATCACCTACTACCCTCAATATTTAGAGGGCCATCATTAACTAAGCGGTTTAATTTTAGGTGCTAAATATTTACATCATTATCCCGGAATTTAAACCACATGCCGAGTCATCCGTCGAAGCGTCCGTTACCTATGCCTGATGAGTTTGAGGAACCCAAGCCCAGCAATCCGCTGGCGCGTTATTTTCGTTTGCCCGGCGTGCAGGTCCGCCTGCCGACCAATGGTGCCTTCATGCCGCCCGATTCGATCGAATTCACTATGAATAACGAGGTGCCGGTGTATCCGTTACGCGCGGCTGATGAGATGCTGTTAAAAACGCCGGACGCGCTGATGAGCGGGTTTGCCATCGAAAGTCTGTTACGCAGTTGTGTGCCTGCGATCACGGCGCCCCAGGAGGTTAGCACGCCGGATTTGGATGTGCTGCTGATGGCGATCCGGGCGGCCTCGACCGGCGAAACGATCACCTTGCAGCCGGTATGTCCGATGTGTAAAGCGGAAAATGAGCTTCATTGGAGCCTTGGGTATACATTCTCGACGATCCAACTGATCGAGCCGGAGAACCCAGTGCGGCTGGCGGATGATGTGGTGGTGTTTCTGCGCCCGCATAACCTGCGCAACGCCACGCGCATGGGCAATATTTCGTTCGAGGAAGCCCGCAAGGTGCAGGCCGTCGAGGATGCCCCCACAGCGGAGCGATCGGCGCAGATCAGTGCGAGCATGCGGCGGTTGAGCGATCTCAGCACTGAGACCTTGGCCGACTGTGTGATCAAGGTCGTGGTGCGCGAAGGCACGGTGACCAGTCGCCCGTCAATCGATGAATTCATCGCCAACATTCCCAACGCTTGGACCCGACAGATGCAGGCCAAACTGGACGAAATGAATAAGAAGGGCATCGACAAACACTACCCGGTCACCTGTGCCAATTGCGGGCATGAATGGCAGGGTGAAATTGAGTTCAATCCAGCAACTTTTTTCGTTTGAGACTCCTCGGTCTGACCGACGCCGAGGAGATCGGGGCCTTCCTGTCGGAGATGAAGCAGGACGCAAAGCAATTGCGCCAACTGATCGTCCGCATATGCTGGCACATGCGCGGCAGCGTATCGCGAGAAGAAGGCTGGACGTTATCTCACGAAGAACGCCGCGATATATTGGAACTGATCGACGAAAACCGCGAGACTACCGAAAAGACCGGTCTCCCGCTGATGTGACGCCGTTGCGCGCCACGATAAATAGAAGATGGATATAACTTTTGACCAACTTCAATTTCATCAACCGATTATTGATCACGCTGATGCTCTCGATTGGTTGTCTGATCGAGCGCAAGCAAAAGCCTCGGTCATAGTACTCGATCCGCCATATGCCATTGGCTCGCCAGTTCGCGGACGAGAGGATGGCGCGGCTGGAAGCGTCTCAGGACCGTTTTCGTTTATGTCGCGGGTCATGGCTCTCAGCGTCGCGGCGCTCAAGCCGGGTGGCATCTGCATGATGTTCGCCGATTGGCGCCGGATGCCTGATATGCTCTACATCGCCACGACTGTCGGGCTGCGCCCCTCAGTGTGCCTTGCGTGGGTGCGGAAGCGGCCTGGGACTGGTGGCATCTTCCGGTCAGCCTGGGACCCCATCCAAATCTGTGCGCGAGGTGTTCCAGATGCGGTAGATCGAGCAGCCGTGCGAAATGTCGTCGAGACCTTCGACAACGAAACCGTGATTGAGGCAGATAGCTCGACGCGTCGCAGTCATCCCTACGAAAAGCCGCCACAACTCTTCCGGCATGTTTTTCCGCGCGTTTGCGTGGCTGGTGATCTGGTGCTCGACCCATTTGCCGGAAGCGGCGTTTCGGGTCGTGTGGCGCAGGAGCTTGATTTGCGCTGGGAAGGCTGTGACATCGATCCTGCTTTCGCCACACGCACAACCAACTCGGAGCAAATCGCCTAGTTACCGGGCGGCGAATGCGGCGGGGTCGAATTGGATGATCGGCATCTGGGTAGACATCGGGCGAACCGCTCCGGTTGGCGCCGGGCGCATCGCCGGGGTCGCGATCAGCGCGTGATAGGTCGGCACCGGCGCCAGGACGATCGTGCTGGCTGGCGCGGACGTATCAACGGATGCGTCGGCGATAGCCGCATCCATGCCATCCGGCCTCGGGACCACGTGAAACAGCATCGAAAGGGCAATGGCCCCGGCGTAGATCATCAGGCTCAGTTTGTGGTCCTCTTTGAACATCGCCCAACCGGCGCAATAGACCACCATAATGAAGAGTGTCGCGGTCGAATACAGACTAACCGCCCAGGAGTCGTGACCGAGAAACGGCAAACCGATGAACACGATGATGGTGACATACCACCATTTCAGTGCGGCCGAACCGATCAAGGAGATCAGAATGAAGAGGAATTTAAAGAGATGTTCACCGACAACACCGACCAGAACGCCGATGATACCGCCCTTGATGATATTAGCATTCATGACACATTCCTTTTCGACAGGGTGATAATACCGCGAAATGCAGGATTGTCAACAGAAAAGTGATCGTGCTATTGTATGCTGGGCCGTATATAGCGCGGTATGGTTTGGTTGCAGTTACCGTTTTTCGACGGACACCGGCAACGGGTTGAAACGTCTGGTCCCCGACACGACGAAACTGTGTGGACTGAATGGGCAAACCAGCTTTCACCCGGCACATTTCTGGTGTGGCTTGCCGGACAAATCTCGGATGATCTGATGGCGCATAAATGTCCAACCGAGTCGGTTGGCGGATTGATTCGCTCGGTTGATGCGGCGATCGGTCCAAGTCAATATCAGGCCGAACGTTATCTGCATAAACACGCCGGTTGGTTGGTCTTCGCGCCACACATGAAGCGTGTAATCGGCATCTTCCGTCATTTGATTAGATTGAACTTACATTGGTGCGAAGACTTGACGCACTAATACCGATCGACTATGCAGACCAAACTTCCAAAGATCGGTTGCACACCCTGGTAGCAAACGTTCATGGCGCCGGTTGCAGTTCTTCTCGGGTATAGTTGTACATCTCGCCGCCTTTCTTCCATTTGACGGAAAACCAGCCGCCCGGCTCGGTCGGTGCCCGAGTAATAATGCCGATCATGCCGGGCGGTGGGATAAAATGAACGGGGTAGCGTCCAATCGTAGGATGCGGCTCTTCGTCACCGCGATAGACTCCACGCCAGCCGGTTCCAGCCAATCGCCCAGCGGTCATGAAGTCGGCTGGTTTGAGATCATCGACATAAAGCGAATTCGATCCCCGGAAGCGTTGCTTCAGCACCTGGGTATGGGTCACCTTGGCACCGACTTGCAGTCCGGTCGCTCGCTTCGGGTCCACCACGCGGATCAGACTGGTGTCGTAGATGCAGACCTGATCGCCATCGAGCAGCTTACGGATGCCTTTGCCGAGAAACCACACGGCATCGGCGCGCGCACTCAGGGTCTTGGTGAGGTTGTTGGTGGCTTCGAGCCAAGCTTTGTAATTGCGGGCGCGGGTGTCGTCACTGGTCATATTGTAGCCATTGGCGCGCCACCACTTCATCATCGTATTGGGCGCCCCGAAGTTGATCTCTTCGACGTTGGTCGAGGCCAGATAGAACGCCCGTCGTCCCTTCGTCGTATTGCCTGCGTAAGCCTTGGCGATCGCTTTGACGGTGGTGAAATAGGCGCCGAACCCCAGGTGATGAACCGGCGCGGCGATGCCGGTCTGACCATAGGGTTCGAAACTGTAACCATTGCTGGTACTATTGGTGTCGGATGGGATGGACCGGTCTGTGTCGAAGCCCGTGGCGATGATAGCGGACAGATCGGTTTGGGTGCCATGATACATCGGACCAAACATTTTTTGATCAACTGCTTCCTGTGGCGAAATCACTTCCACGGCGGCCTCAAACAGCGGGTTTGGGAAAAGTTCACGAGTGTGCATGGTTTATTTAATCAGAATGGGCTTGACATGGCATGGCTTATATTGTTCCCTGGTTCCGGGCGATGCTCGTATCGCCTACCTTGAATCAAAACTGCTGAGTGGCATAACACCCCCAACGTAGTGTCACTCAGACTTTTTCTTCCGGCCGATCGCCTTCCCAACCATGCTCAGCCTGAAATCCGGCAGCGTGATGGTGGCCACCACCGCCATACCGGGCGGCAATTTCCGACACATCGATCCCGACCGAGCGTAAACTGAATACGCGCCCGTCCGCACGATCATAATAGGCGGCTGCGAATGGGGCATTCTGAGCCAGTTGATTGGCGCCCTCCGAGGCCATTGTCACAGGCAGATTGGCGACCGGCACATGCATCCCACCGATCACCATGCTCCGGGTTGTCAGAGTCAGCATCTCCTTCACGTCTTTCTGAAGCTTACGTTCGATGGCCACGCCTTCGGCAATCATTTTGGTTTTTACGTGCGGCCGTGCGCATTGTCTAGCCAGTCGGTCCCAGGTCTCAAAATCATACTCATAACTGCACATCACAGCCACAATAGCGCGGGTATCCGGTCGGGTAAACTGCCAGAGATCATAGTCCTGAACATGGAGCAGCAGGTCTGGTACCGGTGCGTCCGGATGGCAATACTGCCACGCTATGACGGCGCCAGACCGGTTCATATCGAATAGACCGCCAATGCTGCCATCGGCCAGCAACGGCGCCAGATCGGCCTCGGCGGACTTGTGATGGTCCAGAACGGTGACGCTGGCCGCCGCCTCGATCACTGAGCGCATCACCTCATTCTTGTAGCTAAAATCAACGAACCAAACGTGTTCGTCGGCGACAGTAGGCGGGACGACCCCGTGAATGCCGGGAAGATATTTGATGCTGTCGCCGTATTTCCGCCAGACCGCCCAGGCGGCGGAAAACCCATCGGCACACGGACTGTGGTAGATGCAAAGCGTCGGAGCATGAGGAGACATGGAAATATAACTTTCAAACTACTAACAACGGGAATTTATCTTTACACGCAGTTCTTGTTTCAAACAGTTGTGCATTGCAGTGTATCTTTAACGCTGATATCTTGCTCAGTATAACATTGGAGGTAGCAACTATGCCGTTTGATGGAAATGCAGAAGACTGGTCTGAAGAACCACACCACGAGCCAGTCCGGCGCTTCGGCCAGTCCCGACTGTGGGGTGGGAGAGTGGTGCTGTATAGTCTGACCATCGCCGTGGTCAGAGCCCTCAGCATCCTTTTCGTTTCTTCTCTGTATTTTAGGCAATGGTGCCTGGGTCCGCAGCGTGAAACCGTAACGCTTTAGCAATCTCGAAGTAACATCGCGCATATCGATCATACGGCCGATATGCGCGATGTCGTATGCAGGGTTATCCTTTTTCCGATGATTGGTGCGGTCGTTGATCGGGATCATTTTCGGCGCACCACTTACACCATTGGGAATGGGTATCAATGGGGATGCCGTAGACCGGCACCCGAATTGGTCCGAACATATCGCTGCCAACTTCCTTGGAACCGATTTTGATAATCAGCCCAGCCTTCAAGAGCGCCTTAATCGTGTTTAGTCTCTGCGGCGGGTCCTGTCCAATCGCAATCGCTTCGAAGACTTCTACGGCGCTTTTGGAGCGGCCCGCACAGGGATGTCTGACCGTCCTCCTTTGACGAACCATCGTGGTTCTCCTTGGTATTTTGCCATGGTATGCTTACGCAGTTCCTCGGCACCTGACAAGATCAAAATAGGCAGTCACGACAGACGCAAGCGATTGCGCAAGCGCATAATCTCGCGTTGATCCCCCGCCCGTGCCTTCGCCACAGCAAGCGCAATTTCGGCCACCAGGGCTTGCATGTTGCTTTGGTCCGGCGGGCGCCCGAACCACCAAGATGCGACGTTTTCGGCGATCAACTCATCAGCGGGTGTGGGGACGATATTGACTTCAAGCGGCTTCACTTTGCGCAAGCGCGGCATGATAGCTCCTCTGTGCGGACATGGTTCTGTTTCGAATGGGGCGCCTTCGCTAAATCGTAATAGCTGCTGGACGCTCAGGCTTCGGTCTGCTAACCATCAGCCAGGAGAACAGATTTTGACGGACCATTTAGCGTTGCATGACGATTGGGATGAACCATCCGTCCCCGCTGGCCTACGGGCGCGTCGATGCGCGACCTGATCAATATCGTCGAGAACGCCGAACGATCATTGCCCCTGGCCATCGGCTGGGATTTCGACAACACCTTGATCGATGCGCCGACTTCGCCCGTGCTGCACGCGTTCATTGTCGAGCATCCCGAGATACGCCATTGCATCGTCACCTTTCGCACGCATGGCATGCGCGCTGCCATCTGGGAGGATTTGGAACGTTATCCCACAGCCCCCGCACCCGGCATGTTCGAGGCTGTGTTCAGCATCTCAGATGAGGCATGGATGGCAAACGAGGTCGCCCTGCACCAGCGCCGCCGTGGCAAGTTGACCGGCCCCTGGACACCGGCTGAAATGTATTATCGTTCCTGGAAAGCTTTGACCTGCCTGAAGCACGGATTGTCTGTGTTGGTAGATGATGATCTCGCGACGTGCCAGGAAGGGTGTGATAAACACGCGATCAAATTGGTGCATCCCGACGCCTTTGTACATCCACACCCATTTGGCTAATCAGTGTACTTTCTGCCGTAGGTATTGCTCCCAGGTATGAAAGTCGTCCCAAAACTCGGCCATGCTGTGTTCGCGCAGAATGATCGGATGGCCCTGCTGGCGCGCTTGACAAGCCTTTATCAATTCGAGCGATTCGGGCATCAGCCGGGCGAAATCAACTTTACGTCTCGCCAACGCTTCGCCCACCCAAACCAGAAACCGGCAGGCTTCTGGAATGTCGAACAATTCAAGATCAGTATCGTCGTAGCCGCCCACATAGAGCGCGATGCCCAAGTTGGGTCCGCTATTTTCCAGCAAGACCGCGACTTCGCGCGCGCTGCGCTCAGCCTGCGCTCGATCCAGGCGGCCTTTCCGTCCCAGCACATGCTGATGCAGAATGAATTTTTTCATGTCAGTCCCTCTGGTTTGGGAGATCGATGGCGATGTTATGGTCGGCGGCAAATTCGAAATAACCAACTCTTCGCAGCACTTCTGGTCGATGGTTCAGTTGCGCTTTTGACAGGACTCGTGTCCAGGTGTCCTCATGTGCGGAAGTGGAAAAATTCTCCGCCCGATATACATGCGCGTGACGCAACCAATAATGCACCACGCTGGGCAACGTCGCGCCCTGACGCAGAATAGCCGAAAAATCCATCGGCTCTGGTGCGACAAAGGCGCCGATCTCGATCCGTCGCAGTCGCCACCGCTGCTCGCGGCGATCGCAGATCAAGGACAGATAGCGACTATCGGGCAATACTTTGGCCTTAACGACCCGCGATACGTAACGGCGATTGCGCTTTCGACTGAACAACGTGTCATCGTCGGGTTTGATCGGGCGTGTTTTGACCACCGTGGTTTGACCGATCACCCGGTCCATGTTCACCACCACGCCGAGATGGTCGCGAAGCTCGCGCGCTTCGGACAGATCGGCGCGCTGCCATGCTTCGCTGACCAGTCCTTGCAGCCCGTCGGGCACATTGGATGTCGCATCGAGAAGCAAATCAGGTTTACTGATGGCGGGAACTTTCCTGCTATGATCAGACTCCAGCATTTGACAGACTCCGAATTTGCAATCGGACGCTAGCAGAATTTCTCCATTGTGCAAGATGAAATTTTACATCGTGTCGATAGCAGAGCTATAAGCCAGCCACAGACGGTGACGCCGTCCGTGGGCTAATCACGCAGAATTCCAGCAGAATCGCTCTACGCCCCGTCCAGGACCGCTGACGAGGCCATAAAGATAAAAGCGCCCGCCTCGATCAAAACGTGCAAGCAACACGATGGGATCAGTCACTGCCGTGGCAGTCCCGGCGGGATTTGCACGGATGGAGCGTAGAAATTGCGGGTTGCATCAAACGGCGTCGAAGCGGTACGGTTGGAATTCACGAAGGCGATGATGCCGACGGTCGCGGCAACGACCACAGCGGCGATTGAGAGCAGCGTGGTGGTAGACGCTTGGCTATGACGATCCGCCCCTTGCATGCGGTCCATGCGCGAGGCGAGGTCGCTGATTTTATCAGTCGTGCTGTTGATCATCGTCACAACCTCGGTGCGCTGGATCATATTACTGGACAGATCGTTTAGCGATTGGCGGAACTCGTTGACCGTATTATGCATGGCGAAGCCACCGGCAATGTAGGTTTTGGTGGAGGTGGATAGCTGGGCGATAACTCCGTTGCCGACCAGATCAACAGATTTAACAAAGGTCTCGCGATGATTACCGTTGATCGGGCGACCGTCCCAAACGCCATCAGATTTAACCAACAATCTCGGTGGCCGAATTGAACCTGATTCCCAGGATGTATCGATTGTCCATAGCTCAGCAGGCCGCATCACCTGATCGTCGATCTGTAAATCACTGGTTTGAACCCAGCGCCACTCGGCTCTTGATGTGGAAAGTTTAGGCAACACCAACCAAGGATGATGCCCATTGCAACGCACGGAGCCATGGCAGGTAGCAACCTCGAACAGCTTATCTTCCGCTAAGCTGTTTGCGGTCACAAAGGATTTTCGCAACCGACGACCACGACGCGTCACACTTTCTTCATCGAAACCGATCAGAACGTCGCCAACAACAAGTTCACCGGCGGGTCGCCACACCAGATCGGCGCATAAAACAGGGGTGCTGGCTTCCACACAATCGAAGCGTTTTTCGACGGCTTGTTCGGCTTTCCGCACCGCTTCGTTCGAAGCGGTCAGGGCGATGCTTAGTGAATCGGTGGCCGCCTTGGAAATCTGCTCGTTGAATTCCTTGGCCAGTCTGAACCGATCATCCACCGACCGAAAGCCATTCGTCATCACCTCTCGAAGGACTTGATTGGCCAGCAGCGAAGATTCATTTCCAGCCTTCGCCATTGTCTCGGTCGCGATTTTATTGTAATCAAAGCGCTCTCTGATAAACGCTGTGGTGAGGTCTTGACGTTCCTGGAGCCGCCGATCGATCTCATCGATGATGGCCCGTCTCGCCTCGTCGATTTGGCCCATCCGTCGTTCCAGCGTATCAACACGCTCATGGAACGAATGCAGATCATGCGCTTTTAATTCCTTGAGGGCTTCCAAACGTGTGTCGAGATAGACTCGCAAGGAATTCACCGTCCAGGTTGCGTCGATTGTAGCACTGGTATCGTTCAGCGCCGGATTGGGCTCGATCATTTCGATTCAGCCTAAACGTTATCGTCTGGCATGACGATCCCCCGGCGCTTGGTGCGGCTAACCGCGCTCTTGTGTAACGCCCGCGCGCCGGGCGTGCCGGAGGCCATGAGGGCGTTCCAGCCCTGGGTGGTGGGATTGACCGGGAAGACGCCGATATAGCCGCCCAGCAGCAACTCAAACGGTTTACGGATCAGATTACAATGATCAAACTGGGTCGAATTCGGTGTACGGAACCCCTCGAACCATGCAGGATAGACGAAATCAGACACCAGGATGCCGTTAATCTCATAGCCGAACGAGTCGTCTTCGCAGGCATCAGCCACTTCGGTGGCGTAAAGTGTACCGGTGGTGTCAGTGAGTTGATTAAACACAGTATTATTACAGTAGGGATCGACTAATAATTCCATGAGTTCGTGCGACACGGTAACCGTCCAAGACAAACCGTAATGAATATCGTCCTTGGCGAACACCCGGCCGAGTGGTGTGCCGGTGGCGGTGATATCGTGGTAACCGAGGGCGCCTGCTTGATCGCTGGTGTCCATGATCGCGATCACCCAGGCATCGGAGGCGGGGACGGCATTCGTCGGCACTGCAACAAGGCTGGCGGCGATTTTCCAGACCGGCGTAAAGTCGCGATCGAGTTGAATTTGCAGCACCGCGACCAGGGCCGCGATTTGTGCATCGGTTACCATGGTGCTGTGATTGATAAACGCCACGGTCGGCCCAGTGATCCGGGTCTTGGTCGAAAGTGTGTTGACTGGGAGTGCGGCCACGATGGCAGCGGGTGCGGTCACCACTGGTGCACTGACAGTTGGTGACGTTATTACCTGGGCAAAAGGGTTCACTGGCGCGCCGGTCGGCAGGCCGGTAAGACAGTCCACGAATTTGTCGAACATCGATTTTAAGGATGACATGAAAGCCCCTGACATTGGTGTCCGGTATTTAGGCCGACCAAAATCACCGGGCTGAGTTCATCGCCGCCTCTAAATACTTTGATGAGCAGCCATTTTCTCTATGTTATCGCACCCAAGGCCGGGATTGCGCCGTGCAAGATCGGCATCAGCAAGGACCCGGATCGCCGCGTCAAGCAACTCCAGACCGGATTTCCTGAGCGGCTGATGGTGCATTACCGCGAGCCGGTCCCGCCAGACCGCGCCCGTTTTTATGAGCGCCAGCTTCTGCGTGAGATGAATCACCTGCGAACCCATGGGGAATGGCTGGACCTTTCGGTGGAGACCGCGATCCAGATCATGCAATGGGTGCTGATCCATTATGCCGATGCTCCGGTTCCAGTGTGATGGACCGAAAGGTAATGATGGTTTAGACTTGCTGGTTGAGGAGGCCAACCAGTATGTTCTGGACGCTAACCTGGAGTTGCTTTATGCCTCTTGTATTAGGTGCTGCCGTGCGAATCTACGCGGATGACGATAGTTTCGATGAAGGGGCGGTATGCCAAATTTCTGACTGTTACATCGACGTCGAATTTTATGATTGGCAGCAACGCTGGCCGACCGGCGCGTTGCGGCAGCTTCTCACATGGCCCGATCAGCGCCAAGTGTTGTGCCCATCTACCGATGGCGAGGTGATCCGGACTTTTTTGAGTCATCGGCGGATCGGATAGAGTGCTTTACGATAAGTGCGGCAGAAAGCCCCGAGGTCTTTAGCCTCGGGGATGAATGCCGCTTATTGAAACATATTGCACTCAAATAATAACTCGTGCTAATCTTGGAATTCGCGGCACGGGAGGATTATGAACACACAGTGATCGCGATTGGTGCCATTCGAAATCGAACGCCGCGTTAAGCGGCAATCAACTCCACGATAAGCGAAACAGGCATGCGTCAGAATTATCGAAAAATTCGATCATCAGCCCGGCGAATACGAAGTCACGGGTTTGGATCGCTTCGAGGCTGTAGCGTCCGAACACCTGATAGCCGAATTGGTTGTTGCCGTCTTCGTGCAACCAATTGCGGATCGCCAAAATTGGCAGCGTGGAATGTAACGGCAGAAATACGTCCAGTGGTGATTCATGCCGGATGAAGCCATGAACATTGAAATCCAAGGCGGCGCGCGGCTCAACGAGGCCGCGATGCGCCAGCCGCCAGTTGATCGGTACATCATGCGTCAACATGACCGGGCGCTTTTGTTAGAAGGCGAGCAACAACGCTCGGGTATCGTGGTCTGAGTGCACCAGCAGATTATCCCCGAGCATAGCGGCGTGCCAGTTTTCACCAAGAATGCGAGCGATGCGATTGGTTTTTGCAATGCTGCGGAGGGTCATTTGCAGCGGTCCGCCATGTTCAGCCAGCAGTTTGCGCCCACGGCCAAAGCCGAGAATTTGTAAAACAAGTTTCTCTCCATTGCCTTCGATCAGCAGGATATCGCCATCAACCTCGGCACGCCGTAAGCCGGTGGTGCCCAGAAATTCCATAATATCCCGCTGCTGTCCGGTCTGTTTTAACTGTTTCAGCATCTTGGTCAAGCGATCTTCTGAAAACGGCACCAGACTTTTGAACTTACGAACCCGCATGGCCCATTCATCGATACTTGCCAATGCAATCATTTCATGCAGCATCGCAGCAACATTCTCGGCGAGGCGATCATTGTTCATAAATTCGACGAAGACCATGAAATACCCGTGCTGATCGGGCGCGGGTGACACCTCAGTGCCGAGCAACGGCAGGGCGGATTTCTGCACGAAACGATTGAGATCATTCGCGGCATTTTCATCCTGCACGTAAAACCCGATGACAATGGCCTGCGATTTGTCGATCCGGGATTCATATTCGTCCACCGAAATCATTGGCAGTACCAAATCAGCCAGATCACCCTCGCGTAGCCCCTCTCTGAGAGGGGCTTTTGTCTTCGTCATCGTCATCGCGTTCTCCTGAGGGTTATTTAGGAACGGACATGACAATTTAGCGGGGTGGGGGCTTGGCGTTGGGGTCCTCTGGGGGCGCCCCCGGTGCCGCTGGTGGCATATCCTCGGGCGACGGTTCATCCGGGTTTTGTTCATCGCTCTTATACTGCGATTCGTTGTCCAGACCAGAGTCCTTAGCAGTGGTCACATCATCTGGGTTGACCTCGTCGGCGTAGATTTTCAGATCGTTCTCCTGATCCTGATCCAGCAGGCGACGCGGTATCGAGATGGTGATGAGCCAATCAGATTGTTTTGCAGTTTCGCCGCCCTTCCCGTCTTGCCGTTTCTCGCGATTATACTCGACCTCGACCCCGTGCTTTAACAGGCGAAGAGCGGCACGCGGATCGGGCATTTTGTTATACGGATACCGCAGCGAAAAGGTGGTCCAGTAACGCCGCACCACCGGCCCATCGACCACCTCGCCGGTGAGCCAGTTGGCGAACGAATACACATCCAACCCGTCGAGAACGTTTTCCATGGAAATGAGTATGTCGAGCAAATGATCCGAATCGGCAATTAGTTCAAGGTCAATCATAATCATATTTAGTCATTTGCGTGTCAGGCTGCTGGAAGTAACGGCATCAGGCTCGCGGTTGGCACAAAAAACGCCGGAGGGCGTCCGCCATAACTCTCTAGCCAGCCGGGCATTTTCGCATCGCGCCCCTCAATATAACCATGGACCACGAGAACAGGTGGATCGAGATCGAAATTCGCGGTGACATGGACAAAAAACTCATTGTCTTTGTCATTGGGGCGCACCAAGAGGTCATATGCGACCTTGGATCGGGTGCGGACCTGGACGCAATCCAAGATGTCGGGCGCTTTAAATGTGTTTACCGATCCGCTCCAGGGTACCCCTAGGATATGGGCGACCGCCGCTTCGCCCAGTGCGCCGAGAAAATGAATCCGAAACCCATTGCCACGGAACCCATGTTTATCCGGCCGGTGGGCCAGCACAGCCTCGTCCTGTCGCCGATGGGCGATGTGACGGACCAGTTCCAATTCCGCATGTTCGATCACCCCTCGAACCGCGCCATCGGGTGTTGTGAAATCAATCGCCGTGGCGTGATCGAGCGGGCTTAAATTGTCTGTCATTGGACACCTAACATTGAATACACCGACGATTTAGCCGACCAAACGGGAGGCTAAATCGTTTAATGGACAACCTTGAAAATGAGCTTATCCCGCCGCAAGAGCGATCCTTGGCGCGGGACCATGTAATGCTGAATATCGCCCATGAGATCGCCCGATTGGGCACTTGTAAGCGGCGACAAGTTGGTGCGGTTGCGGTCGATCGCTATCACCGGGTCATGGCGATCGCCCATAACGGGCTGCCGAAGGATTACCCGCACTGTGCCGACTTCGCTTGTGGAGGCGCCTTCTACCCGAGCGGCACCCATCTAGAAGCTTGCGAAGCGATCCACGCAGAAGCCAATCTGCTGACGTTTGTGGCCGATATCATGCGAATTGACACGGTCTACCTGACCCATTCCCCGTGCCGTACCTGTATCAAGTCGCTGGCCAACACCAGTTGTCGGCGGCTAGTGTTTGCGGCCGAGTATCCGCATCCCGAGGCGCAGGAATATTGGTTGCGGATACCCGGCCGCTCGTGGGAACTGTTTAGCCGTCAATCACCTCAAAGATAATCGCCTCGGCAGCCTCGTCGGACAGGGGTTCGACGTGCGGGGGACGCTCGCCAGGACGGGGCTGGTCCTGCAACACCCGCGCCACGTCGGCCACGGTCACCACACGGCCGGACAGCCATGGTCCCGATAAGACCGCCTTCTGCGGGAATAAGCGATGCTGGATGGCTCTGATATCGTCGGTCAGAGCCATCGCGCGCGGGATGATCTGGTGCAGGTCCCATTCACTGAGCACCGGCAGATTGGCCTTGATCTGTTCGATCGCCCGTTTGGTTTGTAGATAACGCTTATGCGACAGAGCGGCCTGCTCGTACGCGATCAGGTGCAGATATTCCGTGGCATCGTCAGGTTTGGAGGACAAGTGCGACAAGTGCTCCAGCCCGATCCATCGACGATCCATCGCCACCAGCTTGAAATAGGGCTGGTCAGGCCGAAAGCCAGCACTGTTGATCGCATCCATAAAGCGGCCACCAAAAGTGGTGGGTGCAATATCCCCCACATGAACGTTGCGATTACGCGTCATGACGATCGTATCGCCGCGTCCTTCATAGCTGGTTGACTTTAGATAAATCATATTGTTTTCAATCTTCACGCGAAGATTTTTGCCATCGCGCTGAAAGAAATTGCGCATTGCTGAATCACTGATATTGAGGCGCGCGATCGGATCGCTGGATTTCATTGCAAGGTACCTCCGACCATGATTTATACCAGGACGAAGGCGGCTGTCAACGTTCAGCAGGCACTCCACGACAGCCGTTCCACGGGACAAAACATCACAAATCAGATAGTCGTAGACGCGCTTGGAAGAGGGGCGTTCACAGCTATGACATTACCACGCGTATTGTGTAAACCAGTTGGATGCGACGGTTGAGGGATTTTTGTACCGGATGAAAAATGACATGGCTGAGCAGGAAGCCCGTGCTGAGCGAGCTATTCGGATCGAGTGTACTGAGGCCGAGTTCATCAAAAATATAGGTGCCGTTTGCGAGACTGGCGTCATCGAAGGCGGCTTGTCCACTCGGTTCATTGTAGTCGAGCAGACAGGACACCACGACATCTGAATAAGTCAGATTTGCGGTGTGATTGACCTGGATGTTGTCATCGTTCGGGTCGGTTACGGCCGGTGAATTGTCGTCGATGTATTTCTGATAGGTCTGGTTGTATAATGTGGCAGTGAGACCAGTGACATTGGGTGGCAGATAGGCAATGGCGCCGATACTGCTGGTTGAGGAGGCGCCATTGCCGAACACGATCTGCACAAGATGGCCGGTTGGCGTGGTACGATCCCCCAGCGCCAAGGCCAAAGCATAGCTCATCGCCTCGGGATTGATCGCATTGGCTTTGTCCACAAGCACTTCGCCGGTGTCCGGATCGGAAATCATCACGTGACCGGTGAGGTGTAAGCTGATGGTATCAGGTGCTTGCATCGCGATCCTCCTGCGGCATTGGCGGCGGAAGGTTGTCCCGCCGCCGCAGCAGAATCTCGTTCGTATCGGGATCGCGAATGCAGATGTGGCCGATCATAATAATCGTGCCGGTATCCAAGGTCGGTTCCAAAGCAGTGCCCTTAAACTGAATCGATATTATTTATGGCACCGCGTAAACGCCGTCCTTTAGCCGTGTTACCGATGGCCCGGCAGCACCAGACTGCTGGTCATTTGGACATAGTTGGTGGTGACGTTGGCGCCGGTTTTGACCGGGCGAATGCTGAGGCTGCCGAGGGCAAAGGTTAGCGCGGCTTCCGGTTCGATCGATCCCATGACGGGGAAAAACGACAACCCGACTTGGCCGTTTTCGACCGGCTGGATCAAGACGGCAATTGGTTTGGCGAGGGTCACGGTTTCGCCGCTTAGGGCGTGCATTCGTCCGACCACTTCCTCGCCGCTCGCCAGCTTGATGGTGACGACATCGCCGACACTCGGCGCGGTATTTTTCTCAATCAGCATGTTCAAATCCTTCTTAGTTGTTTTGTGCTTAGACCAAAATGGCCGCTTCGCCGCCTTGCAGCGCCACCCCATGGCCCCACAGCGTCTTGACGTGGTTGGCCATCGCCGCAGCGTTGTCGAGATTGCGCCCGCGATAGGGCGTGTAAGTGAGGGTCAGAATGCGAGTTTCAGGATCGACGGTGCTGACCTCGATCTGGGGCACCGTGTTGTGGCGTTCGTACTGATCGGCCAGACTGTCACGCACTTTCTGATAACCCGCATCGTCGTGGATCGCGGCGACCTTATATTCCGGTTTGCCGTTATCATCGTGGATTTGGAACAGTTTCAGGGCGCGTATCACTTCCGGTGACAGAAATTGCCGGATCATGCTCTCATCCCGGTAGTTGGCCCAGATGTCGCGAATGACCGCCATCTCATCCTGGACCCCGGCGATCTCGGGAAACCACCGACGATCCTCATCGGTTGGTTCGTGACAGATACGCTCCACGTCCTTCATGATCGCAAAGCCCAGGGCGTAAGGATTGATGCCGGTATAGCGGTGATCATTGAAGTTCGGTTGCATCACGACATTGGTATGGGATTGCAGGAATTCCAGCATCGCGCCATCGGTCATATGACCGAGTTCATGCAACCGGGTCATGATCCGGTAGTGCACATAAGTGGCGCACCCTTCGTTCCCGCACTTGGTTGCGCCTTGAGGGTAGAAGTATTGCGCGATTTTACGCACGATGCGGATGGTCTCACGCTGCCATTCCTTCAAATCCGGGGCGAACTTCTCGCAGAACCAGAGGATGTTTTCCTCGGGCTGGGCAGGAAATTTCTTCACCTTAGCTTCCGGGTCTTTCTTCGCCTTGATCAACGAATCAAATAGTTCACTGATATGAGCCACGTCATAGTCGTTTTTCTCGGCCTGTCGTTTGCGTTCATTCACCAAGGAAAGTTTGCGCGGCTTGCGATACGGATTGACCCCATAATTCATCAACGCGTGACAAGAATTAAGAAATGTTTCAACGACCTCACGACCTTCGCGAGCCTCGCACTGGTTGATATAGTCGCGCGCGAAGATCAGATAGTCCAAGATCGACGAGGCGTCGGTCCATTCCTTGAACAGGTAATTGTTACGAAAGAAGTGGGAATGGCCTTGGCAATTTCCCGTGACAGAGATTTTGTTATTGCGGCGCATGACAAACATGCCGCTTGGGACGGTGAAGCAGTAGGCTAGGCCGTCTGGACTGGGAATGCGCGCGAATGGCTGCGGTGGTAAGCGTCCATCTTTGCTGATTCCAATGAGTGGTCGTTCAGACTTGGTTACATTTACACAGCGAGTACCGGCTGATATATGGCCGTGACATCCAGTTGCAGCCCACACGTACTGGACAAACTCCACATCCTGTTTGAATTCTGAAGTAAAATTGAAATTTGGACTGGCGACCGAACCGTCCCAGTAGCAAACCTCCTCACCAATCAGTTTTAGTTGACGATATGAGGCGGTATACCACTCAGCAGTAAACCGCTTATCGATCATCGGATAACGGAAGAGTACAGAATGTCTTCCCTCATAGGTCGGTTTGCTAGTGTAAGCGATGCCGAGTTTATCCAAAAGCATTTTTAAGCGCGCGATCTTTCGTTCTTTCTTCAGATGGAATCTCATGATGTAGTCGGGTTTGACGTCGAAGTGCGTCTTATCGACATTTGGATTGATCATTGAACCGTCTGCTTTGATCGCGATATGCAGGCAGATTTCGTCATCACTCAATGGTAATTCGTTTTCGATATCGATATGAAATCCGGTGATGAATCGATTGCACATGCCGCGTGTTTTATTCCGGTGTTGTTGGTATAATTCGGCACCCGTGGTCGTACGGAGCTTGTTATAATGATCCACCAGGATCACCGTGTGGTCCTCGGTGATTGCCTGATCGATTTTTTCACTCTCAATATGGATGAAGTCAGTCTGCGGACGCTTGATGTAAGCTTCTGGCTCAACAAAATTCACGCGCCCATCTTCGTGATACTGGGCGACCTTACCTGCCTGATAGGCATCGATTCTTTGCCAGCCGGTTGGCGAAAGATATTCAGTATCACCGGAAACACAGGCGTGACTCAGCACAAGGCTTTGCATAGTCTGCGTGTTTTCCTCCATCAGATAAGCGATGCAGGGGTCGGAGTTGATCACGATCTCATAGGCCAAGCCCTGATAACCATGCTTGTACAATTCCCAGTCACGCGAGAAGTGTTTACCGAACGACCAATGCCGGTAGAAAATCGGCATCCCATTTCCAGCATAGGCGTCAACCATCTGTTCGGCGGTGATGATCTCGATCTGGGCGGGGTACGGCGTCAGGCCGAGTTCCTGGGTGCCGATCCGTTCGATTTCTTTGTACACCCGATTGATGATTTCAAACGACCATTCCGAAGCCGTCCAGAGATATTCGGCCATGTTACAGTCCTATACGTTGACGCTTTGTTTTTGAAACAGCGAGCGAAAGACTTCAATGACATTGTCCGGTGAAGACAACCGTCGGGCCGCGACCTTCGGCGTGAGGGCGGCAATTTCAGCGAACATCTTCCAGACTTCCGAGTCACGCTGCACCAACCCGTTCGGATAACCGCTGCTATCGCGACCGACCTCGACATAGGTCACATATTGGAACCACGGCAGCATGGCGGACAATTTCTCCCGCGCTTCGGTATTGTCGCTGGACGAATTATCGCCATCCGAGCACTGCGCCATATACAGGTTCCAACTATTCACATCATAGCGTGAGATGATAATCTTGCGGGCTTCTTCGTATGCTACGGACACGACGGTGCCACCGGTATCGGTCGCGTGAAAGAATGTATCTTGGTCAACCTCGGCCGCAACATGGGTGTGCCGGATGAAGACGATATCCACATGCTTGTATTGACGGGTGAGGAACAACCAGAGCAACAGATAGAACCGTTTGGACAATTCCTTCATAAACTCGGTCACCGACCCTGACACATCCATGATCGCGATCATCACTGCCTGGGTGATCGGCGTCGGCCGCTTCTCAAAGTTCACATAGCGCAGATCGGATTTCTCTAAAAAGCTGATCGCGTCAGCGCTGTGTTGCAAGGCGGCGATTTCTATATTGATTTCGCGCTTGCGGTCTTCGTCGTCGGTTTCTTGCAATTCGCCGATGAGTTCTTCGATCAGCGCGAGTTTGGGGAATTTCAACGCGATGCGCCGACCGAGGCCCTGGATCATGGTGCGTTCCAGCGCGAGGTTGCTGGTCGAGCCAACCGTGGTGAAGCCAGCCCGGTGGCGAGTGAACGAGATGGTCTGCTTATTGGAGCGCTTGATCATGTCTGGCAGGCAGAGGTCTTCGAGGATGGCATCGACGTATTCCTGGTAGCTGATGCTGAACCGGAAGTCGTCATTCCCCTCGCCGTCCCGCGCGCCGTCTGAGCCACTGCCGCCGCCAGCGGGTGGCCGGGGGATGTTATCCCCGACCACGTAGTCTTGGTTACCCGGCAGCACGTAGTCCCACATACCTTTGCCTTTGGCGTAGTGGAATTGGGGTTCCTCGATCCCGTCTTTGGAGACGGTCACCTCGGTATCGGACTTGTCCTGGATGTTGCGGCCATTGAGTTGTTTCCGCGCCGCTGTGCGGATCGATCCTCTCACGCGCTCGACGAAGCGTTGCCGGTTTGTCAGACTTTTCCCACTGGGGTTCAGGCGTCGATCAATAATGCCGAATGTCATGACAGGTGTCCTTAAAAATTACCCAGACTTCTGCACTCGCATATAATACTCAACGACACGCCGAACTTGTCGGGGCGTGTAACCTTTCTGGCTCATGCGATCAACAAAGTCATTGTGTTTATCTTGATCGTCTTTGTTCGACTTAGTACCGAAACTGACGATCGGCAGCAGTTCAGCCACGTTCGAGAACATCTTCTTCTCGATCACCTTGCGCAGTTTTTCGTAGGACGTCCACTTGATGATTTTGCCGTTGGCCCGCTGGCGCAACACAAACTTGACGCATTCCTGCCGAAAATCCTTCGGATTGGCGATGCCAGCCGGTTTTTCGGTCTTCTCCAACTCGCCGTTCAGATATTCGCGGTTGAACATTGTGCCAGTGTCGGCGTCCTTATAATCGATATCGTCCATCCAGTGGTCTGCATAGACTATATACCGATCGAACAAGGTTTGCCCGAATTCGTCATAGGCTTCCAGGTAGGCCATCTGGATTTCGTTGCCGATGAACTCGACGTAGCGCGGCGCCAATTCCGATTTGATATAGTCGAGATACATTTTCTCGGCGTCGTTGGGGAACTGTTCGCGGATCAACGCCCGTTCCAACATGAACAAGAGATGCACCGGATCGGCCGACACTTCGTCGGTGTCGTGGTTGAACGTCGCGGATAAGACCTTGAACGCGAACCGGGTTGACGTGCCGGTCATCCCCTCATCAACGCCCGCCGCTTCGCGGTATTCCATCACCGGCTTGGCGCGCGGATCGGTCTCCTTGATGTTTTGCCCGTCATAGACACACAGTTTCGCCCACTGGGTGGAATTCTCATGCTTCGCCAGCCGCGTAAGGACCGAGAATTCGGCCAGCATCTGCAAGGTCGCCGGGGCACACGGGGCATTCTTCAAGTCAGACGACTGAAGCATCTTCTCATAGATCAGGCGCTCATCGGTGGCGCGCAGGCAATACGGCACCTTGATCACACAAATCCGATCGATGAAGGCTTCATTATTAGAGTTTGCCTTAAAGTTCTGCCATTCGCTCTGATTCGAATGCGCCACGACGATACCGTTGAACGGGATGGCGGAAATGGCTTCAGTTCCCATATAATTGCCTTCCTGCGTCGCCGTCAGCAACGGATGTAGCATTTTTATCGGAGCTTTAAACATTTCAACGAACTCAAGCATGCCTTGGTTGCCCCGGCACAGACCACCTGAAAACGAATAGGAATCAGGATCATCCTGTGAGAACTTTTCCAGCTTGCGGATGTCAGTCTTGCCGACCAGGGACGAAATATCCTGATTGTTCTCGTCGCCCGGCTCGGTCTTGACGATGCCGATCTGTTCGAGCTTCGACGGCATCACCCGCGCCACCCGGAACTTGGTGATATCGCCACCCGCCTGCTTGAACCGTTTGATCGCCCATGGACTGAGAATCATATTCAAGTAACGCTTGTCGATGCCATAATCGGCCATCAGTGCATGATACCTGGGCGCATTGAACAGACCGAGCGGCGTTTCCAGCACGGGCGACATTCCATCACCTGCACACAATACGTAGATCGGAAACTTGGTCATCAACTCGCCGACGCGGATCGCCAGACTCGAATTATGACTAACAATGCCGTTCGCGACGTAATTATGCGTTCCGGCAACTTCAATATCATACATCGGCTCATCACAGTCGAGGTCAACGATATCGTCTATCTTGTCCCAGTAAATATCACCTTCGGCAAGTTCTCGCAACGATTCAGCGTTTTTGAAGAACTCAATGGCATATCGGACAAAGCCCCTGCGGGACCCGATGTTATTGTCGAGTTGAGTGCGCAAGTTTTCCTTGAGTCTGGACGTACCGTCTTTTTTTGATGCTAGTAGAGTGTTTGTGGCCTCGATCACTAAGTTCTTCGGCAAAATATCCCAACCACCCGAGTGCTTTCGTTGATCGATGACACTGACAAACACTTCGTCACATGCCTTTTCTTTTCCATAAATACCAATTCTGGAAAGAAACGTCATGATATGATACCGATCATATATTGCAACAGTATAGGCTCTCCGTTTCTTCACCCCGTTCAAAATCGGCACGTAGGAGGAGATGCGTGCAGCGATACCAAATTTGCTTAGCAGCGAGCAGACTTGTCGAGCCATGATCTCAGACACACTGGTATAGCCGATTTCGTTATTAGTTCCGCAAGAAGCCCATCCATCAGTGGCGTATAATCTAGATAAAAATAACGCGACTTGATCTTCTTCCAATTGGAACACGTAGTCAGGAATGAATTTTGTGTGACTTAGCGTACCGTTTAGGTTCAATTCCTCAAAACGATGGCGGATCGCCATTTCACCTTCGCGTTCATTGATCCGGTAATAGTCGATCAGACCTGTTGCTGCTTCGATCTGCGGTTTGACGACACAGCCCAGTTCCGCAACTGCGCCTTGAAAATCAGCTACCACCGCTTCGTTGAAATTGGTGAACGTTATATTTCCAGATGCCGGTATATGCCCGTCACCCAGGATATAAGCTAGTACTTTTAGAAACGCTTCGTCGTCGCGTTTGGTACCGAACGGCAATGTCATTGCCGTAGCAATCAAATCCCCCGGTCGCAAAGCGTCAATTTGTTTCCAGCCATGGTTGGTGAATAAACGATGCGTTGGGGCTCCGCACACCTCCAAACCACGCGATGTAGTGACTTTCCAAACAGGCTTTTCATCTAGGATGAAAGTGTTGTTGACCTGCTCCGCACAGGTCCGATGTGTAGTTGCATCAGTCGAAACCACACAGTCACCGACCTGAACAGTTTCGATGGTTCTCCATGACCCATCAGCCATGGCGATCAAGGTCCCGGCACGGTGACATTTCGCGGTGCCGACCGGCCCCAGTAGATAGAGGATTTGCTTGCGTTCCTCCAAGCCCTGCGCGGCGTGCTTGAAGTATCCCACGATCCGCTCAATCGTGTCCTCCATGCCGTAGAAGTCCTCGAAGGCTGGATAGACTCGCACGGTGCGATTGGCGAAGATGCGCGACAGCCGAGGATCGGCCGAGGTATCAAGCTTGACGGGATCACCAATGGCCGCAACCATGCGTTCGGCGGGTGTGGCATAGGCCATCGAATCGGTGCGACAGAGGTCCAAATAGTCCTGGATACTCATGTACGTGGTTTCGGTAATTTGAAAGTCGTTTTTGAGAAGGGCTACGATGTCCATTTGCTGTCCTGACAATGGTACAAGTATTTAGTCCGGTTATATTGCCGGAATCACGCCATCAGTGCATTTTGAAGCTGACTGACTATTACTTTCTCACCACTTTGGAGCACGAGGGACTTTGAGTGGTGTCAGACGCCTGTCACAACAAATGTATGACGGAGTTTGCGTCGGTGAAAACATACTGCGATATTCTGCTGCCGCAATGCAAGCGAAATTGTGATCTTTGTTTTTCTACTTCGCCAAGTTCAAAAGCAGGCTGGTTGTTGCGTTGCCATTTCCGCTTCAGGTCTCGGCCGGGACGCCATGCAAAGGCGTTCTCCGATGGTTGCGAAGCTCAGTGATGATCTGCTAGTCTATACTGCGCTAAACAAGGAGGTTGAATATGTTTCGCAATCCGAGACAAAGCAAGACGGCCTTGGCTGAGCTAGCGGCCGAACGTCGGATGATCATGCCGGGCGTTGCTCGCCGTGCAAACGGAAACTCGCGAGCATCAGCCGAATTTTAATTGGCTTGCCGATGCGCTGCCTGCCGACCAGGAGGCGTGAATCGTATGGCGGGGAGGGCTTGGAGGCCTCGCCGCCTTCTGGCATATCGTGATATCAAATCATTTTGCGGTTTGTCAGACGCTAAGGAGAACGAACATGATTACGACTGACCAATTACTCGCTGCGGGTTATCGGGCGTTGCGCGACACTTATGCTGAGCAACGGCTGGGGAGTTGGTATCGTATGTCCTATGTGAAACACATCACCGATCGCGTGGGGACCCGTTATATCATTTTCATTTCTCATGGGCTCATCCCAGCGCACAACGGGTCTCCGGCGCGGCCGTTTTTTTCCACCGATCATCAATTTGCACGCAAGGGGGTGATCTTCAATGTCGAGGTGGTCAGCGGGGCGGACAGCGTCGAGGAGATCGAGACGTTTTTCGAAACGGTCTGGTCAACGCTGCGGGCTGATTATTACCAGGGCGGCCCGGATCAACAGCGCCATTTTCCGCAACAGTAGGACCCGCGATGAGGAGCGGGCGGAGGTTGACCCTCCGCCCTTTTTTCCCGGTCGCTTACTTCCGAGGCGGCTCCCGGTCACTTACTCCCGAGGCGGCGGATGTACGCGGAACGCAGTTCAGTGTCAACGCCTTCTTTTTTTGAACGGTGGCAGTTGACCCGCTTGACAAACCGACCGGTCTCCAACAGACTGTTTGTCCAGCCAAGATAATGGCTACGATAACAAGAAGCGATTGGTCCAGGTATGACATGGATTAAGGCGAACGTGCATCACACGTTCGCTTTTTTTTGGCGCGATCAGCGAGTTTAAGTTGTCGGGCCGCTTTTCGTGCCAGATTCTGCTGGAAAGCCTGCTCGTCTTGGACGATCTGACGCAGCAGTTGATTGACCGTGTTGGTCAACATCACCTCCGGGCTGATAATGTAATTGACGGCCCCAGGGTAGGTTCCTTTGGGGTAGGGATGATTGCTGATCCGGATTTCGAAACTCTGATTATGCGGGGATCGGTAGTAGCGACTTTCGGCGCGGCCGTCCCATTTTGCCTTGCTGGTGCGGCGGCGCACCCATTTGCGACAGCGCAATTTCCGGGTCAAGACTTCGATGGTGGCACGTCCGGCCTCGACGGCGATGTCCCGACCCTTGGCTTCGGCCACGCGGGCGCGAAATGGTTTTGCCCACTCGCAGGCAATCGGCAGTGCCAGCACTTGTTTTGAACTATACCAATCAAACTTTTGCATGGGTTCTCCTGTTACTGAGAGTAGATGAGACTTGCATTGGTGTTTACTGCGGGATAAATGTGCGGACCCCAATGGAGCTTCAAAATGTCGAGTAAAGGTCACGCTGATAATGCGATTTTGCGCGAGACGCCACAGTTCAAAGAGAAATTGGCCGCGAAAAAGCGTAAGCGTCGGCAAGCTGTATATACCAACCGTCGTGCCAATCAACACGGTAAAATCCGAGGCAAAAGCTGATGGCACCCCTCGCCGACCTCAATGTCCGCAGACTCTGCATGATCCTCGAAGTTGCCATGTCCAATCTGCTCGACAGCAGCGAGGCTCCGGTCCCCAGACCGGCGATCGAAACGTGGCTGATGAACTATCTGGACGCGCTCCCCTTACGTATCTGGCTGACAGAGCCGCCGCCTTGGGCACTGCTGACCGATGATCGGTTCTTCATAAACTTCGATGGTTGCTATATGATCACATTGACGGTCAACCAGTCAGTCAGCCACCGCGCGCTGGACTATTTCGCGATCACGCGGGAAATATATCAAGAACTGTCGTAATCATCCACGGCCCCGCCACGCCTGCCACTGGTAGCGAGACTGCTGAGAGGCGATAGCCCGTTTGAACCGCTCAGGGGGGCATCCCAGGCCAATGGCGGGGCCTGTCTGAAGCCATGTTGATCCTGACGCGAGTCCAGCTTGCGATGTGCGTGATGCGGGGCTGCACCCGTGGCAGCGCGGGCACTCAGTGTTCCACATCGCCAGAGAAGTGGGATGATGGCGATCAATCCTGCTTACGGCTGTGGTAGAGCCACAACATCTTGTACAACTGGTCTGCGTTCAAATCGGCGATCAGATCGCGCAGTTTCTGCGACGGCTCATTCGGATGGTGGATACGGGCGAGTGCCAGCATCGCGGCTTGGGCCTTCGGTCGAGAATAGGTAGCTTTGAGCTTGGCGATACCGGCCGCCTCCGTGCCGGGGACGCCCGCAACGGCACGGTCACCATGGACCGTCTCATCCCAGGGCTGCAAATAATTCGGATCACCCTTGGTATCCACCACCTGCACCTGAGTGATAAAACTCTTTGCGTTGGTGATTTTGTTCGTTTTACTGGTAACGACCCATTCCCATTCGTAGTTGTCGCCCAGTGTGCCGTATTCATCGTCATCATCATGTGGTGTGACGGTGTGGGATGCGGCCAGTTTGTGCCCATCTAACGTGAGGACCACGCCCCATCGGCCGCCCTGGGATGACATTCTGGCAAACCGAATCGCGACACTTTCATCTTCGGTGGTACTAAACCCGAGATTGCCTTGATCGTAGCTGTCGATGTCGAAGGTGTTGCTGGCGCGCATGTCCAGATACTGTTGGAGACCCGTGCCGTGATACAGCGTCTCGGGCACGCCGTTATGGCCGTGTCGCAAGGTCTCGCCCAGAATGTCAGTATGTGAGTTCACTCTGCCGTCGAGCAGCTTATCGCTAGACGTTTTTGATGGATCGAAGCTGGCGTGTCGGGTGCGGATATTGTTTGGATGAAACACCACGTAGCTGTCGCCTTTGCCTTCGACACGATTGCCATAAACCAAACCGTCATAGCCTTGTCGCTCGGCGCTGGCTTGGATCGCGCGCCAAAAATCTGCGGCACTGGCTGTGAACTTGGCTTGTTGTTCGCTCTTAGACTTGTTCAGAGCGCCCCATTCACCACCCGCTGCGCGTCGCAATCGATCTGTTTGTTTCGCCAAGTCGAAAATACGATCATGATCCTCGTTATTCGGATCAAAACCTTTAGTGTTCAAACACCAAATCTTGGCGCGGTTCATATAGGTCGTTCGCAACGTAGAAAACATATCATAGACACGCAGGGGGTTATGCAGACGCAGTTTGACGGGAATAATATTTGCGCCCGGCTGATACTCCGCATTGTCAGGCGAACGAAATATTGGTCTTATGACTTTATCAGCCTGTTGAAGAGTCCCGAAATGCATCCCGATATCGCCAGTTCGGCGCGGATCGAACGCGTCAAAAGCAGCGGTCGTGCCGTGGTAGGCATCGATGTTGAAGCCTCGATCATCGGCGTCTTCCACCAGCCGTATCCATCGTCTCAGGGCATTTTCCATGTGATATTTATGGCATACGCCTGACTAGGTGCTAACCCATTAACATTCACCCGTCAATCCTGCGACTGACGGGTGATGCCGGATGGACGCCCACAGAACCGTCTCCTACACGCCCACATCGCCAATCACTGTAGGCAGTTGGTTATTGGTCGTGTAATCGTAGTCTGACTACGATGGGCGGGCTTTGTCCAAACCTTTTCGCTCACTATTGCGATAGATAGCGATTATGCGCTACGCTGAACTTCTCATGGAAACCACGGTCCGGCTCACCGATCTGTACGATGAGCGAGACAAGTATATTGATCTCGCGGAGTATTCCGATGACGCATAGTCTTCGGCGTTGGATGAGGTTGATCGAAGGCGATGCCACGGGATTGCTGTTTCATTCTACGACCGTCGATGCCGCGCTCAGGATCATCGCCAGTGGCACGATCAGGGGCACGCCGACCCATGTGGGCCATGAGTCGGGGGTCAGTCTGACGCGCAGCTTCAATTTCGCGCAATACTGGCGCGACGGCATCATGTTTGTGTTGGATACTGACAAGCTGAAATCCGAAAATCATCTGGTGCCGATCCAGTGGCGTCCGCATCACGGTGAGGCTAATCCAGGCGACGAGCAGGAGACCTTCGCCTATGGTTCGATCGCACTGGCCGACACGTTGGTCAGCATCAATATCGGTAACCCATTTAAGATCGAGCCGTCGAAATGGGAGACACCCGAACGAGTGGCGCAATGGAAAACCAAGCTGGCCCCGCTGCTGACACATCCGAAACTAAACGCGTGGCAGCCAGTGGTTTCAGTTCCGAAGCCGAGGCGCAGGCGGACACTGCCATCAAAAGGAGCTTCGTTATGATTCAGCAATTCGATTATCTGCCCGGTCCGTGCCTACGATCCAGCCATTGCTGCAAGACGACTGCCTGCCGATTTGGCGAGTGGGACGCCGCCAAACATCAATGTCGATTCCTCGAAGTGAGCGAATCGAGGCGCTGCCTTAATCGTACGGTGCCGCACTCAATCCCGCTTTTGGTCGCGGCTGTTGTCACCAGAACTCGCTGTTTCAGCGGATGCTGAAATGACTACTTCGGGTGAACTAAATATCGCTCTCATGCGCTATCATCTAATGATGTTCGAGATCAGCACCGATCTGCTCGATTAGGTTACGATCGAAACGAAGTCATGTGGGTATCTGCACACTCAAGTTTGTCGGAACCATGTTCATCGTCTTGACCACAGAACGGATGACCACGCTCCGATATCCACGCTGGCAAAGGGTGTCGCCGCGAACAAGTCCACCTGGAACTGGGACGACTGACTGATGGGATCGATGAGCGCGTCGGATGCGACTGGATCAGGGGTATCATCACCAAAGTCATGGTATAAGCGATCGAACAAAATGTGCTGCTGGTATGCCTGGGTCAGACCATCATCGCCGCCGCGAATGTAGAGCGGCAGAGGAACCGTGCCGATAAATTCATTGTCGTTCATCGGCAGAAGCCAGCCGGTTTGCTGGACGAACATGTAGGTATCGGCCAGCCGGGCGCGCAACCGCGTCATGATCATACGCGGCACGTAGCGGCCGAATGGGACGAAAAGGTGAATTTGCATATTCGATGTGACCATGGACCATGCTGATGAGCCTGGGGTCGCCGAATGATAAATCGGATCGAAGCTGATCGTCATGGTTTCTCGGGTCTCGGCGGCCAAATTTGCCACGCTGCTGATGACGATCATGTGCACTATCCGCTAAATATCAGAGTTCTGATATTTAGCGGAAGCCAACGGGTCTTTACGGCGTAGAAGTCGTCTGCGCCGTCATGGTTCACCAATGCATCGCTTCGAGCGCCATCACCACCTTTTGCACATCCGCTGCATAGAACCCGGCATGACTGAGGCAGCCGATCTCGACGATGCCAATGTCATCGCCTGCGACGTAAGTATCCAACACGAACGCCCTGGCGGGTTGCCACAGGGCGGCCATGCGACCGGCGAAATCGACAATGTAGGGATCGACGATATCGCTCTGGTTCGCTTGCCCGTTCAGCTTATAGTGACTGCTCGAAATGACGGCCTGATCGACAATAAAATGGCGATGCTCCTGGCCTGTCGATCGAACCGGGCCGTAGAGAATTCTGGTTTCCGCCAAGGTTCCCTGGCGGTGGAGGATATCCGCTTGCCAGACCCGAAAATCGGCGCGGGTGGAAACGCGTCCGGTAAAGCTCTTGTCGTCGAGCGATGGTCGGATGAAGAATTTGTCAAGCTCGGGATCAGCCTCGGCGATGGTGGTGAAGGTGATATCTTGATTGAGCAGGTAATCCCGTAAATGTGGGTGCCAGACTTCGTAGGAGAAGGCATGGTTCAACAGGCTGCCGGGTGTCCAGCCGCGCTGCATTGCGATGTGTGAGAGCATGATAGACCCATTTGTGATGATCGGTCCCGCGTGAGTCACTTCAGGGATGAGTTCGTATGTGCCGCTCACCCGCACAATTTGATGCGGGATAGCAAATCGCCGCAAAGTTTCGAGCAAGGCCAGTCGTTCGTTTTGTTGGAACAGGTCTTCTTGGACGACCCAAAACATCTCGCTATCTGCCTCCGCCATCATTTGTGTTCACGTTTGTTGCGCTTTAGTCTGCGCCGATCCGGGCGCGGTCGCCGGTCAAGGCTGCGCACCACCTCGGCCATGATATACATCTGCTCCTTGAATACCGGATGGGCCGAAAAACATGCCTCCTGTTCTCCGGCGCGCGGTTTGCGTAACCTCAGATCAAATTCATACACCAGAAATTGGGAACAGCCGATACAGACCGTCCAATCACCCGGCTCTGGACCCCGGTTATCGGTGATGTTGGACGCCACATCAAGCAGCTTGTCGCAGTAGGGACAGCGACTTTTTGGCATCCGAAATTCATCGTCGCGGAGCTTCGGCATCGGTACCTAACACATTCATGGCCAATTAAACCGCATTTGCAGAGTGTGCAAGGTGTGCTTTTCGGCCAAAGTCTCTAAGGGCTGTAATGGTCGTCTCAGGATAACTGCCACTGTTCACAATGTCTCCCAATCAAACCCCCCATTCCTCCTGGTTGTGGGGGCAAAACCATTACTTACTACTCACCCGGTTCGAACGTCACAGTCTGTGCTGGAGGAACGTCCTCGGTCACCCGATTCAGAAGGCCAGCTTACCGTTCCACGCCGCCGTAGCTTCCATATCCCTGCGGCTCTACGCCCGTTTCAACAGCAGCATCCACGGGACCACTTGATTCGGCTCGCGACACCGTTTCCGCCGCTCGACACTCTTTAAAGGATGAGATTCTACCCCCACCTTCCTTGCAGGCCGCTGTATGACCGATCAGCGCGCCGCGAGTCAACGATAATTTCCTATTGACGTTGTTTGAGTGCATGTCTTATACATATCGCTATGAGCAACACACCCACCACGACCCGGCGCGACGAACGCGATACAACCACGCGGTGACCGCTCATGCGCGGTCGCCAGACAGGGCGGCTGCGGTGTTAATCTCCTTTCGGAACACCCAGGTCGCCAATTTGGCGGCCTTTTTTGTGTTTTGGAGACCAGCCTATGCATTGATCCCTTCGTCTGCTCGCATCTTCCAATGGTAGGAAACCAGATTGTCGATCTGTGAACGCGGGTTCGATTCCCGCTGTGAGCGCCAACGGCGCATTCGTCTAGTGGTCCAGGATTTCCGGACTTTCAATCCGGAGACGACAGTTCAAATCTGTCATGCGCCGCCACATGTCTATCGCTCTACTACGACGCTGTCGTCTAACGGTAGGATTTTTGATTCTCAGTCAACCGATCGGGGTTCGATTCCCCGCAGCGTCACCACGGACCCGTATGCCCTCGCGCTTCGAACGCGTTGAAAGGCTAACTGGATACATGCAGGTTCGATCCCTGTCGGGTCCGCCAAAATCAATTAAACCCTGCCGGGTTGGCCCAGAGGCGACGGCAGCAGATTTGTAATCTGCGATACAACATCGGGGGTTCGAGTCCCTCACCCGGCACCACTGACCCATTATTCGCCCATTGCAGGCGATAATGGTCAATAAATGGGTCATCCCTAAGCCAAACCGGATACGCGTAAATACCTCGGCGGCGGCAACGAATGAGCGTTTCGCCCGGATGGCGAAGCGCGCATGAATCTGATAACTCTCTTCGAAATGGACTGGTACGATAAGACGCCCTTGGTGGCGGTCCTGAAGGCCAACAGAGGGCGCTGGATACATTTCAGCCAGGGCGCTCCCAACCGTGATTACGCAAAAGCCACGCTGCTGCCAGACCCCGTTAAGCCCAGCGATGGGTGGAACGTTAAAGCGAACAAGCAGTATCAGCGTGACCTGTTAAAGGTGCAGCGGCAAAACGCGATCGCCAAAGTTCCCAAGATCGGCATCAACCCTAAATCGTTTTGGAAAGACCCCAAGGGTGTTTACTTCTATCCCTGCGATTGGCTCCTGGGTGGCGCCGAGCGCATCCGCATCGCCCAACAGCACGGTCTGGACTACCCGAACTATTATCTGGCCGACCTTAATCTGAATGATCCAGCCGGAGTCAATCTTGGCACAGTCACCTGGGATCAGGTCACCGAAATCGCCCGGCGCAATGGCTGGCTCGACATCATGGTGGCATTCCGAAGCCAGCCGCTAAGCTATCAGAAAACTGAATTGGGGTCCTATTCGCGCCCCGAGACCCCAGGCTCGTTCTTTTGGCATTTCGTCGATCGAGAGGTCAAAGGCGGTCGGATGTCGTGGCTCAAAGCCTATTACGGCGTGAGCTTCGTGCGCGATCCGAACCTGTCGATCATTCACAGCAATGAACCTGATCAGGTTTTGGTGATCAATCCGAAGATCATCAAAAATGTGACGCTGGCCACGAACCAGCCGGTTGGCTTCCAGAACCGGGAGAAGATGGAGCACTGGATGTTCGCCTTGATGACGGTCATCAAGGCGGTCCGGGGGGACTATGGCGGCACTCTGATATGGGAAAAGAAGAAGCCCAAACTCTCCTTCGAGAAGGGAATGGGGAAATTTAATTTAACGATCGCCGCTAGTAGTTACAGCGCCTCAGGCATGGAGCCCGGCCTGACGATGACCTACACGTACGGACGGGCTGAAAATTCGATGTCGGTTGGCCGCAAAGACCTCGAAACCAAGACCTCTGAACAGATCGTCGATCTGCTGAAATCGAAGGTGGACTTCATATCGCGGCTGCGAACAGACTTGCTCTTTAAGCCGGTGATGACCATCGCTGATGGTAAAGTTTATATGAAAAATCGGCTCAGCAATCTGTCTGACTTAGAGATCACCGAGACGATCCACAACTCCGAAGGCCCGGATAAGAAATGGTCCAGTGTCTCGATGTATGGAAAATTGGTGCATGAAGTTGAAGGCCTATCCGTGGAAACCACTATATACACCAGACTTTACGCTGATCGCATGTCGATGAGCGTCAAAGCCAAACTTGGTTTAGCGGACTTGATTTACGCATCACCCCAGGGCGATACACCAACACTCGATGACGTGGCCAACGCCGCGATCACCAATTTTGATACGATGTTCGAACGCTACGCCCCAGCCCGGCAAGCCTCTAAATATCGTTCCAATGCGTTATTTCCATCCGATGAAGACCAATTTGCCTGTGCTGGATGGATCATTAAAAATTGTGGGATAAATCTAGATGGTGCTTTAGAGCGGCATTACCACAAACAGATCGCCGCGTTCGAAGCAAAATCAGAGCGCGAACAGGCCGACCTCATCAGAGAAATGCGCTGGGTCCTGACCAGCCGCTATTGACACCGGTCCGTCACCGGTATGTTGCAGATGACCGGATGACATACCCACGGGCTGAAGCCCCCGTGGGTATCCATAGGTGCGATTATCATCCAAACCGGTGAATCCAATGTTGTTCTGTAATCTTACAATAGGTCTTCAATTCGTGCGATTGCTTCTCTAACCAATCTAGATGATCCCCCGGCCGCTGATTGTTCGCCATCATCAAACGCCCAACAATCGACTCGCTGTCGTTCGGATCAGCATGGAACTGATGCGAAAGAAAGGGCACTTGTGCCGACGTGATCACGGGAACCCGCATCCAAATGGCATCCGCCGAAACAATGTTGAATGTCTCTGAAAAGGAACATTGCAGCGAATAGTTCATCGTCCGCATCAAATCGAGAAACGTAAACTGGGTCTCGTCTTCGGCCCCCCACGACGCCAAACGTGGAATCCAAGGGTGTTCGACCAGCACGGCGCGTCTGGTATGGGAGAACATCTCTCGCAGGTTTTTAACGATGGGGGCGCCATAGCCCTCGACCCGAGAGCTATTGACGTGAAACTCCAATTTACGCCCTACCTTACCGGCAAACTTGATCGCCGCCACAGCCTGCGTTAAATGGTTCTTGAGCGGACGTATGGCACCAAAACAACCGATCTTCACCGTGTCATTCGCCACCCAGGGCGTAGCACTCTTGCTGGTGGAGGGTTCGATCGGATAGAAGTTCGGCGCGTAACTGACAAGTTGTTCCAACCCAGCGCCATATGCATGAGCGATGGTTTTCACATCGTCCACAGCGCGCGGCGAGTTGTTCATAATCTCAACGCCACGCGACAAATAACCATATATCCAATCCATCGACATGCCCTCGTTCGCCAGGAATGCCATTTCAGAATGATTGCGTACCGCCCAGTTGACGCGCGGATGTAACTTCTGAAGGATATCGAGTTTGGAGGGAACAACCCAGAACGCTTCAATGATGACCAGTGTGGGCTGATATTCGGTGACGGCTTTGTCGATACAGTTATTATCGACCAGTTGCATCATTTTAGCTTGTATGTTATTGTGGCGTAACATATGAACGATGAATGAGACCGAGTTCTTCAAGCCACTCGATAAGTCACTCCCACTGCCCCAATTCGCCTCACGGTATTTGAGTAGAAATAATAATCTCGGCGACATAAAATACACCCATATTGGTTGGCTGATAAAACGATCAGCAATATGGGTGTATCTATCGGGGATTAGTCCCACCGATCCAGTGTATATTCAAACATCGTGCCACCGGACGCCACCCGGATCGAAACCGGCACCTTCGTGGCGCTATCGAAACTCATTCCGCAAGCAGTGGCGTTGTCGATGCCACTGATGGTCAGCGTCTGTGAATAGGCTTCGATCGTCGCCCGGATCGCATGAAACTCGCTTTTCAGCAGGGATGGAAACAGACATCCGCCAGCGCCCTTGTAGCGGGTGTCTTTGGCGCCGTGCAAGATCAGGCCCATACCTTCGCTAAATTGCTCCATGCGGTTCTCATACCATTCCGGCGGACGCCGAATGACCGCATCAACCGGGCACCACGTGTGCGGAATCAAATTCCAATCCCTGGCGGTGGTCAGCGCCGCATACAAGTACCACGAGACTGGATTGCGCCGATCGGGGTGATCCCATTGGAAAATGGGCGGCGCATCGAAATTGGCCGCCGTGACATAAGCCGTCCAGTTTCCGGCTTGGTGCGGAACCAACACCTCAATCGTTTCCGCTGTCGGCAGCACGGTGCGAATAAACTTCGTGCAGGTTATCGGGGTGCTGCCGACTTGCAGATTGATCCGCTTTGCTGCACCTTTTGGTTTGAGATTGCCAAAAATACCTTTGCCGGTCGGCCGTGTCACCGGCGGCGGCACCCATAGTGTTTCCAGATCAGCGAGCGTCGCATAGCGCCGTTGCAGCGCTCCGGCCGCGCCCAGAGTTTCGATGATCTTTTCCGCCTGTGTGATGTTGCCAGCGCTCGGCAGCGCTTGGGGCCGGGCATAGCGCAGCGGATGCATTTTCGCATCGAACCGGGTCTTGACGGTCTCGAACACCATGCCGCTGGCGATATCCTCCAACAAGGTGCCGATCATCGAGCTACGCGGATGACAGAAGCCCGCCGGAGCAGTCGCCACCGCCCGCCAAAGCAGATTATCCTGCTGGCGCCGCCCGCTATAGGATTGCCGCGCGTTCAACAGCGCTTGCAGCCATTTCGCCACGCCCAGCAGCTTATCCGATTGATATAGCGTCTCCGCTTCCAGTAGCTTGACCGCCGTGGTCACCACACTCATCGGCAATTCATGCAGCGCAGTCACCATGATCCGGTAATCTTCGCGCTTCTCGGCCATCTTCTGGGCCGCACTCAGGATCGGCTTTTTGTAGATCATGGCAGCCGGTGGGGTGACTGCGAGATGGGTCCAGACGCCGGTCCTCGGCTGTCCCCAGACGTTCGCTTCGGACAGAAATACACCGTTGACCGGTGCACTCGCCACTGCCTCCCGCAAGGCCGCGATGACAGGCACATGCGGGGACGGAATATAACCATCACTCCAGAGCAGCGGTTTGGCGATGCCGTGATCATCGATCGTGACCAGCCCACCATAGTTTCTGATGAAATGTTCGCAAGCCCGGCAACGATAGGTCTGGCGCACCGAGAGCGGATACTGACTAAGATAAAGCTCGTACAAATCGCCATGTGTTGTCGTATAGACCGGCACGCCGGACACCACGCGGTCACGAAAATGGTGTCGGAATTCGTCAAGAAAGTCGGCATATTCGCGGTCATTGAAGCCGGGTGTTTGCGATGCTACGGTTTGAGAGTTCATTTGATTTCCCCAATGATCTGGAAGAATCTGCTGGTTACGATAAAACTTGCAACCGAATTGTGCGACAGCAACGATTAAATTAATTTGCCGTGTTCTAACTTGGCGAGACGTTCCCGCTCGATCGGGCTGCCCTGGCCCACCAAGGTGTCATAATCCAAGCCGATATCACTGGCCAGCAGGCGATAGAACGCCAGTTCATCGGCCGGGACGTAGTCGTCATCCGGGTGGATCAGAAACGACGGATCGGCGAGTAGTTCTTCGATGAGGGTGCGAAAACACGCACGGGCAAATCCAAGGATGCGCATTTCACGATCTTTGTTGGCATAAAACTCTTCTGCCATTTTGGCTCCGATCTCTGTTTACACTTGTGGATCTAGTCAATTCATCTCGCCGCTTCAAGTCAAACGAAGTGATATTTAATTCGATGTTTTTTGGCGAAGCTAAATCAAATCATGAAAGTATCTCTGTTTATCGTCAGCCTCGCTGGCGTCATGGCAACGCACGCACTGCTTGCGCGCAATGCCATACCCAATCCGGCAACCGAAGCCAGCGTATCCGCCTGTTTTGTTCCCGCGCAGGACTGTGTGGATCGGGTGGTGGCGGGTATCGCCTCTGCCAAGACCTCGATCCATGTGCAGGCCTATGGTTTTACCTCACCGCCGATCTTGCAGGCCCTGGTACAAGCCAAGCAACGCGGGGTCGAGGTCATGGCGATCCTCGATAAAACCAATGTTGCTAAGCGGTCACGTTATTCTGGCGCCACCTTCGTCATCAATGGCGGCATCCCCGTGTGGATCGATAGCACGGTCGCAATTGCGCATAACAAAATCGTCATAATCGATAATCATCTGGTGATCGGCGGCTCGTATAATTATACGCCGAGCGCGGAGAAGCGAAACGCCGAAAACGTGACATTTATCGAGTCGCCAGTCAACGCCGCCTTGTTTGAGCAAAATTGGGAGTCACGAAAAGCGGTTTCGACGCCCTATGCGGCGTCAATCCCAGATAATGCCCCACCCGCACCGGAGTAAAGTTTTGGTTCATACAATTGTAGAAACACGGTTTGGTAGTGTGCTCTACGGCACTTCCACACCCGCGTCTGACGAAGATTTCAAGAGCGTGTTTTTACCGGACGCCGAAGAAATTCTGCTGCAACGGATCAAGACCACGCTGAGCAATCGCCGCGCTAAGGCTGAATCTGAAAAGAACGTCGCGGGTGAGGAAGATCGCGAATCGTTTGCCTTTCATCGGTATCTCTCATTGCTGGCCGAGGGACAGACCTTGGCGCTCGACATGTTGTTTGCACCCAGGTGGGCGATGCTCAATGAGCCTGATCCGATCTGGTGCGAGCTTGTCGCCAATCGGCATCGGGTGATCAGTCGGTCGGCTGCCAGTTTCGTCGGGTATTGCCGGACCCAGGCGGCGAAATATGGGATCAAGGGATCACGGGTGCATGCCGTGCGCGAGATCGTGGCGTGGTTTGATCAGGCGATCGATCAGCATGGCCATTTAACGCGGCTACGCGACGCCCTGGAAGGCCTGCCAGAGTTCATCGTCGATCAAAAGCTGGAACACACAGCGCTGATCGAGATCGACCATCCCGGACGTGCTGCGGGGCCGGTGCTGCATTTGGAATGCTGCGATCGCAAGGTGCCGGTGACCAATACGCTAAAGGATTGTCGGGCAGTGTTCGGTCGGGTGTTTGATCAATATGGCCTGCGATCCTTGCAGGCTGAGCGACAGGAGAATATCGATTGGAAAGCACTGTCGCATGCGGTGCGGGTCGGGAATGAGGCGATCGAATTGCTGACCACTGGTTTCATCACCTTTCCGCTGCCAAATGCCGCCCACGTGCTGGCCATCAAACGCGGCGAACGTCCGTACCAAGAGGTGGGTCAAGAGATTGAAGAGTTATTAGAGCGTGTCGAGGCAAGTCAGCTTATCTCAGGACTGCGGGAGACGGCCGACACGGCGTTTATGGATGAACTCACCATCCGAGCGTATCATCGGGCTGTGTGTGGTTCCTAAGGGGATACACGGTGCCGGTTTGGGACCGGCACCGGTTCATGATTCACTCGTCCGGATTGACGGTTTTCCAGATCGTCGGCGAGGCGTCTTCGACGGCCTGCACCAGCCGATCGGCTTTGCCGCTGGGCCGGATCGCTTTCAGCCAATCGGATCGCACGACCAGGACGGCATCAACCGTGGGCACACTCACGCTGCTCGATTGCATGATATTTTCATAGAGGCCGGGATTGCCGCCGCTGGGTTCCTTCCGATCGATTTCCTTCCATTCGTACATGGGTTTGCCGTTCAAACCTTTGATCGATTTCATATCCCGATCATTGACATCCAGCAGCATCATCGAGGGTTGATGGTCTTTGGTGTTGACCGACATCATATTCGCGATTTTCATGCTGGCCGCATTCACGCCACTGACCCACAGGACGCAGGTGTCCTTGGAGTCCTTGACTTTTGTCAACGATTCTCGATCAACCGGATCGGGCAACCGCCCGACTTTCTCGTAAAGCGAATCATCGGCCTGCCGCAGGATACGCCATGTCTCTGCACTGCCTGTGCCGTTCGGCCCGACGATCAGATTGCCCTGCGCCTTGCCCAGATGATTGACCCGTGTCCATCCGGCGACCACGGGGCAGAGAATGTGCACGTATTCGGTGTAGACCACTTTCCACGCCTCGATCGCGCCCAGCGAGGCGGGCTGTTCCAGGGCGAATTGCGAGAACACATCTGATTGCGAAAAGGCGATGGTGCAGGTCCCGTCCATCAGGTCGCGCAGGTTGGTGAGTGATCCATCGGTATTGACTTCTTTGCCGCCGCCCACGCGACTCAAAATCTCCATCCCGGCGAAATGGTAATTACCGGATGGCGAGCCGGTACACAACCGCAGATGATTGGCGCCCATATCTTTATCAGCACCAGATGGTGCTTGGTCGGTGGTTTGCGCCATCGCTGGCAGAGCCAGCAGCGCGCCGCCCAGAGCTAGTGCCAAACCCCATACGCGTTTCATTTGAGACCCTCCATGTGGTAACAAGATCATGCACTCGACGCAGGGTTTATCCCGACCAGGGTGGTGTCTACAACACCTGCTTGACCGAGATCACCTTCGACGCGGCGACTCGGAACTCCGACTCGCCGTAGAGATATTGGTCGCTTTTTTCAAGTTGAACCTCGCACGCTAGCACACCGATATCGGCAATGTCTTGCTTGACCAAAAGCTCGATTGTTTTTTCGGGCGAGACCATCACCGGATCACTGCGCAGTTTGGTATGGGCCAACCAATATCGGTATAACAACGCTACCCGTTTCGGATCGGCGTTTCGCTTGGGGATTTCACCACCGGTCAGATGCGACCAGGATTTGGTCACCTCGGCCTCGATCCCCTCAGTGCGCGCCCAGCCCAAAATCTGAGTACCGGTCAACTGGCCGTGAGCAATCATCCACATCTCTTTCAAGGTGCGCATGATATTGCGGGCCAGTTCGAGATCATGCGTAAACGAAATCAGGTTTTGATGACCCAGATTGCCAAGGCCCCGCCGTCCGTCCGGTAACTCAGGACTAAACCCATTTTGTACCAGATCGCGGACATACGCCGTGGCATGATACAGGGTCTCCGTTGCGCCATGTTCGGGACGATATTCTTTGCCCCAGGATGCGGAAGCACGGATGTCTGTCAGGACTTGCATCTTGGCCTTGAGGTCAGCTTGCAGCGCATCGATGGCAACCAGTGCACCAGCATAAACCCGAAAGGCTTGCAGTAATTTTTTGGCGGCGGCGTATTCCGGGTCGGCTTCATGTTCCTCATTGCCGGGTTCCCACCCGTACTCCAAGAAGCCTGCCTCGGCCTGTGGCAAGAGGGTTAGCGCACGCTTAGTATCATCATCTATTGGCCGAATATACTCCAAGGCAGCCAACACGTATTTGATGAATTCCGGCCCATATTGGACATAATTTTCTAGACTAGAGCGCAGATCATCTAGTCGATAACGCTCAATCAGATTCGTATGCTCTAAATTATACAGGCTGTGAACTAGGTCTCTGGCTTCTTCATCATCGGCATGGCCGTAGCGCACGCCCTGCTGAAGCATACTCGCCCCATCGACGGCATTGTCCTTGATCACCGCCCGCGCACCGTTCAAGCGATCGATCAGCACGGTCAAGGTCTTGATACGATTTCGCAGATAGGTTGGGAGTTGATACGGCCGGTTGACAATGGCTTCATTGACAGCCGCGTAGTTGATAAGCTGTCGCATTGTCTGCATCATGGACTCCTGACCTCGCCATATTTACCCGATGGTGGCGCAACGAACAACAGGGATTGTCAACAGTCCCAGACAAATAACTGACTTGGATCGGAAATCAAGCGGTATTTTTAGAAACCGGGCGGGCCACCCATGCCCCCAGCGGCCGGATCGGCGGGCGCGTACATGATGGTCAGCAGGTCTTCCCGCTTGAGTTTTTCGAGTTTGCGCAGCGCCCGCACCTTTTTCAGCCGATTTAAATGTTTGAGGGTCAGCACTGGCTTGCGCGTCTGATTAGGGGTGCGCACACCCACCTTATCCTCGGCCGGATCATAATAGGCCGCGTTTAGATCGTTCTGATCAAGTTCAAGTATTTTCATTCCAAAAACCATTCTCTATGCGATTTTACGGTTATTTAGGGGTTTCGACCTCGCCACTGACCGCGCCGAACTCAGCCTTTTCCGTCATTGGGAACATCTCCTTGTAAATAGCCGGTTCAAGAACCGCAATCGCTTGACGCAGCGCGACCGACAGCCGATCGCAGCAAGGCATATTAGCGGACCCCGCCGCGTCGGCGGACTGGCGCCAGAATGCGCAGATGATTTGAGCATTGGTCAGATTCTGCATTGTCGGCACAAGCCAAATACGAAACATTCACAAATTCTTTCTTTGCTGGTGGTTATTCAGCCAATTTGGGCGTGCGATTGTCGAAATACCAGCTATTTCAAGATTTCAGCAATGTTTTGCATCACTAATAATCCCTGCAATAAGACCAGAGGTAAATATCTGTGGTGTGAACAGCATCATAGGTAGCAACCTTTGGGAGAACGACATTGAGAAGTTTACTGGAACGGGCGATCGTTCATCTATTGAACGGTGACGAGGGTAAGGCGAGTGCGCTGTTGCACAAGTTTATGGTGGAACGGGCACGTCAGATTCATGAATCCCTGCGGCAGAACGACGATGTCGATCTCACCGAGAATTGGGACCAGGAAATCAGGCTCGAAGAATATTTCGATGATGCTGACGTAAACGACGATCCGTCCGCCGATCCGACTGATGAACCGGTCGATGATGGCGCCCCTGAAATGGCCGACGATGCGCCAGATATGGGGGATGCTGAGGGGGTGGATAGCGGCGACGGCCTGGACGATCAGGTCGATGACGGTGGTCTGGATGACATGGACGGCGACGCGGACGGCCTGGATGGCGAAGACGGCTCCGTGGAAGACAAGATCGATACCCTGAGCGGTAAGATTGACGATTTCATGGCCGAGTTCGATCGCGTCATGGCGGAATTCTCCGACGAAGAAGGGATCGACGATCCTGTTACCGATGATGGCGGCCTCGAAGACGACGGTGCGGGCGGCGATGATGCGTTCGGCGGCGATGAAGACCTCGACAATGGCGACGCACAAACAGACAACAAGGCGCTCGCAGGCCGTATGGAGACCGATGTCGCCGACCCTGACGAGGACAATCCCGAGGATGAAATTCCGGAAGACGCCGAGATGGGGATGGGCAGTGATGACGCCGATCTAGACGATATCACCGAATCGGTGCTGGCAGAACTTGACAAGGTGGCCGCACCAGCCAACACCGATGGACGGCAGAGTGACGGCAAGTCATTCAGCCAGAATAAAAGTTCGGTCATTCGTGGCAACAACAACGTCATGGACCGCAAAGGCGGCGAACCGGTGATGACCAAGGCGAAGAACCCGGCGCGTGGTTATGCCCGTGAAACCCCGCCATCCTCGACCAGGAACAACTCTGGCAGCAATAGCAAAGTGCGCAAGGGCAATGTTCGCGACCATTGGGAAGAGACGATGGAAAAAGTGCCAGCCGAAGGACCATCCGGCGCGCTGCTGAATACCGACTTCGCGTCCGGCCACAAGAAAGCCGACTCGATCATCCCAGGCAAGAAGGATAACTCCAAACTGTAATGGGAACGGGTTGAGATTGTTAAACGCCGCGAGGAGCTTTCCTGCCTCGCGGCTTCTTTTTGTCCGGTGGCATGTCCTGGAAAGCGGGATTGCACTTTACGACACGCCATTTCCCAGCGTCATACACGCGCGGTATCTGTTCGGCAATGGCCATTTGTCGCTCTGTCATACCGGTGCCAACATATTTGGCGAATCGCTTGCTTGATTTACGAAGATTAAACTTGTGAATGCGCCGATTAGCGATTACGTACATGTAATCCGGGGCGATTTCTTTCTCGACCGTAAAGCCAAGGATCGTGTATAGCGCGCCCATGCTCCATCGCAGATCAACAAATGACTTGATGGTCTGCCAATTATACATGCGCTCAAACGCACACAATAACCGACTCGCACCACCCACGACCGAATTTTTGCTGGCATAACGAACCAATTCCCACCCTGCGGATGTTCGTTCTGTAAACGACATACAAGCCACCAAATCGTGCTGGCTCCGCAGCCCGAGATGCACGGTGGCAGAGGCGCGACCGAAAACATGGTGAATGTCGTAAAATCCGGCCGCCTCGTGATGGCTGATCGGTCCGAGAACGCACGATCGCGCATAGGTCTTGTGAGTGGTCAGACCAAGCCGGTGTCTGATGGTGGCGATCACTGCCTCAGGGTGGTCGATCCATTCATCTTCGAAAACTTGAAGCAAGGTGATATTTTGGCGCAACGCCATCAATCGTTTTTTAGCATGATAGGCGCGATCCCGGCCGAATGCTTCGCTATGCCAGATCGCCCCACCGAATTCGACTCCAAGTCGATGTGTCGGAAAGTAATTATCAATCTGCTGCCAACAACGGCGATCGTTGTCTTTACCTTCTGGAATCAGAATGTCAACATTCCGCTCTGGTGGCATTATTTCACGTGCTAGACAGTCGGCAAAAGCGTTTTCGGCTGCACGATGATCACCGCCCGTATAATCTAGTTCGATGTTCCATCGATAGGCATACCGATGAATCAGAGACGGATCATATCCGGTTTCTGCGGCAATATCACCAGCGCGTCTGCCGGTGAAACGCCGGGCGAAATCGGTCTGGTCGATGATGCGATGTTGCGGCAGGATATGAAGCTGGGCGATATGCCCGCCGAACCGCTGTTCCATAGTCTGCTTCATTTTGTGCCGCACTACAGGTGAACAGGCGGGTGCGACACCGCCATAGCGAAGCAAGTTCGTCGCTTGGATTTTGGCTTGCACGACCGGATGCCGCGCCACATTGGATACCCCCCACGTGGCCCTTACCCCCGCTCGCATACGGACCTGATGTTCCGGTGAATGACTGATGTGGTCCACACCGTGGTTCAGTTGCGTCTTGTCGCGGATAACCGCTTTGATCTCGTCAGACGCAAACACGTTTTTGGCGCCATATCTGACGAGATTGGTGGCCTCGGCCGTCTCGCGACGACTGACCAGTGATCCGGTGTTAGGCACCCCGTAGCGGTCCAGGCAGGTATCACGGATTTTTTCTTTTACATCCGCTGCCTGTGCGGCATTGGCGACGCCTCGTTTGGCAAAGTTGGTCGCCTCCGAAGTGGCTAGGAAATGCTCCATAAAACACGGGCAGACACGGCCGTTGCCGCAAAACTTCCATCCATCCGCAATCCGCACGATCGACCGATCGCGACCGGCTGCACAGATGGCCGGACCATGCAACAACGTTGCAGCGGCACGACGAATATCGGTTTCTTCGATCTGACCCAACGCCAATTGCAATTCGGGGGTCAGCTTTGTAACCCACCCACCGCGCCACCGCAACAAATGTTGTCGCAGCACTTCCGCCAAAGGGTGGGTCATCATTACACACCTTCCAAATTATACAAGATCGACAATATTTATCGCTGGAAAGCAGGTTTTTTTGCTTTCGTCCACTAAAATGATGCCCGATCGCTAAATATCGTTGTCGATATAACGTCCGGCCTATTGAACCCAGATTTGCTTAGTCGATCACTTAGTTACGCATTATCGACTAAACAACGGTCAGGCTCATGTTTTTAAGAGAACAACTTTCATTTTCACAAGCGCAGTGCGTCATCGAAGCCGCCGACAAGGAGGGTGGAGGTAAGGACCTCTACATGAAAGGCATTTTCATTCAGGGCGGGGTCCGCAATTTCAATGAGCGGATTTATCCGGCTCGCGAAATCAAAAATGCCGTAGAAAATATCGATAAGCAACTGCGTGATGATTACAGCGTCATTGGTGAACTCGATCATCCTGAAGAACTAACGATCAATCTAGATCGCGTGTCACACGCGATCACGGAAATCTGGATGGATGGCAACAACGGCATGGGCAAGTTGAAGATTTTATCAACGCCCAAGGGCAACATCGTCAGAACGCTGATCGAATCTGGCGTCAAGCTAGGCGTTTCCAGCCGGGGGGTCGGGAATGTTGATGAGAGAGGCGAAGTTTCGGGATTTGAGATCATTACGGTCGACATAGTAGCTAGACCCAGTGCGCCGGATGCCTATCCCAAGCCAGTTTACGAATCACTGAACAGCAAACGCGGGCGGATTATCTCCGACTTGTCCGAAGCGGCGGTGCACGACCCGATGGCGATGCGGTTTCTCAAACGGGAAATCCTGCGAGCCATTACTGAATTAAAATGGAAGATTTGACCATAGGAGAAATGTTCTAATGGAGAACATCAAAAAGCTTCTGAGCGACGGCAACCTCCCCGAGGAGATTGTTAGCTCGTTGCAAGAAGCCTTCGATAAGAAGGTCGAGGAAGTCCGCGAACAGGCAGAAATGACCATTCGCGAAGATTTCGCTAGACGTTACGAACACGACAAGGAAGTGCTGGTCGAGGCGGTCGATCGCATGCTGACCGATGCCGTGCAGAAGCAAGCGGATGAGAAGGCTGCCGAAGTCGGCAAGTTTGTCGATGCCCGCAATGCCTTCCGCCGAGGCATCAAGGAAAGCAAACGCACCTATCGCGCCAAGCTCAATGAGCATGCGGTGGCCGCACGCACCGCTGTCTCGACCAAGCTAAAGGAAGAGATTCTGAAACTGCGCGAGCAGAAGAAGGTGCTCAATCGCGAGCGGCTCCGGTTTGCCGACAAGTACAATGCCGTCAAAGAATCACTGACGAACGATCACGTCAAGCGCGTGCGCAAGATCGACGAATTCGTCGTTCGGCAAGTGACCAAGGAGCTTGCTGAGTTCCAGCAGGACCAGAAGGCGTTGGTGGCCACCCGGCTCAAGCTGGTGAAGGAAGGCCGTAAGAAGCTCAACGAAACCCAGGGCCGTTTCGTCAAACAGGCCGCCTCCAAGGTGGAACGGGTCATCAATGAAACGTTGAAGACCGAAATGACCCAACTGCACGAGGACCTGGAACGCAATCGCCAGAACATGTTCGGTCGGCGCATTTTTGAAAGTGTCGCGGCGGAATTCATGACCTCGTATTTGGCAGAAGGCACCGAGATGCGCAAGCTGCAATTGGCCGTCGAAGCGCGCGACACTGAGCTTAAAGAAGCCAAGAGCACTCGTGACGCGGCGGTGAAAGACAGCCACATCGCGTTACGCAAGGCCAAGATCGCAGAGGATCGGGTGGTACGCTCGAAGACCCTTGGCGAATTACTGATCAATTTGCGTGGCGACAAGCGTCAGGTGATGGAGGGCATGCTGGAAACAGTCCGCACCGAAGCCCTGCGCGAGTCATTCAACAAGCTCTTGCCGGTGGTTCTCGATGAAACCACACGCGTGAAATCAGCGACGCCCCAAAAGCGCGTGCTGAGCGAAACGCGGATCGATAAGCCCAACGTCGTGTCCGGTGAACAACGGGGCAACCGACTAGCAGAAGCGGTGCAAGCCGAGGCCTATGACATCGATCCCGAGATCGCGCAGGTAATTAGACTTGCCGGTATTACTAGATAATTTTCAGGAGTTCAATTAATGAACAAGCTGTTTGAAACACAGTGGAAACAGACCAAGGCAGCGCTTTGCGAGGGCCGCGATCTCACCCACAATCAAGACGGGACCGCAAATCCCAACAAGCGCCAGACCATGGACACCATCCTGGAAAATACCCGGCGTGAACTACGGCTGATGGAAGCCGCGACCAATGGCGCGACGAACGCCTCATCCGTGGCGACGCTGAACCGCGTTATTCTTCCCGTTATTCGCCGTGTCATGCCCACGGTAATTGCAAATGAAATTATCGGCGTCCAGCCGATGACAGGACCAGTCGCGCAAATCCATACGCTGCGTGTGCGTTATGCCGATACTATTCCGGCAGCGGGCGGCGGAATTTCGGCTGGTGCCGAAGCATTGTCGCCGTTCAACATCGCCAATTACTACTCTGGCAATGGTTCTGTAGCCACTCCGGCTGCTGCGTCTACGACCTATCTTGAAGGCACTGGTGGAAATCGTCTGAGCATTCAGATTTTGAAAGAAGTCGTCGAAGCAAAGACCCGCAAGCTGGCGGCTCGTTGGACCTTTGAAGCGGCACAGGATGCGCAAGCACAGCAAGGGCTTGACATCGAGGCCGAGATCATGGCGGCACTAGCGCAGGAAATAACGGCCGAAATTGATCAAGAAATCATCAACTTCTTGATTGCTCTACCCGGCGCTGCTACTAGCACCTTTGCTATGTCCAATGTCACGGGAACCCCCACTTTTGTTGGAGACGTGCATGCTGCACTTGCGATCCTGGTAAACCGTCAGGCAAACCTCATCGCGGCAAGAACTCGTCGTGGCGCAGGCAACTGGTGCGTAGTATCCCCGACTGCTTTGACCATCTTGCAGTCTGCGACGACTTCCGCCTTCGCCCGTACTACTGAGGGAGTATTTGAAGCCCCAACTAATACCAAGTTCGTTGGCACTTTGAACAATGCAATGAGGGTCTACGTCAATCAATACGCTGCCGATAATACCCCGGTGCTAATTGGTTACAAAGGCAACGATATCGATGCGGCAGCGTTCTATTGCCCATATGTACCATTGACGAGTTCCGGCGTGGTGATTGATCCCCAAACGTTCGAACCAGTCGTTAGCTTTATGACACGTTATGGTTTCATTGCTTTAACGAACACAGCCTCCAGCCTTGGCAACGCGGCTGACTATGTTGGACTCGTTGCAATAGACACATCGAGCTTGACCTTTATTTGATTTCTTTCGTAACTAAAGCCTCTAAAAACCGGCCTCGATGGCCGGTTTTTTAATGTTCGGTGGCATTCTCGCCTCATCTCGCCCGGCTACGATCCAGCCACGAACACGGTTCACAGCTTCCATGGGGATTTCTGGCACGGCAACCCAGCGCAGTTCGCCCCGACGATTTCGTGACGAACTGGTGCGGCAACTTGGCTATAATCTTATCGTCATGTGGGAGACCGACTGGAAACCCGAGTATAGGCGCCGTAGGGTAAGATTAGTGAAATAGCTTAGTGACATGCCATTGAACACGCGATAATTGGTCGCATCAACCATCTGACTGGTGAACCTATGCTCGAACGTTTAAATCAACTGATCGCAAAAGCGGGCCTTAAACAATGGTCATTCGCACTTCGCAGAGACCATGAGTTCCTCGACTGGATCGATGCTCAAACTACGGATATGCCCTCTGACACGTCATTCCCGATCCGCGTGTTTTCGGCCGTGCACAATGAACGTCCCCTGTGTCCGCAAGGTCGGCAACGGACCTTGAAATCGATTGTTGATGGCTGGAGATTCTGTGGGAAGACCGGCCAGTGCGCTTGCGCCAGGGAATCGGTATCAGCCAATGTCAGTAAAACCAAATCGCTGGACACCGAAGAAGAAAGATTAGCCACTCAGCAAAAACGCGAACAAACGAATTTAGGGCGCTATGGTCACGTCAATACTGGTCAGACCGAGACGGCCAAAACTGCCCATGCCGCGTTCTACTCGAACCAAGACAACATCAAGGCCCAGCTTCGGAAGCAGGTCGCCACCATGCAACAGAGATACGGCGTTACCAACCCCGCCCATCTGCGTGCGGTCGGCGAGCAGAAACAGATGACCATGCGAGTTCGCCATGGCGTCAGCAATCCGATGCAAAGTAAATCAATCGCCGTCCGATCGATTGCGACCCGCTTGGCAAACGGCTACGCCGAGTCCTATTATCGGAGAAACTACGATCGGATGAAGACGCGACTGATGGAGGATTGTAAGCTAATCCTGCTCACATCATTCGAAAATTATACCGGAGTGGCCGGAGCGCCGCTGGTGTCATTAAGTTGCCCGACCTGCGCACGAAACATCGAATGGCGAATCGATTATGGTCATCAGCCGCGCTGCGCGGCATGCAATCCTCGTCCAATCAACTACAAATCCAAAGAGGAAATCGAAGTTTATAATTACATCTGTTCCGATTTAGGGATCGCCAGAGTCATCTCCGGCGATCGCAGACTCATCGGCCCCTACGAGATCGATATTCTCAGCGAGGAACACAAATTAGCCATTGAATATTGCGGTCTCTACTGGCACAGCGAGAGTCAACGAATCAATCGGAACTATCATCTCAAAAAACACAATGCGGTGGAAAAACAGGGCTATCGTCTTCTTACGTTGTTCAGTGACGAATGGTTAGATCACTCTGAAATCGTCAAGAGCAAAATCGGCCATCTGTTTGGCTGTACTCCGGACCGTCGCTTTGCCCGCAGCCTTCAGGTTGCCGAAATCAACAATAAGGAAGCTGCGTGTTTCTACACAATCGCCCACATTCAAGGGCCGGTTGACGCCACCAAGCACCTCGCACTTACTGACCGTGGCAAGATTGTTTGCGCAATGTCATTCATCAATGCCAGAGAAAGTCGCGGTCTGATGTCTGGGGCATCTGAATTGGTTCGCTATGCTTCCCTGCCTTTTATCACCGTGGTTGGCGGCGCCTCACGGTTATTCGCCCATTTCATCAAAGATCACTCGCCGATCGCGGTTATCAGCTATGCAGATCGACGATGGAGCGACGGCGGCCTGTATCGAAAACTGGGATTTACGTTGGAGCACACCACAGCGCCAGATTATAGCTATGTCGAGAATCATCGATATCGCCATTTCCGTTTCGGCTTCCGCAAGGATGTCTTGAAAAGTGTTCTGGGCGACTTTGACGATACCGAATGGGAGGTGATGCGCGCTCTTGATTACGATCGCATCTGGGACTGCGGCAAATACCGCTTTGTCTGGTCATAGTTGGCCCTCACGATTGATAATATAGCTTAGGAGGATTTGTAATGAATCACGATATGACTGACCAAGAGCGGATGATGGAAGAGGCTGAAACCCGCAGTATGCGTGCGGGATCAATCCTGTACCATAGTGCGGTGTTACACGCATTCGAGGCGGAGGATCAGGAAGGGGCGTGGTGCGAGGATATCTTGTTTAGCCTGTGGTGGGACCTCACCCGCCACGTGCGCACCAAGAAGGGCTTCACCCAGGAGGATATGCATCGGATCGTCGATCATATCATGAAGCCGGAGGGTGACACCGACGCTGCCATCGAAGCCCGGCGCGACGGCCGGGTGGTCAGCATCGCCCAGTTCAAGGCACCGAAGAAGGCGAACCAAAAACCAAACTAACCCACGCCGAGCCTTGGAGAAGCAACCTTCTCCAAGGCGATAATCGATTTAGAACCGCAGACGACGAACGCCCGAGCGCGGCGCCACCATGTGCCACAACAGCGCGATGAGAATGCCAAAAATAATCACAAACACCAAAGACTTGATTGCGTGAAACACGAGGAACACGCAGGTGATGATGATCAGACCGATGAGAAACAATCGAAGCACGGTAATTTCCTTTGTTAGAGACGCCTAGGTATATGGGCGGTCGCGAAGACATTTCCACCAAGTCATCGCCCCATCGTTGATATTGACAAGTCCTCATGATTATGACGTGGCTTGACGCGCGCAAATTTCGGAGTACAAGGCGAATTACGCCCTTCGTCCAGCCCCGGAGTTAAGAGCATGATACGGACCCCCAGCCCTCATCGGTCTCGCAGCGTTGCCGCACGTGCCCATGATCCTGCCCCGACCACGCCGTTTGAAATCGCGGGTAGTTTGCCACGGTTGCAGCGAAATGCGCGTTACTTATTGGCTCGTCTGAATGAGAATTTCACCGATAAACCGATTTTCACCCGTGAGGATTGCCTGCACGTGGCGTTTTCCGAGGTGGCAACGATAACGCGGTATGCCTACATCCGAGAAACCTTGCGCTACCTGATCGACGAGACCGCCCAGGTGGTGGAGATCAGCAGCACCGAACTGACGCTACAAGCCAATCATCAACGCGCGGTGCGCCAGCAAGGTCTCAGTTATCTGGCGACCGTTGCTCGTTTGATCCGGGAGCGATTTGCCGAGCAGCCCTTTACTATCACGGACCTGATCGACGCCTGGACCTCGGACCAACTCTTGACACGGAACGGCAAACGTGTGGCAATCCGGGGTTGTCTCGCTCAACTGATTAAGGAGAAGCAGGTGGAAAGGCGTGAGGATTACACCTACGTGGCGAAAATACCCACGATGAAAGCGGCGGCGAAGGCGAACGCCAGGGTAAAGGTGTCTGGATGAGTGATTTAAATGATTTTCCAACCGATCATATCATGGTCATACGCATTCCAGCAATTGCCGATCTCGGTGTGGTTCACCAGGGCGACCACCTCATAATCATCCCTGGGCGAGGCGTGGTGGCAGTGGACACCCGCCGGGACCCAGCGGAGGCTGTTTGGCGCGCAGCCCCCGTGATGCCCCCGGCAGACGCAATTAAGACCGAGCCCGCCAGCGTTTCGCAGAAGCTGACGACCATTACCCTGGATCGTGTGCGTGCCGTGTTCCAGGAACATGGTCCATCAACCACGCTTCAAGTGGGCGATGCGTTGCGGATTGATCGGCAAAACAGGCCGTCGCGCGACCGGGTAAAGCGAGTGGTGCGGATTCTCCGCGACAAAGGCGTTATCATCAACGATGGCAAGCCACGGCGCAATCATACCCGGTATAAAATGGCGGCCGACGCTCAATCAAAGCCGCACGATGCGGGGCCGCTCAAGAAGGAAACAGCCGAGGCATAATACCGATCGCAGCGTTCAATGTTGCCATGCTCAAGCGCAGCATTGATCGCTGCGGTGGCCCGATCCGCCGGAAGTTGGTATTTGTGCATCAGCAGATTGCGAACTTCGATGACTGACGATCCTTGACCGAGCAAGAAACAGCAGCGGATTACCTTATAGTCGTCGTCGCTTTGTATTGCGAACATATTTAATTTCCATCACCTGTGTAAACAGAACCGGCCCAAGCCAGCTTAAAGTGCACGATCGCGGCGATATCCCACACGCGCAGGCTCCAGAATGTCTCGGTCAAAATATATGACCAGATGCCGTCTGGACATCGTTCGCAATCATAGGGGTCATGACGCATCAAGGTCAAATCGTTTTGCCGCGTTTCACAGATCAATTTGCGCGGATACCATCGCGTCGGGGAACCGATTGAGATCAGGCACCAGGGCAGCATTTCACGGGTGAAGCTGTTGGTTGGATCATTGACGCTCGGCCGCTTGATCGGCAGCCATGCCACGCGTCGCCCAATCAGCAACAACCCATCGCTATCGAGCGTCACGAGCCGCTCGTGTGGACTTGATCGTAAACGATTCACCACAACCACAGAGACGGTGTTCGGCATGCTGGAACTGAAAACCGGGCGTCAGCCCATCGCCCAGGTAGTCGATGGTCAGGTCCTTCATCCAGCGCTGGGCGCTGGGTTCGATGATCAGGATACCGTTGTCGAGCAGCACATGATCGATTGAGCCGGTGCCGCTAAAGTTCAAGGAAAACTTGTTACCGCCGCAGCCTTTGTTAGCGACGCCAAGAAAAAGTCTGTCGCTTTTATTGCGATTCAGTAGATCAATCAATCGATTGCGCGCAGTTTCGGTAATCGTAAGTTCTTGCATGCAATTATTTAGTTGCGCGGTTTCGACCAGATCAACTAAAGCTGCGTTGTCACCAACCGAAGCGGATCAAAATGAACGCTCCTATTACTGAACTTCATACAAATGCGCAGATTTTGGGTTACATCGAATCCCGTTACTTCAGCGGATTTAAAATCATCGCGACGGACACCCATCTGCAATTGACCAGCGACGATTCCACCGTGCAGTCGCTGCTCAGCAATGCCAAAATCATCAAGGAGATCGAGGTCGAAGAACCCATCAAGCTTGACGTGCAGCTTTTGCTGCATCGGCGCATGGTGCTGAAAAAAGCGATGCGCGACCTGCGCCTGGAACACGAGGTTGAGGCCTGTGATCTGATCGAAGCGATCACCATGATCAATGCCTTTAGTGATCCCAGCATCAAGACGCGGATCGATGCTGGCTATATCATGTATAGTGATTTGCCGGTGCTGCTGGCGCGCGGTGCGCCGGTCGTCTGTGAGATATCCATGGGTCTGTTGGCGGGTCAGGTGGAAAGCTGCGCTGAGCAGACCTCGTTTTTCGGGTCCCTCTACGCGATCGCCTTGTCGATCGTGGTGCCGACCGCGCATGGCAGTGCTGTCGGCAAGTATATCTACAAGCTGCCGCAGTTCGATGGGCGGATCGCGATCGATAAACTGGGCATTCGTCCGCTGGACCGTGAAACGCGTGAGGTGCTGACGGCGCGTGGGCGCATGTTCCGTGACTTCACGCAACGGCCGACGCCTGCCAATTACGCCGGGGCATTGACCATCCCGAACTGGATGCGTGATCGGCAGATGCATGCCGATGGCCGGGTGATGATCGATGGCGGCAGTTTCGCGCAGATCGATCCCGACACGTACCAGGAGATGATGAACAGCTTTCGCTTGGATGAGGATTTGGCGGGCGTGGTGTTGGATGCCGATCTGTGGCGCTGCTATCCGCAGGTGCAGGCATTCTCGATGCGCCTGAAACGCTGGGGCTGGATATCGGTAGACGGGTTGTCGCCGATCATCTGGCGCGAGGACGCCTTCGATCATCTGGTCCTGGCACCCGAGCATAAACAGGTGCTGTTGGATTTGGTCACCCATTACGATGCCACGTCGGGGGATTTCATCGACGACAAATCGCGCGGTCTGATCTTTTTGCTGCATGGGAAAAGTGGCACGGGCAAAACGCTCACGGTCGAGGCGGTCGCGGAGGTGCTGCATCGGATGATCTACTCGGTGAGTATTGGCGAGTTGGGCACCAATCCCAATGACCTGGAAGACCGGCTGCGGTCGATCCTCGATCTGGCGCAGCATTGGAACGCGGTCTTGAAGCTGGACGAAGCCGATATTTTCATGGAAGCGCGCGATACCAGCAACATCGAACGCAACGCGATGGTGAGCATCTTCCTCCGTCAGTTAGAGTATTTTTCCGGGGTGATGTTTCTCACCACCAATCGGGTGCAGAGCTTTGACCCAGCGTTCTTCTCGCGGATTTCGCTGCCGATCAGCTATCCCGATATGACCGAGGCGTTGCGCGCCCAGGTCTGGCACAGCGTTCTGCTAGGAGCGGGCATCGATCCTCGGGCGTTCAACATCAAGCGGTTGTCGGGTCACGAAGTGAATGGCCGAAACATCACCTCGGCTGTGCGCCAAGCGCAGACTTTGGCCCTGGCGGCTAAGCGCACCATTTGCCAAGATGATATCGAGCGGTCGTTGCGAATGATGGAGGAGTTCACCGCCATGATTAATGGCTGATAGCAGCCTCTAGGAAGGCGCTACGGGCGGGCGGAGCCAGATTGCGTAGTCCTCCCGCCCGCTGGCTGACAGGCCGCTGGCGGGGCCTCTGAGGGCCGTAGCGAGGGTGGCAAAAAATGCCCCGGAATCGCATCGGTTTCCTCGCAAGTCGTCGATGCCATCACTAAATACCGGCGGAGGGAGTCCAGGTTTGATGTTAGGCTATGAAGATTGTTCGTTTTCCCGGCAGCACTAATCTGCCGACCGATCCAGTACTCGACCCTAATCGACGGTTGTCGATTGGTCCGGTCGCCTTCACCTGTACCGCTTGCGGCGACACCAACACTGCCAATTTCACCAATATGGTTTTTCGCAGCCTGGAATTTTACTGCCTAAGCTGCGGCTCTCCTTTCCGCATCGTCAACCCGGCGTTTGGAGGTTGCCGGTCAAAACACTGACCATTTGAGTTGTGTCATTAGCAAGGAAACTGCGATGTTTTTACAAGTTGCCGAGTTTCATGCCGCCTTCGGATTGCCGCATGCGGACCATCCGCTGTTACCTGACCGTAAACAACGCGAACTGCGCAAGCGTCTCCTGATCGAGGAGGTGCAAGAGTTGATCATGGGGTTGCGCGCAGACGATCGCCTGAACATCGCCAAAGAACTGGCCGATGTATGCTACATTCTGGCCGGGACCGGCGTGGTCTATGGGATTGCACCAACCACCCCCTTCGCCTCACCGTTCGATAATTGCTCGCAAATGGCGGTGTTTATTCACACGCCGCTCGACGATATCATCATGGCCTATCTGGAGGATTACTTGCGCGCCGAGGCGCGGGACAATCTGGATGAGATTTGGACCAGCATCAATTTCATGCTGTGGGCGATGTTCGGCCTCGCCTTGCATCTGGCGATCCCGCTGAATGCCGTCTTTGCCGAAGTGCATCGCAGCAATATGACCAAGCTGATCGATGCGGACCAGCAGCTTATGCGGACCGACGGCAAGATTCTCAAGGGTCCGAACTACCAACCGCCCAGCCTGAGCGAGATCATGCATGGGTGACACCACATTGTTTTCTGCGAAATTGCTATCCGACGAACAGATGTTTAC